CAGCCATCCATGGTCGATGTTAAATCGAAATTGTGCGAATTTAATAATTGCAATACACAAGTAAAATATGGAAAACCTGGCAATCCTAAATCGCATTGTGCAACGCATCGATTGCCAGGTATGATTCGAAGACCAAATGGTAAGTGCAAAATATTATCTTGCGGACAACCTGCTATTTATGGGACAAATTATATTCCAACACATTGTGAAAATCATAAACTAGATGACCAGCAAAATTACGTTGAAAAAGAATGTAAATCATGTAATTTAACCATGATTCTTAATACAAATGATTTATGTGAATATTGCGATCCCACTAAATTTAAAACAGCACGACTTGCAAAACAAAATAGTGTATTAGAATATCTAAATATAAAAGGGTTGCATGGGTCAAGTACCGATAAAATTATAGATGGAGGTGTATGTGGAAAAGAAAGACCGGACCGTGTTTATGATTTTGCCGATAAAATTATTATTTTTGAATGTGATGAACATCAACATAGAGATCGTGCATGTGAATGTGAACAAACTCGTATGGTAAATATTGGTCAAATGTTTGGCGGAACCCCCGTTTATTTTATTCGATGGAATCCAGATGATTACACACCATCAAATGCAAATAAACAACCAGAATCTATTAACAAAAGATATAAACTGGTAGGAGAATTAATTGAGGCGATTAAAAACAATAGATATGAACTTCCTAAAGCACTTGTATCTGCTATATATCTTTATTATGATGATTGGGATAGTCTAAATACCGCTACTTGGAATGTTATTACAAATTTTACACCACGAGCGCTCTAGACGCAGATCTTCGCACATATGCGACGAGCTCCGTCAGAGCTGGGGCGTTTTGCGGGTATTTGACGATCGTTCGGTCCAAGAACGCGGTGCGCTTCTGAATATACTCTTCAACTGGCAAAAACGAATACTCATAGGCGATTCCTTTTTCCCAGTCCAAGAGATCTTCTAGAGGGCGTGTTACAATATCCATATCCATCTCACAAAAGAGCGCAGAAAAGGGCGATGCGGGGGCGTGCTGCTGCGTGTCCAAAATACAATACGAGATTTCAAAAATGTCTGGCGTCAACTGCCTCGCACAGTCCAGGAAAAATTCAGCAGATTGGAGCTCATTGTCTGTGCGCTGCGGGTCGTACACGAGGTCGTGGAAAAGGGCTATCAGCAACAGCATTTCTCGGCGTTTTGTCGTGAGGTTCTGATGACGCTGAATTTGCCGAACAAGATCGTCAAGATGGGCGGTCGTGTGGAATGCACGGTGGGGCGCGTTCCATAGACGCAAGAGCGTGGTCGCCTTGCAGTCAATTTGCCACTTGTCAAGAAGTGGCTGGAAATCATACATGCGTCTGACGAGTGGTTGTTGTGGGGTTTTAGTACCTAGTCTGGAATGCAGCATATACGACGTCTTATAAAACGCATAGTAATAGCACAGAAGAAAAAACAATCTGGTTTATACACTTCTGCTTCGGGAGGATAATATTCACCTGGTTCTGAATAAAGCCCTTCGCAGCTTTTGCCATCAGTTGTATATTTGAACCAGATGACTTTATGGTAGTATTTTTTATCATAAATATCTATATATTTTTTAGCAAAACAACCAAAAAGTGTATAGAACCAGTCTTTGCGACCGTCTGGGCACGTTGAATATTCAGTCGGCTTATCTGACATTGATATATAAGATGCAGAAATGTTTATGCCTTCTGCGTCTGGAATCATTCTTCCCGATTTAACGAATTCGTGAATATTCGTGAATATTCGTGAATGAAATTTATATGCACACACGGTATAGAACAATATGACGACCTACACCTGCGAAACTTGTCTGAAGACTTTTTCTCAAAAGGGTCATTGGGAAGACCATCAGAAGCGCAAACGCCCTTGTAAAAAGGATATTAGAATTGAAGCGCTCGTAGAAAAAAAGGTTCACGAAGCATTGGCGCGAATGCAAGATGGGCAGGCTATGCATGTAAAAATTGATCCCATACCATCGCAACCTTTACAGTCAAACCGAATGGACTATTCAACTAAATCTCGTGAAGATTTGATCGCCGTGTGCAAAGAAAAGGGGATCAAGGGATATAGCGGCAAGAAGAAGGGGGATATTCTTAAACTGCTGTCAGATTCCAACCCTTCACCGCTGCTAGATGAACCGATTAAACAGTCCCCTGATGTGCTGCGACAGGAGGTTATTCACGGAGATGCCCTCACAATTCTTCCAACCCTCGCAGAAAATTCAGCACAAATCATCATTGCAGACCCCCCATACAATATCGGCAAAGACTTTGGCAACGACAGCGATAAACAGCCGATGGACGAGTATTTGAAATGGTCCGAGAAGTGGATCAAAGAGTGTATTAGAATTCTGAAACCCAACGGCACAATGTTCATCTATGGATTCAGCGAAATTCTCGCACTGATCCTGTCCAAGGTCCCCTACGATATTAATCGCCGCTGGATCATCTGGCACTACACCAATAAGAATGTGGCGTCTCTCAACTTTTGGCAGCGCTCCCACGAAAGTATCCTGGTCTTGTGGAAAAATGACAAGGTGTTTCACCGCGACGATATCCGCGAAGCATACACCGAAGGGTTTCTAAACGGCGCGGCTGGAAAAGAACGGACGGCTACAAAAGGGCGCTTCTCCAAGGGCGACAAGAAAACCACATACACAGCGCATCCCAACGGCGCCCTACCTCGCGACGTGATCAAAATTCCCGCCCTCGCGGGCGGGGCTGGAATGAAAGAGCGCGTGAATCATCCAACGCAGAAACCGATGGCGCTTTGCGAAAAACTGCTTCGCTCCTGCAAACAGCCTAGCAGCGAGGGCTACGTTCTTGTCCCATTTGCGGGTTCTGGAAGCGAGTGCCTAGCCTCAAAAAATCTCGGACTGCCATTTGTCGGCATTGAGCTGAACGAAGAATATGTGAAACTGATTAAGGAACGGTTGGGACATCTGAACTCTACGTCTGAATAAACGTGTCCAAGTCGGCAATGGTTTTAATGGGCGTTAGATAAGGGAGAATGGCATTTTTGTTTACCCAGTAGCCCTGCTTTCCCTGAGATGTGACAATAGCCTTCTCTCGTAGCTCCCCCATGAGGAGAGACTTTTTGATGCCCCACACTTTCCATCCCTGAAAGTCAAGAAGCGCAAGAAGGGCGTATTCGTAATCGTGGTCTGGCTCAAGATGCTGCCACTTGCAATCGTCTTTTCCACCCCAGAAGCGGGCGGCTTTGATCTCAATCTTCTTGCCATTTTTAACGCCGTCGTTTTGGGTGGAAGATCTAGGACCAAGGCTGAAAATTTCAGCAATCATTTTCTCGGATTGCGTCCCAAATGGCTTTGATTCCAGTCGCACCAGCTGAAGAACTTCTTCACAACTATTCATCTTTGTATAGTATTTGATTTGGGTTTCCTTATCGGCAATCTCCATGTACGTTTTCGTATTCTTCCAATGGGCGGCTGCGAGAATGTCTGACTCCATTGTATTGCTGGCTGGGTGTGGGTACTTTATGATGCGGGTTGAGGCGTGGGGTCAATTTTTTTCATGGGGCGCGCTCGGCGGCGCGGGTCTAAAATCGTCGCGCAGAATAGAAGGTAGGTTAAAACATGAGCGACTCTGATTCGGATTCCTTTGGAGTCATTACACGCAAGGGGCGGATGTATAGAAAGAGAAATCACGATAAGGAAAATTATTCTAAAATGGTTAAATATTACAATGATCCTGAAAAACGAGAAAAACTAAAAGAACGCATCAAAAGCTATAAAGATGCTAAAAAAGCAATAGAAGAAAAGATTGCAAAGCTGGAACAATATCTGGTTGCGTTTGAAACGCCAACCGAAACGCGCCCCGATTCCGGATAATTTTTCCGGTCACCCCGGTAGAAAGATGACTGCCCCCTTAAAATACGAAACCGCCCAGATGTTTTCTAAGCGTGGTTTGGGATTTTTGTGGGGTAAACGCGATGAACTGGATCCAGGGCAAGTATCAATTTTGCAGACCATATATAACAGCCGTAAAAAAGGGTCTATAACAGGATATCAAGACATTATCTATAAATATAGCAAGAGCAACGCTGGAAAACTTGGGTATGGGCGACTTTATGGGCAGAAGGGGTCCCTTGAAACATTAGAGAAGGAGATTCGTGGTACTTTATGCAAAGACTACTATTATGATCTTGATTTTGTAAATTGCCACCCTGTGCTTTTAGTGCAATTCGCCAGAAATATGTATAATAAAGAACTCCCAGAAGTTGAAACCTACGTGAGGGATAGAGATGCCTATTTGGCGCGCATCGGTCCCAATCGCGACGACAGTAAAAATGAAATCTTTCGTATATTCTATGGAGGGCGCAATACATTACCTTTCCTTGAACCTCTTGCGAGAGAGGTCCGCGAATTTACGAAATTTTTGATAAAATCCGGTGAATTTGCCGACTTGTATGATACTGTAAAACACGAGGATAATATCTATGGCACATATTTATCGTATATTCTACAAACTAAAGAGCGTATATGCATGTTAGTATTGAAGGACATCCTTGAAAAAAAAGGGTACAAAGTTGATGTTCTTGCATATGATGGAGTCATGGTTCGTAAAGAACCTGGCGTTCTTATCAGTGATGAAATCCTTGCAGATATACAAGAACAGATATATGGTAAAACTGGATTCCGCTTGCAAGTGGTCGTAAAGCCGTTTAGTTCATATCCCATTGAAGAGGATGCTGGTGAAATATGTCCCAAAGTGAGTAAACGCGAGTATACGGAGAAAAGGGCGTCTTTTGAGGAAAAATACTTTTACTACGTGGAGAAGAATGCCATCGCAGAAATACAGGGGGATAAATCCTTGAAATTTTACACAATACCCCACGCAGAAATTTACTTGAATAGTTGGGATTTTATCCATGGTACCTTCACAGATAGAACATCATTTCTATACTTGTGGCTAAAAGACCCAGGGCGCAGGGTTGTGAAGACCATTACTATGAAACCTTCTGATGATCCATTTGCATACGTCCAGCCTATTGCATTTGCTTACGCAGGGGTGGCAGATGTAGAAAACAAAGGGGTATACTTGGATCTGTGGAATACTCTCGTGACGGCGGTGAGCGGAGGCGACACTGAGAAACGAGCGTACCTGGAAAAATGGTTGGCGCATTGCATACAGAAGCCATTTGATCTTCAAGGGACTGCATTGGTTGTAACTGGCGACAAAGGAGTTGGTAAAGACACCCTATTTGACTTCTTTTCAGTCTACGTGTTGGGAGACATCTATTGTCAAAACTACACCAGCACTCAACAGTTTTGGGACAAGTACGATACGGGGCGCATGAATAAGCTGTTCGTGAAACTTGAGGAGGCTGTTGGAGCGTTGAACAGACAGAATGACAGCGCCTTCAAAGCGCGCATCACATCCATGCATCAGACATTCAATCCCAAAGGAATTGGCGCATTTACGTGCGAAAATTTCAATCGGTATGTTCTAACAACGAATGAAAGTAACCCTGTGAAGATTGAAGACAATGATAGGCGGTTTGTCCTGATGACGGCGAGCAGGGAGCTACAGGGGAATCATACTTTTTGGAAAGATGTTCGCGAGAAGCTATTTACAGCCGAAGGGGGTTGGGTAGTGGGGACGCATCTGATGGAGATGGATTTGAAGGAGTTCAACCCGCGCATTTTGCCGTTTGATGAATACAAAGAGGCGATTGCAAACGCCGAGAAATCCAGCGAGCAGCTTTTTATAGAGTCGTGGGACGGGGCTGAAGTGGGAGCAACCGAACTCTATAGATTATACGTATGTTTTTGCGCTGAAAAACAGTTGCCCTACTGCAACTCAGCGAAGTCGTTTGGGATGCGATTGTTGGTATTTATTAGGGATAAGAAGATTTTTAAGAAACGCCATATGACAGATGGAATCATTTATAGTAAGGTGGCATGAAGACCTTGTCGGCTACCATGAAGACTATATGAAGACCTAAAATATGTAAATTTAGAAAAAATACATATTTTAGTCCGAAAAAAGGGGTTCATGAAGACTATGAAGACTATGAAAACCTCGTTGTCCTTTAATTTTATAGGGGTACAAAAAAGTCCGCTATTTTTTACCGGACTTTTTTTAGTGTTTACTTTCCTGACTTACTTTTTAGTCTTCATAGTCTTCATAGTCTTCATGGATCTTTTTTCTCGGACTATTTAAAAACATTTCTCAGTTTTTTCAGTTTTTAAGGTCTTCATGAAGTCTTCATGACGACTGATTAGGTCTTCATGGACCCCCCTACACATCAACCACCATTAATGCTATGTAATTTCTCTTAAATGGTGTATTTCTTCCGCGATGCCCATCATGATGATCTTTATGAATTGAATATATTCTAATTTGTTGTGCAATAAAAATAGTAGTGAGTTGTTTAAATAGGTCTATATTTTTATTATGTTGATAATCTTCATAGACATTTATTACAAATAATCGTTTTGTCTTATTTGCATATGTATAAAAGTTTTTTCCTGTTATAAAATATTGTCCCATAAATGTGGCATTTCTAAAATATTTACTGATTAAATTATGTTGATAATTACTATTATTGAGTTTATGATTATTTTCAACAATATCAAAAAATAATTTATCATTTGTTTTTGGAACAATCCCCCTAAGTGCACGTTCTTGAAGTGTATCCCAATTTTGAGTTTCTGAAATTCCTACTAGATTGTGTATATACCTATTAACTTCATCATATGATTTATTTAATAAATCAATGTTGGTGACTTCTATCATTCTAATATAATTAAAATTTATTGTTTAAATTCAAATTTATCAAGACCTAATTTCAAACCAGCCCCAGCCACTTGAATTTCTCGTCCAGCGCTTAAACATACATTTATTACACGATATTAATATGGATAATCTTTCTAAAGATAATGTAGCCAAAATTAAAAGAAATATTGCAAATATGGTGCGAAAAGATTTAGATAAATATGGGCGAAAGGGCGATTTTACATACGAGGATTTTATTGAAAAGGTTAATAAACAGGGTAATAAATGTTATGTGTGTTTACAGGAGTTTAAATATGATGGTGGTAAATGGTGTCACTATTTTCCAAGTGCAGACAGAATTTATAATTATTCTCCGCACGATAAGAATAATATTGCAATCGCATGTACATTTTGCAATATCAGAATGTTTAATCAGTTTCAAAATAAAAAATGTGGATTATGTGAAGGATTAAATCATATATATGAGGGCAAAATTATAACTAAGAGTGAGTTATTTAGACATCTTGGAAATGTTAATTGGCGCATAAAAGAATATATCAATGGAATGAGCGAACCTAAACCTGGCATTTCTATACTTTTAGAATCAATGTCTAGCAATTATACTATCCGAAAGGGGGAACTTGAAAGATTAATTGATACACAAAAAATGATTTACACATTTCGTAATTTTATGTATTCGCTCAATAAGGATATACGGTATAATTATTTTATAATTACACGCGATTATCTTGAAAATGAATATAATCACAATACTATCATTCATGATGCGGAAAAAGATCGGCTTAAATTACTATTAGATCACTGGCAATGGGATACATTTGTATCACAATCCACAGCATGGTGGTCTGAATTAACAACTAAATATGCACTATGTGCAACTTTAAGATTAACTCTTGATTTATGGACACATGAGCTGAAAGTGTATACATCCGCTTCTGATTGTGAATCTATTGGTCTGCGTTAAACCAGTCCCAGCCACTTGAATTTCTCGTCCAGCGCCAAACAAAATCCGAGCTCAACCGCCTTTTGTTCCATCTTTGTCCTCTGTGGAACAGCCTTCAAATGCGCTACATCGTTCGTATTCAGCTCGCGGGCTTTCTTGATAAACTCCTCCACGGACTTGCCCTCTTCAAACCGCATCTTAAGAATGGCTTCACGAAGTTTTTCAGCGGACATGTAGGGTCTGTGCGCCCCTGCGGGGCGAATGAGGCGGATCTTCCCTGCATTGAATTCATTTTCCATCGCCTTGACGAACGTATTTGCGAGAAGATTCGGATCATGTTTCCATTCTACCGCCCTCGTCATATTTAGAATCCGAAAGTAGTCAATCGCCTCCGATTCTGTCTGACAATCCTTCTCAATCACGATACAGTCAAAATTCTCCTGCTCTGGAGTTTGATGAAAGGCGTCTCTCAGAATAGACACGCGGTGTTGTCCATCAATAATGAAGCTTCTTCGTTCTTGATGACCATCTTCTTCAACAGGGTACGTAATAATATGGTACGGTTTCAGCTCCAGGGGTCTCACCGAGCCCTTGAGCGACTCTTGAATTTGTCTCTTGTGGTCTTCACACAAGAGACGATTTCCTTTCCAAATGGGGATGCGAATAAGATCTTTGGCTGCCATCTTGCGCATGATAGATTTATCATAAAAGATGTGAAGATTGGCTCTGGATTGTGAAGGTGGCGGAGGCGGTCTGACGGTCGCCATTTGCTGCGGTTGCTGTGTTTGCTTTAAAGATTGCTAGAATTAAATGTCAATTTTACGTATCAAGGAAGATCAAAAATGATCTCCACGAGACCCGTGGGTCGTTGCTTGACGACCGAGATTTCATCGCGCGCCCAGTAGCCGACCAGCCTATGGTCTACAGGATAGTCACCCTCGGTGCGCCCATACCCCTCCGCAGTCAGGAGCGGCAGAGGGCGAAGATTCGTGTATTTTTCACAGCGCTCTTTGCTCACAAATTGCCCCTTGGTGTGGTTTACGATAAATCCATAATAGGTCGTGTCAGATTCTTCTGGGACAATCTCATCGTCGGCTGTGCAGAGGGCGTATAGATTGTCGTCAAGGGTCGGCTCATTCTCCGCATAGTCGCCAGCCCACACGAGGCGATATTTCTTTCCGCTGGCTTGGGGCGTCAGAAGCATCTCAATGGCGCTCACAAACGGCGCAGACCGAGCGTGCGTCATAAGTTTGCTGTCGCATCCATAGTTTTCTGGACGAACCCACGCATGAACGGTCTCAGGCTGTCCTTTCGCAGGTTTCGGTCCAAGCAGAATAGGTCGGTAATACTGGGGCATTTCTGGTTATAAACGTAACAAGTGGTTTAGGCTATAATTGACGCTGGAGAGGTCGGTCTACAGAATATGCACATTCTCTTGAATGACGTGCCCTAGTTGCCTCCTCGCATCATCTGAACAAATATCCTTGACGGACTGAAAAAATGTAACGACATTCAATATGCGTGACCTATCTATTTGCGGTAGAAATGTTGGCAGCATATAGAACAATTTTGTTATATCGTATTTGAAATTTTGATAGTCCATCGGCGCGCCAATGCCAACCGTGCTCTTCTCAAAGTCGCTAATCCACGTGCGCACACCATTCAAGGGCGCAACTATATCCCCTGAAAAAGTCATAGAGGGCTGCGTCGTTGCTTTGAGGAGAATATTGGCTGCGTGAAAGTCATTATGAATAAATTGTTTCTGTTTATATGCATCAATATAACATAAACATGCGACATATAGGCACGATCGTAGCGTTGCAACATTTTCAGGAGTCCAAGAGGCTGCTGGTGCCAGTGCTGGTGCAGCAATGGTCCCCAATGGAAAATAGGGCATTACAATCACCTTCATTGAGGACCCAGGACCTTTGCAGATCGTTGTTCGTTTTCCTTTGAAAAATTCTCGGAAATCGTCATTGCATGTAAAGAAGCAATAGAATTTTACAAACCCTTTTAATCTCTTTACATATTGTGCAGCTGCGTATTCATTGTCCATATCTTGCGAGTCGCCGATTTTTACAATTACCGCAGCATCCTTCATAGTTCCTTGAAGAAGCTGTGATTTCTGAATATCAATGTCACGAATGTCACGCGCTTTTTTGATTTCATTTGCAATTCGTATCCACTCTGGCGAACACGTGTCAACATAATATTTTGCACTATTTGGATTTCGTGAAAGTCCGCCGAGCTGTTTTGGGAGCCGTTTCATTTTGGCGGGTATGGGGGTCTCAATCTAGAAGAGGTTAAGTGTTTAAACACCGCATGTTCTAAAAGCTCTAGAACATGGACAGCGTGACGCTTTTTCGCCTTCAAAAGCCGAAAACGTGGCGATTCTTGCCCTTGTATGAAAAGATCCAGTATTACAAGGATCAGCTCAACGAGGAGTATGTGCCCTATGTGGATAAGATTGAAGCGAAACGTATCGTCAAGGAGGTTCTCGGCGACATGATCCACGTCGCGCCCCTCGTGCGCATCTTAGAATCTCCTGACGACGTTTCTGTGGATGATATCTGCGGCAATCATTTGCTGAAAGCGTCTCACGGCTGTGGCTGGAATATTGATTTGGCAGAGGCGGAGGCAGGTCTCACTGTTGAGTCTATACGCAAATCTCTTCACGCGTGGAACAAGCCCTACCACGCACAGTATGAACCCCACTACAGCTGGGTGCCGCCGCGTTTCTTCATAGAGGAAAAAGTGTGCGACAAGGTGCACGGACGTACGGCGAAAGCAATTACGTATTGTATTCGCTGTATTCATGGCAAACCCTTCGTTGTCGGCGTGCGCGACGGAGACGCTCAAAATAATTACGACTGCAACTGGAATCCGGTCAAGCCGCTGGAAATAGAGGGGCTAGAAAAACCCGCCGCGCTGGGGGCGATGCTCCATGTAGCGGAAGTATTGAGCAAACCCTTTGAGTTTGTGCGCATTGACCTGTATTTAGGAGAGGGCGACGCGATCTATTTTAGCGAGTTTACCTTCACTCCTAGCGCTGGGTTCATGTTCTATCCATTGAAATACGAGAAGGAATTTGGCAAGTTGTGGACTTAGGGGTCCGTAAGGGTCCGTAGAGGTCCGCAGGGGTTAAAGTTTAGTGCAATTGAAATATATGAGTTTCCATTGTAGAGTATTGTTGGAGATGTCTAAGTGTGTTTGCAGACCCTCTTTGATGTCCGCGTCCGTCGCGCGATCCAGATGAAAGAGGTTGCGACAGAATACTGCCATCTCCTCTTGCGACTTGAAATCCCACGTGTATTCGGCGTACTGGATGTCAACTTGAAATCCAGCGCTTTCAAGAAGCGCGGCGTCTGCCTCTGTGAAGAATCGCCCCTTGTGCCCATACGAATTGAAGGTGTCCACGAACAAATTCAGCCAACGATCTTGCGGCGAACCTTGAACGACGTCCCCTAGAATCAGTTTTCCAGCCGGTTTGAGAAGACGCATGGCTTCCCTGTAAAATGCAGCGCGCTCTTCCGTTGTAAGATGGTGCAGCGTGGCGAGAGATAAGATGCGGGTGACGGATGCATTTGGCAACGGCACTGCGCTGAATTGACAATACGGTTTATCTGTTGCGGCGGCGAGTTCTGTATTGGTTTCGTACTCTATGCACTTGACGGTGCTGGGAAGCCAAGGTTGGATGTGCTCGCAGCTACAAGGTATTAAGAGGAGCATATCGTCCTGTTGCAATTGACATTTTTCTACGGCGATACGAAATTCATTGGCTAGGGCGGCGGGATATGTTTTGAGCGCGTGCAAATACGTGGTGGCTCGTTTTGAAAATAGTGTACCGTATTCCATTGTCTATTTTGTGATAGAATACAGAAAGGGGTGTTTGAGCGCTTTGTTGGCTTGACTTTCTGGGGGTATAGGGGTTGGTCTAAATCCAATTTTCTATTGCGTCTAGTAAGAATGTTTGATATAACAATCTATACAATACAACAAAATAACCGAATAACACTCGTGGATGCATATTTTGAGCCCAAAAATATTCACATTGTTACTATTTCTAGCGACAAGGGGCGACTCCAACTACTTGTGTATCCACGTGAAAGTATTCTTTCCTATGATTCCGGGTCTGATGAAGAAAAACTAGCATTGTATTCCATACTCCACTCATATCTCCTTCATCAAAAGTACCCTGTTTTATTTACAATGAACGGTGGGTGGCTATTAAAGTTTGTGCAAGTCAATACGCGCAAGCTAAATACCCTGTATTACCGATCTGGTAAGCAGATTTACAAGGTCAAAATTAAATTTGAGCGACAACATGTGTTCATAAGAGTTGGTGGTCAATTTGAAGGCTGTGTAGAGATCTTTATTTATTTGGATGGGCGGTTACCCTATCTTGCGCAAATTTACTCCGAGCCAGAATGTGGATATAGTGCATTTCTTGAGCAAGGCGATTCGGTGCACATGGTAAAATCAGCCCTCCAGCTCTGTCAAATGCTCTTTCGTGTCTCGGTGTTTACATTAAAAGACAAGAGTAACATTGAATGTGCCAAAGAAACCAAGGAAGACCGTATGAAACGGGCGCCGCCGCGCAAACTAAAAAAGCCGCTGTCTTTAGCGCATCTTTCTATTGTGAACACATCTGCAACTTGGTACGAGCGTCATTTTCAAGCCTATCTTGAGAAGCCAGAAGATAGGGTAAAATACAAACAGGGGTTGGAGAATTTAAATGGGTTGATATCCATGCCTTACGATACATTTGCCGACAAGGCTATGTTGACGCGTGCGCAATATGAAGAGTTGCGACCCTATTATGAGGGGTCTGAGACATGGATGGAATTCTTCAAGGCAGTTCCTAAAGATCGTCAATGCGACATGTTTCCCTGGTTGCCGAGGTTTATGGACGGCTTGATGAAATTTGAAGTCAATACGGTGGACTGGAGTATTCATTTGGGGAATTTATTCGGCGGGGACATTGGTGTCAATGGACGCGACGGTTTCGGCGGGGACGGGGACATTGGTGACAATGGACGCGACGGTTTCGGCGGGGACGGGGACATTGGTGTCAATGGACGCGACGGTTTCGGCGGGGACGGGGACATTGGCAACGACGAGGTGACAACTGATCACCCTATAATGATGCGCAGTGATCTTGAATTTCTATTTGAAGAGCCGTTGCAACAAAGTGAGCGACGTGGGCAGCGTGGAGGTACAAGGCGGCGTGGATCCAAGAAGAGAACTAGAAAACAACGTGTTATTGTTGCTAGAATGTCAAATAGTGGAGATGTACAGACCCTCCTATAAAATTGATAGCGGGCTTTTGCAGCTTGTAGAGCACCACAATGGACTATACACAGCGGTCAAGAAAAGAGCTCGTTGCGCTTTGTAAAGAGCGGGGACTTAAAGGGTATAGCGGCGCGTCTAAGGCTGGATTGGTGGAGATGCTGTCTGTGGCTCCTGTGGCTCCTGTGGCTCCTGCAGCTGCAGTCACCGTCGTGCCGAAAAACAAATCGCCTCTGCGCTACCCTGGCGGCAAGACGCGGGCTATTGCAATCCTAGAACGATATTGCACAGAATACTATCCTGGACGAAAAGTGCTTCTCTCTCCCTTCTTTGGCGGGGGAAGTTTTGAACTCTATATGCTGTCACGAGGATTCAAAGTGTGCGCCAATGATCTCTTTGCACCTCTCTATACATTCTGGACTGTGCTTCAAGAAAATCCTGAAGGGCTGGCGGCGCGCATTCAATCCAAAATGCCAGTTGACAAGGCTGCATTTCTAAACATGCGTGCGACGGTGTTGCAAGAGGGGGATCCAATTGAAAAGGCTGCGATGTACTTCTGCATCAATCGTTGTTCCTTCAGCGGGGCGACACTCTCTGGCGGGTTCTCCCAACAAGCGGCTGATGGACGATTGACCGCGGCGTCTCTAGAGGTAATGAAGGCGTGCAAACTCCAGGGAGTTCAAATTACGGGGGTAGACTGTCTTGCATTTCTTGAGCAACACCCTGAAACGAGCGAAACTCTTGTCTTTGCAGATCCGCCTTATCATATCGGCACATACATCTATGGAAAAGACGGCGATATGCACGAATCTTTCAATCACGCCGCCTTTGCTACGGCGATTCAAAAGCGACGCGACTGGATTCTCACGTATAATGACAGCCCTTATATCCGCGACCTTTACAAGGGGTGTCGCATCTTCCAAGAGAGCTGGTCCTATGGCATGAACGCGACAAAAAAATCATCCGAGATCATTATTCTGCCTCCTGTTGCTGGGGTTGGTGAAGGCTAAAGTGTGGGGGGAGTTGCCCCCCTTCATCAAGCGTGTATGGCGATTCTGGTAGCGTTTTGCGATTAAACTGTAGAGCGGCTGTAATGTCTGTGGGAACACGCTGTCCGCCAATCTTGCGCATATGTTTCGTACAACGAATGCGCATGACAATCGTGGATTTAAACATGGGTATGCCAAGGTCAAGTGGATCGGCGCCCGTATGATAGAGTCCCTTGCCTTCAATCTGAATATACTGTGTACCCTTTTTTGCATAGTATGCTGCAACAGCGTCCTCGGAGGCTTCCATATACACATCCTTCTCAAAGATGTGTTTATCCTTCTGCCAATCTTCAAGCGTTCTGAGTCCCCGTGTCCAGGGAAGAATACAGCCGTTGTAAAGGGTTCTATCGCCCAAAATATAGGATTGAATACAGTCCTCTGTGATCTTCATTCCTTGCGACGTGACGTCCAGCTTCTTGCATCCACCCTCAAATGCTCCTTTATTTTTGGCTTCAATATTGATCTTGAATGACTCAGTTGGTGTGGAGATTGTAAGAGGGATATCAGGGTTTGCAGTGGCTGCGGCGGTTGTTCCTACTTGAATCGGCGTCTGCTTATACACGAGCGTCTTGAGACGATCAGCGATTTTGAGCTCATATATCTGCCCTTTTTTGAAGCTGTTTGCTCCTCTGCTCATGATGCCCTGCATTGGCGGGCGGTGGAAGATGTTTGTTGCTTGTTAATTTAGAGCCGCCGTCTATCAATTTTTTGTGGTAGGTGCGTGAAAACGTCCTAAGGCGCTTGTTCAGATTCCAATAGAATGTCCGCTGCACCGAACAAAGTGTCTGAACTGGGCGCGCTTCCTGGAATGGTGCGACCGTGGTCTGGACCAGGTGATACAGTCAGTCCTCTTATGAGGCTTGATGCGCTCAAGCCCATGTTTCAGCGCCCAGTTGTTTTAATTGCGACGGCGAGCATTGGCGAGTCCAACATCTTCAATAACGGTCTCTACCAGAATTGTTTTCTGCTGTACCGTCTCGCAGAAACCATCGGCTGGATGCCCATCTTTGTGGTCAACACAAAGCCGAAAGATCTGAGCGATGTTCCTGAAATCCTGCGCAACTGTCGCATCGCAGAAGTGGACGATATTCTGAGCCATCCGCTGTCCATCAAACTATACTTGGAAGTCGGCATGAGCATTTCCAGCCAGCTCCGACGATTCATGAAAATGATGGGGGCGCGCACGGCGAAACTGTATCTGGGCAACATCGTCAATATTGACATTGAGACGCCCATGTTCTTCCCTGGAATGAACTTTGCACACCACGTCATTGGAGAGCAAGACGAAATCTGGACGAGCCCCCATTATTTGATGAACATGGAATACGCCGCGGCGCTGAATCAAGTAGAGCCTGAGGCGGCGACTGCAAAGATTGCCCCTTATGTATGGGATTCCTGCATCATTACCGACGACGGGCGGCGTCACCTGGCGTGGAAACCGAGGGCGGCTGGCGAGAAGCCAACCTTTATCATCATGGAGCCCAATATCAGTTTCCAGAAAACGGGCTTGATCCCCATCTTGATCCTGGAGGAAATGGCGCGAGCCAATCCGACCGTGGACTTTGAGGTCGTCATTCTAAATGGCGAGCGCTTGACCGCATCCGGTTATTTTACAAACAATATTGAGCCCTCCCTGCGAGGTCTCAAGGGGAAAATCAAGTACGCGGGGCGCCATGATATGATCAGCATCATGAAAAGCTATCCGAGCGCATACGCTATTTGCCACCATGTCAACAACGAATTCAACTATATGGTTCTAGAGTTTTTACATTGCGGATACCCTGTGCTGCACAATTGCGGGACGTGGAAGGATTTTGGCTATTACTATGCTGAAAATGATACAGCGGGAGGGATGCAGCAACTGTGCGAGGCTCTGAATTTCCATCACGAGAGGCTGGAGAGCTACAAGGGGCATGCGCGGGCTCTGTTTTGGCGCCACAGCATCTACAACCCTGACGTGCAGAAGGCTTGGCTGGAGTTGATGAATGGTGGCGGAGCTGAGGCGGACGGGGCAAAAAATTGAATCCGTTGTATTTTTTGACTGCGTGTACCCACTCTTACTAATGCAACATGCTCCCTCCTCTGCCGTCTGACGAGGACCTTCTCTCAATGAAAACGTTCCCTTATATGGAAGGTTTTCAGTGGGAATTCAAAGAGGCGCCTATTAATAATGAAAAGCTCTTGCCCGTCGTATGCGCCTTCTTGAATGGCGGCGGTGGCTGGGTTATCATTGGAATCCGTGATATTGACCGCGCCATCTGCGGAATCCCAGACTGCATCAAGGACAAGGTCGTAGATTCCTTCATTGTGCGCTGTGACAATATTCTTCATCAAAATCTAATTATTCGTGAAGATGGTCAGCCCATGGCACACACATGCATCCATGCGCGAGTTGTATTTAATGCCAATAGACGTGTCATTGTCGTGCGCGTAGAACCAGAGCCAGACACGACCTACAGTTGTTACGACGGTGCTCGCTATATTCGTCTTTCTGCGTCAAATTATCGCATGTCCACGGATAGATACTATACGCAGAATGATATGAATCTCATGATTGAGAAAATCAGCAAGAAAATCAAGAAGGAGTCCATGTATACGCTTCTTCAGCAACAGAGTGCGCTGGAAATGGGTGCTGAAAAGGTGGTGGCGCTGGAAAAGGAGGTGTGTATTATTCGGCAAGCGCTCTTTGATAAGATTCTCGCTGAAAAACGGGAAGCTGAATTGGCGAGACGACCCGCTGGATTTCTCTGTGGATTCCTCGCGACGTGGATTTAGAAATACCTAAACCGTAATCATAAGTATCTATAGATTCTTATGACCCAGTCGCTGAATATAGGGATTTCCTGTTTTTTTCAACATTCGTTTTTTAGCAATGGTCTGGCGACCTGCGTCGTTTCTCTGGCTGCAGCTGTACGGTCCCTCGGTCACAAGGCGATCCTGATCAATACAAACAGTGCGACAGGGTGGTTTGATGATTGCGAGGGACTTAAAGATGCCTTTGAGCGGCGCAACATGATGGAATGGGATCAAAAAGGGTATAGTGCGCTTGACATTTTTATTGATGTTGACGGCTACATTATTCCTGACGCGCGGAGGCGCATTGCCAAACGTGTAGTCGTATTTGTTCGTAAACCTGTTGCAATCTTTGAGTGCGAGCACACCGTGTATCCCATCAACGGTCCTGTGCGTAACCTACGCGACTGCGATGCTGTGTGGGTATGGGACCATTTTGGCGCACAAGATGCTCATATTCTGACCCTTTTATCTGAAAAGCCCGTATTTCGTCTGCCCTATACCTGGAGCCCAGCGGCAATTGAGGCGCATGTTGCGGTGGGAGGGGGTCCCTCTTGGCTGGAGGCTAATTCTACGCCTTTAACGGCTGAGCTTCCTTGGACATGCCATATTGTTGAAACGAATCAAAGCACGGTGAGCAATGCGACAATTCCTGTTGTGAGCGTGGCGTATGCAAAGACGCACAAACGGATGCGCATGGAAAAATGTTTCATTCACAATGGTCAAATGATCCAACAACAGCAGTTTTTTACCGATAATGTGTTGAATCATTGCAAGCGCGAGGGGCTGGAGTTTGAGTTCGTTGGGCGCCAGCGCATTGCAGATTGGCGCAATCAATTGAAGAGTTTTGTCTTGAGCCACACGCGCTTTGTGAGCGTGCGCGGGACGCATTTGGACTGCGTGTGGAATGGAATCCCCATGGCACACAATAGTCCCTGGCTACGAGATGTCGGCTGTAGTTTAGAGCGATACTATTACGCTGACAATTCCATCAAAGGTGCGGCGGCGGCGATGCAGCGACTGGCGGATGATTTTGAGGCGAAAGAGGGCATGTTTGCCGCGGGGGCGTTGGAGAAGATCCGAGTCGCTCTCTTGCGGCGACTTGATCCCTGTACGGAGGGCGCGCGGGAGCGATGGGATGCGGCTCTTACGGGTGCAATGACAGCTACTGTGACTGCTGTAGCTGCTGTAGCTGAGAAGAAACAGGGCGTATCTAAAACGGTGCTCAAGGTGGGATTTTCAGATCTATGGGACGACGCAAATCACGAATACAATTTCTGGACGCTGCTCTTGGAAGCCGCCTGTGCAAGGCTTGAAACACCCATTCAAATACAGGGCGTTAAAATTACCCAGGAAAATGTAACAGATGCAGTTGATCTTTTAATTTTTGGACCCTTTGGATCTGTGTGGACAAGTGTTCCTTCCACTGTTCCCAAAGTGCACATTACCGGAGAAAATACAAGGAGCAAAGTGAGCGAGAGCGACAAGAGTCTAGGCGTATATCTAAATCTGGGATTTGAAGCGACCGATCCCAGTCGCGGTATTTATCGCTTCCCTCTGTGGATTCAGTACATTGACTGGTTTGGCGCAGATCAAGAGCGACTCGTGAATCCCAGATCTATGCCTCTGGATTACATGACGCGCGTTGACCCTGAGCTTCTTAAACACAAGAGCAAATTCTGTTCCTTCATTGTGAGCAATCCTTCAAACGAGGTGCGAAACCAAGCCTTCATGGCGCTGAATGCGTATAAGAGGGTTGATTCTGCGGGGCGCCTCTTTAACAATATTGGTGATGCGATTTTCACACAGGTTGCAGGGGGTGGGGGTGGCGAGCTCAAGAAGCTAGAATTCTTAAAAGACTATAAATTCAGCATAACCTATGAAAATTCTAGGGCACCTGGTTACGTCACCGAAAAGATCCTCGCAGCTAAGGCTGCTGGATGTGTGCCCATTTACTGGGGAGCACCTGACGTCGTACAGGATTTTCCAGCGGGCTCCTTTATCAATGCAAACGAGTTTCAAACGGCTGAAGAGCTCATTGCGGCGGTTCGCGATCTAGATGAAAATGCAGAGAAATGGTTGGCGGCGGCTTCCGTCCCCGCAATTCAGCTGAAAAAAGAGCGAGCGCGACTAGCCGAGGTGGCGAAACTCATTTTAGCGCCAGTGCTGGGTGGTGAGAAGATGGCAAAGCTTCCTGCGGCGCTGGGCGCAGATGATAGTGTTAAGGTTATGGATACGGCTACGAAGGTAGTAGAGCAGTCGTATCTAAAAGAGGCTGGTCAAACTGTGCAATGGAATGGTAAGACGCTTCTGGTGACGTATGCAACCCAGAAATTCCTTGAAAGTCTAGTCAACTGGATTGGCTCGGCGACCATGCAAAAGAAGGGTAGAGGCGATGGGGTGAATATCCGCGTCTATGTGGGCGACGACATTGATATGAAATCCTTCAGTCTTCTTCGCGCAGGACACCCTGACGTAGACTTTAGACGGCTGCCTACGGGGACAAAGGTGGATGGATTCCCAGATCTATGGTCCGCGGAGCATTTTGCATGGAAGATTTGGATTTATCAGGAACTCGTGCGCGAAGCCGATCTAGAAGGGACCCTTGTATGGTACAGCGATTCTGGATCCATCATCGTGCGTTGGCCTGAAGAATGGTTCCAAAAGGTGGTTGGCGGTGGCGGCGGCAGTGGCGGTATATGCATGCTAGAGGACAAGGAACAGAAAAATGACCAGTGGTGCCACGATGCGTTTTGCAAAGCCTTGAGCGTGACGGACGAAGAAAAGGCTGCACAACAGATCGTGGGTGGCATTGTAACCTTTGTGGGCGGTTCTTCTTTGCCTTGGAACCTATTTACAGAAGCTTGGAAATGGGCACAGCAGCGCGAGGTCATTGCGGGTCCTAAATGGACAGGTGTGCGAGCCGATGGAAAACCGTATGGACACCGTCATGATCAAAGCATCCTGAGCATTCTGCGCCTTCGTTATGGGGTTCCTGTATACCCCCTTGAGCGCGTCTATTGTCACGAATCTCTGCGACGAACCTATAAATCCGGTTGCGCGCTCTATGTACATCGTGGCGCCTTTAAAGAACATGAAGACTTTGCGCCTCGCATTGGTGAAGCGCATGTTATTAACCTCGCGCGACGGACTGATCGTCTGAAACGGTTCAAAGAAAATCATGAAGAATGGACAAAGGCGGTGTGTTTGCGCCCTGCATACGATGGTAAACACATTCAAATGACACCTGACTTGGCGCGCCTCTTTGCGCCGAACGACTTTTTCTGGAAGAAGGCTGTACTGGGGTGCGCAATGAGCCATCTGTCTCTGTGGATTGAATTGGCGAATGAAAAGCCGTGTGTGGAAAACTTTTTGATTCTGGAAGACGATGTAAAGTTTCAAAAAGGGTGGCTTCAGACCTGGAAGGAGGCTGCACCACACATTCCAGCCGATTACGATGTGCTGTATTTGGGAGGTGTCTTGCCCCCCAATAAAGCCGTGTATGAACAAGTGGTAGAACCTGTAAATCAGTTCTGGGGACGCGTTGCACTGAATCAAATCTTTGGACAGCAGACGCCCTCTCGGTATTTCCATTTCTGCAATTACAGCTACATTCTGAGTCGCCGAGGGGCTCAGAAGATTCTAGAAGAAATGCAGCGACGTGGAGGCTATTATACGAGCGCAGATCACATGATTTGTAATCGTGTGGGCGATATGAATCATTATGTATTAATTCCTCCCGTTGCAGGATGTTATCAGGATGATGACCCTAAATATGCAGCATCCGAGTTTAATAATTTCAACAGAGTAGACGGATTTGACAGCGATCTCTGGAATAACGACGAAAGATGGTCAAACGAGGAAATTCAGCGAAATATGGAAAAATCCAGCGGTGAAGTGAATATCGGTCAGGTGCTTTTCCAGCATAGAGAGGCGACTGACGACAAAAATCCAGCGAAGATCTCATCCGCCCCGCTTACATTGACTGGACGTTTCTTTACAGCGGGTGATCATAGACTTGTACCTGGTGCTCTTTTAGAATTCAGCTGGTTGGAAGAGCTGTTTGGACCTGAACTACGTGGCGTAAACTGTATCCCTGTTCAACACGAGGCTTTGACAACAACACCCGTTTTCTTTTGCGCCAAGCCCCATTTTGAAGACTATATGCGCGTATTTACAATGTATGAAAGTCTAGAAAGGGAATTTATAGTCGTACATTTATCAGATGAATATGGAAACGATCCTCTTGATTTTTACAAGTTCAAATCATGCAAGCAAGTTATCCGCATATATCCACGAGATTCTGTTCCGTGTCCAGAAAAGGTTCTTACAATCCCTCTTGGACCCTATCGCCATGCTGTACAGGATCCATCTGTTGTAAACCCAGAGCTCTTATGGGCGTTTTTTGGAACTGGTTGGAAAGAGCGCGAGGGTCTATTGGAGCCGCTGAAATCTATGCAGCCGCACAAGGCAACCTTCTTTCGTGACTGGATGGATGCGAGCCAACTAGATGCAGAGACATACGTCCGCACATGTCAATCCGCTGTATTTATGCCTTGTCCTGGCGGACAAAATCCTGAAACCTTTCGGTTTTGGGAGGCGCTGGAATTTGGCTGTATTCCCATCTATGTTCGTTGTCCCAATGATCAACAGTTCTATGGATTTATTTCCAAAAAGCTGCCAATTATATCTTTTAACACATGGCAACAAGCTGCTGGATTTATGCAGAGCCTCTTGCAAAATGGCGCGTCGCTTGTCCAGTACCGTAAAACGATGCTGGAAAAATGGGCTGCGTGGAAGGCGGAGCTGCGAGCCGAATGTCGGCGCATTATTTCTTAGGGGGCAGAAGACATCCTAGAAATCTTTCCACGAAGGATCTACGCTGTTTTTCAGTCTTGAGCGTTTTAGAAACGGTGGCTGCAAGCTCTTCAGGAGTTGTACGAGGCTGCGGTACTTTTTTATCCGAATATAAGGTCTGCCATTCACGAAATGTGAAGCGATTCCCCATACCCTTATTGCATCGTGCACAAATGGGGAAGAGGTTTTCAACAGAGGTATGACCGCCTTTTGATTCTGGAATGTCATGTCCAGACTCAAAATCAAATACAGTAATCATATTTTGACACCATTCTGTGGGACATTTACATTCAAATACGCGCCCTGCATGTCTTAGCCAAACCTGTTCACGAAGAGCCTTTGAAATTGTATCTTTGCGCTTCTTCTTTGCTAGAAGGGCGGGGGTTGGAACGACGCGCATGAGGTTGCGCATTTTAAACGGTTGCGGCGGGGGCTTTTTCATTATTTTGACTATGCGAATCAGGTTAAAGCCTTCGTAATTAGTCATTTAGAATGACTGATTCAGCCCCCTCTTACCTCAAAAGCCTTCAGGAAGTCCTTGCTGGTAGTGGTAGCAGCAGCGGTAGCAGCAATGTTGTTGGTGGAAGTGGTAGTAACAACGGTAGCGGCGCTGCAACTCCCAAGCTTCCCACTTTCCTGACTGCTCCTCAGCTCAGCCAAGGTCTCACGACTAGCAACGGTGGCTCTACTGCGGGGAAACTCAAATTCCTTATGGTCGGCACCCATGCACATCAATTCACCGGCTATAGCAAGGTTACCTACAACATTGTAAAAATCCTGGCTCGTCAGCCCTGGGCGGCTGTGACCCACTTTGGATTTCAAAAGAATGCTCAACTTCCGCCCAATTATAGACCCTATCCCCCCAATATTCGTGTGCTAGATGCGGCGGATATGGAGCGCCGTGGATCGCCTCCTAATACCCAGGGGCTGCAAGGATTTGGATTCGGTGTGCTCCCTGACGTAATTCGTCAAGAAAAGCCCGATGTCGTGTTCATTTACAATGATATGGCGGTCGTCGGACGTTTCCTAGAAGAGATTCGTAAATCTGGCATTCCTCGCACCTTTAAGATTTGGCTCTATGTTGACCAAGTCTACAATTGCCAGCTGCAAGGCTATCTAGATCTCATCAACCGCGATGCAGATCGCGTGTGGGCGTTCAGCAAGTACTGGAAGCAATGTCTGAAGGATCAGGGCATCACTCGCCCCGTAGATGTTCTCAACCATGGCTTTGAAAAGGAGCTCTTTACGACCGTCCCCAGAGATCAAGTGCGCAAACAACTGGGGCTGCCGAATGACGCATTCATCGTAATGTCTCTGAATCGCAACCAGCCTCGCAAACGTTACGATCTCCTTGTCATGGCGTTTGTGGAGCTCATTGTCAAGTATCCTACCAAACCGGTTTTCCTCATGTGCGTATGCGACAAGGGCGACAAGGGCGGGTGGTGGATTTTTGAGATCTTTGCGCGCGAGCTGAAACTCAGGGGCGTGCCCGTTGAGCGATTCGGAAACCGCATCATGCTGAGCAGCCAGGACATGACCTTCCGCGATGAAGACATCAATATGTTCTACAATCTGGCGGATGTTGGCATCAATACGGCTGATGGAGAAGGTTGGGGACTGTGCAACTTTGAGCAAATGGGCGTAGGAGTTCCCCAAGTCGTACCTGACATTGGGGGATTCAAGGAGTTTTGTACCAAAGACAACTCTGTGCTTGTAAAACCCAAGTCCCGCTATTACATGCCCAATGTACACTGCCCTGTTGGCGGTGAGGCTGAAGCATGTGATCCACACGACATCTGTCTAGGAATTGAAGAGTACCTGCTGGATTCTGAGAAGCGCAAGAAGCATGGCGAAGAGGCTAAGAAAACCGTGCTTGGATTTACTTGGGAAAAAGTGACAGAGACGTTCCTGAAACGTCTGAAGGCGGAGCACGAGGATCAGGATAATTAGAACGTATATATTTACACCTGCCAACTAGAGGGAAATGCAATTTCCTTATGAGAGATCTGAAGATCTTTGAAAAGTAGGAGATTTGGTGTCAGAGAAACATTGAGAAGCGGGGTATTTGTTTTTCTGTCTCTATATTGAATACAGAGCTCTGGTTCAATAGGGGGTTGATTCCAAATGAAAAGGATTTCAAACGTGTGCTCTTCAAGCACACTTTTGATAGTCTGCAAACGGGGTCCAATGAGAGCAAGTTTTTCTTGCGGAATAGCTTGCGCCCATGCTTTTAGGAATTGATTTGCATATATGTATATGTGGCTAAAATCTGGGTCCACGGGATGGATAGGGGCAATACGTTTTGTGGCAAGATCTTTAACATTCAGAAGAAGTATATCCATATTCTATATACATATACTTTTTAGATTTAGGTTCTAGAATGAACTTATAAGAATCGCATAATAATTATATACAGCGCTGCGAGTCCAACTGCTTTGTATGCGAGCTGTTGATAGGCTTTCGGGATAAGGGCTTCAACCGCATTGGTATTTGCATATGCAATGAGACCCCAATTGAGTGCTCCTACAAGCACAAGAATCTGGGCGATCATATTGACAATTGTTTGTAGTTTACGCAGGGCGCGCATCTTCTACTTGGAGGGTACATTCTAACATTTTTGTTTAGCCCACCATTTACGGGCTGATGCGGAGGCTTCTTTGGCTTTGCGCACCAGATCGGCGTCGGCGGTATAGTGCGTCTTCCCACCCAGCAAGAATGAACTGACCCTGGCAAACGCCCATGCACCCTGTGACGCTCCGGGTCTATGTCCTCCCCTGTATGCAGCAAGACCTCTATTATAGGATTCTCTCAAGAAACGTACCGGGACTCCAGTTACTTTAGCTCTCTCCTCTAGACTTTTAGCGTTTGGAAAGAGTCTATCCCATTGTTTCGTATAGGATGATTTTTTGGTCTTGAGAGGAATCGCATTTGTTTTGAGAGGCTTGTAGGCTCTAGGATCCTTCCAGTGAAGTTTCCCCCTGGTTTTGAATTCCTGTTTTCGTTTGAGTTGTTGTTTTCGTGTCAAGCCCTTATAGTACTTGGGCGGCCAAAAGGCTAGTTGCTTTTTCAGTTTTCGCGTCCTCGCCATACCTACTTATATTCCAGAACCTTTAGTGTAAACCACGCACCAATCATCGTGGCGGAAGTATCCACAAGAACATCTAAAATACCTCTCAACGTGTAAATTGGTGTATTTTGCCCTAGTATTTGCCAGAGCTCCCATGCGCTATGAATCCAAAAAATACGCCACAAGGTAGCCTTTTTGCTCATTGAACGAATGAAATAAAGGGCTAAAACAACTCCCGTAAGTACATGCACAAGAGTCCAATTAGAGACATATAGTAATGATGTGTCGGAACCTACATAATAATATTCTAGAAAGCGAAGAAGTGATTTAGGTAAAAATAAATCACCGCTTCTGAATAAAATATCTTGTATACGCATATCTACCTTATACTAATGTTTACGACTGCGGATCTTTCTCCCTTTACGCTTTTGTGTGCGTCGCCTAGACCTCTTACCACCATATAATCCTGCATTTTGTTTTAAAGATGTAGCTTGCATATCTAAAGTTCCTGGTTTTCCAGATATAAATGAGCCCATATAGGAAACCACATTTTCAGGGAGAGGTCCTTGGCGTCCTAATGTCTGTTTCAACGCACTTATGTTACGCCCTTTAGCTTTAATAGGTGCATAATAGGAATTAATATTTTTACGCAATTCTTCAATACCACCGCCATAGGGAGTTAAAGCCTTGGCATAAAAACTACGAAATGGTTCTATAAGTGGATTATTGCGCGCATCAAGTAAACGTAAACTAGCAGGGAGAATAGGAAGTGTAGGTATCCTATTATTTTCGCAAATTACAGATATAAGGTGATCAGGAAGTTTTGGAAGACGAACAAGTCTGTTATTTTTACATGTCAACCCTAATGTTAAACTTTCTGGAAGTTTAGGAAGTTGTTCTAATTCATTATTATCACAATGAAGTAACTTTAAGGTGGATGGGAGATCTGGAAGGGTTTTCAGATGGTTATTCATGCATATAAATACGCGGGTACCCTCTGGAATCGGTGGCAACACCGACAACCCCAGATTACTTAAATCTAATCTACCATTTGTCATAGTTTGAATACGTCTTAGGGCTTCCTCATAACCGGGTGTATTCATTTCCTATTCTATACATAGAAAGAGAAATGACATGTCCTTGCATGCTCGGTCAGAGCGGAGGTTACAGACCCACCCGCCGCAACCGCCAGCTTTTACGCAAGTATCGCGCTGGAAAATCCATCGGATTTACAGCAAAAGCAAGTTTGAAAGCCAAAGGAATGCTCCCGCGTTCCAACGGTCGTTATGTACTAGGACCTAAATATTCTGGCACCGGTGCACCTAGAGTCTTGAAAAAAGCCGTAACACGTCGTCGCCACCGTCGCGCTTAAACTTTATCCTCTTTTTTCATAGCGTACTCTTCTTGCATTCGCCGCCATTCCTCCCGCTTTTGCTTCCATTCTTCTTCGTCATCCCGCTCTTTACAAAGTTTGCGCTCCTTGTCTAATTTCTCCAAACGGTCCAGCGTAGCATGAAAATATGCATTTGATTCTATTTCTACAAGAACATTGTAATGTAGTGTAAGAATAGACGTTGGAAAAAAACAAATGTTGAGAATCTCACCATCCGGTTCCTCAATTTCACCGTACTGGGAAGTGTCTTTCCCCTCCTTCTTCTCTATAATTTCAATATGATAATACTTATCACCAAGTCTTAGAATTGTTTCAATAGGAAAATATTTGAGATCAATACGGTAATAGCCATCAAACACTAGTGTACCCTTTTCTTCCCCATGTTCATGAGAAAGAACTCGTTGCATATACGGATCTCTTTCCGCAGTCTGTAAAAAATACACATGGGGATCTTGTTCGGCGACGGTCATTCCTTACTAGTTAGGCACCGTGTCTTTAATATACCGAGCATACATTCGCTCATTCATTGCATTCGTAATAAGGGTTTCGCGAGTGTGTGCAAGAATAATCTTCACATTTGGCTCGTCCAGCATATCATACTTGAAGCTAAACAGGATATAATACTCATTATATTTACCAAGCCCATAAAAGTTTTCAGCATGCGTCATATGAAACCAGAAGTATTCATCAAGAGAATAGAGAACAGGAATACGAATTCCAGAATTCATCTTCCTCTTTTTACCATTCTCAAGAATATAACACTTACTATACATTAAATAACAGGAATTCAAACTATCCTTAAAATACTGAAGTCTACGCTGAAATGAACGCCTCTGCGTATCCTGATGGCGAGGAATTACGTCACGATCCATTTCATCTGGCGGGTACTTCATCCAAACGCCCTATTCTGATTCAATTTTTTTCAGATCCTCACTCGGTTGATCTTGAACTTGTTCAAAGCGAAAGGGCGGAAACTTCCACCCCTTTTGACGATACCATTGAACGAGTCCACGCGATACATCTGTTTGATTCTGGTCAAGTTTATAGAGGAGGTCTAGAAGCCCTGCAAGAGCTGCAATTTTCATAAGATACACGTGATCAGTCAGAGCAGCTTCAAATGTATTCATATCCTCAACAGTTCCCCGTGTAGTTAGATTTGTCAGGTATTCACTAGGTTTATGGAAGGCTTTACGAACGCCGTCACGAATGCGCGTATCTTGAATATCCTGAAACTGCTCAGGTGCCCACCAAATATTCTCATCCTGAAAGGCTTTGAGAGTATCTAGAATTGTCTGCATATTAGATGGTCCGCTTCTGTACCTGCTTGATGGGGAACTTGGTGTGTCAATTTTATGCAATCAAGAATCTTTCGCTTTAACAAGGATGGATGCATTTATGGATCCACAGGAACCGCAAGAAGAGGATATGATGCTTCGTACCCGAAGCGGCTACCCTGTTGCTGATGTTGTCAGAGGGTTTCGTGTGGCGCTAGAACAAGGTGGCGCGACGGCGGCTGGAAAATCCTTGCATTATACGGCTGATTTAATTTGCAGCGGTTGTTTTGAACTCTGGCAAAAGATTCTTTGGGAGTATTCCTTGGATCATATTGGAATTGGATCTCCCCGCATCTTTTGGTTTCTGAGACAGCGCTTTACAGATTTAGAAACTGCGTGGGCAAAGTTGCCCGCAGAAGCCTTCTATAAAACAGTTGAATATCAAAAGGTGATGGCTGAAGTCCTTCTTGTTATTCGCTCGCAGCCTCGGCGTCCTGGTCTCAAAATGCCCAAAGTTCCTGCAGAGACACACAACGAGGAATGGGTGCGTGGAGCCACTCGTGAAGCGCCGTCGTCGGCTGCAGTGGGGCGCGTCTTTAAAGGGAATCAAGACCTCGCAGTTCTTCGGCGCGTTGGTGATGAATTTGCGAAAGCGTGCGCAGATGGAGCAACTGAAAAAGCCTTTTGGTGGATGAAATGGTGCTTTGAGGAAGATATGCGCATGCGACGAGATGGAGGCGGATCCTTGAGCACGCTGGACAGAGGACCAATTGGCTGGAATCAAAAACAGAGGAGCCATGTAGGTTTTTATTTGGCGGGGCTTCTTGTAGAAATCTACAAGGAAATGGTTCCAAAATATAACCTACGCATGAATGAAGAGTTTGTAGCTCTTATTCAGCTGTATTCGGTGCCAAATAAGAAATTTTCAGCGAGTCGGCGGACCCAGCTATTGTGTCTAGCCATCCAAATTGTTTGCGAAGTTCCACGCTGGAAAGTTCCAGCGGCGCCAGCTTTAGTAAAAGACCCTGTTGCATTAGAGAGGGCGGTATCTCATGCTGAAGGCTTTTTTCGTGAAGTTTTGGCGTTTGATGCACCTATGGGAGACATTCAAAAGGCGGCGAAAACGGGGGCGAAAAAAAGCCTTGTGGCTGGAGGAACTCATGGCAGGACTTTGAGCGCGAAACAAATGAGAGATATGAATGTCAATGAACATTTACAGAGCAATGATGCTATTATAAATAGCTGGCTCAGTGGAAAGATGTGATTTGGTTGTGTGGTTATGTATATATACTCTATTGGGAATACAATAGAATATATAGAGTATATAGTGTATATTATATGTTAGTATCGTTTATTGTGTTTTAGAAGGGCTAGGTACGGATGTGATGCGCTCAAGCCAAGGTCCCATCTTGGAACCTTTATAGATGTCATTGAGACTTAGATTGTGCACCTTACAAAAAAATTGATTATATTAACTCGGATGTATTCTAGTACCCCAGTCCATAACAGATATATAAATGCAGCCCCTTCGTGTTCGTCAGATTCTTTCGCACATGCATACTCCTGAGAAGATGGCTCTCAAGAAGCTTCTGCCGAAAGGGCTCAAGATGCCTGAAGCGGATACGGCTCGGTATCCTTCGGCTCTTCTCGGGAGTCTGCCCCCAGATGAAGCCTACGCCATTCTTGGATGTATCGCCGAAGAGTTGCTCCGTCTTCCTGTTACCAATCTAAATATGGACGCACTTGAAACGGCTATGCAAGACTATTGGTCTGATGATGACACTGGTTTTCTGGAGGCGGTCGCCGCCGTACGCAAATCCAAAACCACCGAGCCCTTTCTAGAGCTTCTTCGCCAGACGAGGGCTAAGATGGACGCAATTGTGCGCGAGCCTCTTCAGTATGACCAAGTCTTGACATACGGGATGGTACAAGGACATCCTGACGGAATGAATTCCACGCAGATCGTTGAAGTTAAACTCACGGGTATGTTGAAGAAGGGTTGGACAGACTTTCTTCTGCAAACCTTTGCTTATGCAGCTCTACAACCTTCTGTGCGAGATGTCTATATTGTTCTGCCTCTTCAAGAGACGGTCTGGCGTCACTGTCTAGATGGTTGGATGGGGCGCAAAGCCTTTCGTGAAATGCTCAACACCGTCGGCAAAAGGATCGCAGATGCAGCGGTAGCCGATGTTGCAGTAGGTCAACTCTTGCGCGAAATGTATTTTATCGGCTTCCACGCACCCAAACAAAAGACGCTCATGGACACCATTCAGAGCTTTCCTGATACGAAGAAACCATACCAGATCTTTCTCGGCGGACCCCAGAATAGTCAACTGCGCATTGAAGATGGAGAACTGGCTGCTGCAGGATCTCTCGTGGCTGAAAAGGGCGTGAACCTTTACGTCCACAGCCAATACATCATTAATCTTTGCACGAGTGGGGGAGGAGGGGACAACTGGAATGTATCTCTGCTCAAAAAGAATCTCCAGTATGCTGCAGCCATTGGATGCAAGGGTGTTGTCGTACATGTAGGAAAATCTACGACGGCTGCTGTGCCCGCCGCCTTGGAAACTATGCGCAAAAATATTGTAGCCTGCTTGGAAGATGCGACCGAAGAGTGTCCTCTTCTGCTGGAAACTCCTGCGGGTCAGGGAACCGAGACTCTGACAGGGATTGATGACTTTCTGGGATTTGTTACGGATATTGGGGACCCGCGACTCCGCGTATGCGTAGATACGTGCCACGTCTTTGCGTGCGGACACAAGCCTCTTGATTATCTTAGTCGGTTTGAGGAATACCCTGGACTCTTGAAGCTCGTGCATTATAATGATTCTGCTGCGCCATGCGGCTCCTGCGTAGATCGTCACGCTTTCATGGGGACAGGACACATTGGCATGGACGGTATGCGCCAAATTGCAGAAACGTGCCATGCAAAGGGCGTTCCCATGGTAATTGAGTAGGTATGTGAAGAGAGGAGGGTATAAAGCTTGTATAGAGTAAAAGATAGAGTTTGCAAAATGGCTGCAGAAATACTCGTGAAAGATTATATATATCTACAGTCAAAATTATTTAAAAAACTTGATATAAAATCAATTGTTTGCATTTGTCATCCTGAGAATCTTTTTATTTTTTCACTTTTAATGGGGAAAGCCATTCATGTTCAAAATGTGGTGTTAAAGAGGGATCTAGGGACTGCACAAAATGTGTATGACGCAAATTCTTCTACTTACACAATTCATCAAGATATTACATCCGCATCTTCTTCAGATTTTGTATTTATAGATACTGGAGATTCTACACAGGATAATGCACTTGTAGGTATTTTCTTGGAAAAAAATCCAGCGTGTTTTATATTTGTACGGCTTTCAGCCACAGATGATAGAGTTGGGTATAGTCGTCTTCCTATAAGTCAAGATTTGGCTGTATTGTTAAAAAATCCAGCAAACTTTCGTAGTCAATTTGTGCTTTTACCAATACAAATGTACCCCTATTCTTTTAATTCCAGCTGTATTTCTATTTCTATGGAAACGTTTGAACCAACTACATGTCATACATCAAATGGGATACTCGTCTATTCATTCCGAAGTGCAGTAACAAAATTCTGCGAATCTGCGTTGGGATTTTTTACACCCGAAAAAGGTATGATACCCGAAATTTATAAAATGAGTGAAACAACACGAATTGTTCGTGAAGACTTTCGCTTCTTTGTATGGAAGGGTGAATTATATGGCTCCTATACATATATCAACCCATATGATGCAGGAGTAAAAACATTTCAGAATTTAACAGTGGGGAAGTTTACGTGCAGCCCATACGGGATACAGCTCATATCTGAATGCAGCCCTCCATACGCTGGAAATTTAGTCAACCAACCTGAAAAAAATTGGACATGGTGGGAAAGTCCGTGTGGAGATCTCCACTGCGTCTACTATTTCAGCCCGCTGAAAATTATATCCTTTTCTTCGCTGGATTCTACTCCAACCGAAATTACACACGATGAAGACAAGGGTATTTTGAAAGGGCATGTGCGTGGTGGCGCATGTGGTGTTGTATGGGATTCCAAAGTGTGGTGCTTTACACACACCAATACAGAATCAAGCGAATTTAATATTGGAATTGTCGTGCTCAGTCATGAAGATGTGCCTCGTATTCTTGGCTGGAATCACGAACTTATTAAAAGTGCTGATTTTGCACATGCCCTCTTTTATGTATGTGGTGCAGTCTATTGTTCTGAAATAGAAAGATGGCATTTAACTGGCGGTATACAGGATTCTAAATGTTTTACGTTGGATTTATCGTACGACTATGTGTATAATAATATTAATTGGATTAAATAGAATAAAATTGAACGTACCTTTTTTGGTATACTCCTGTACAACAAAAATGGCATATACTGCACAAGAACTTGAGGTTTTCAAGATCTGTTCTGCTCTTTATAACCAAGGGTGTAAAAACAGTCATGATATGGGGCGGGCGGTATATCGCGCCGTTTGGTGGATTACGCCTCTTGAAACACAGCGGCTCGTTAAACTTTGGTGCATGGATAAGCTAAAAATTGAAGCCGAACTTGATCGTCTAAACACGGTACCCAAAGATCTTGTAAGAAATGTCATTGACCATTCACCAGAAAGCACGCCAGGATGTGGAGGAGCTAGTTGCGCGTCTTCGCAAAGCTTCTGAAGCCTATTACGAGACTAGTTCTCCTAAATTTACAGACGCAGAATACGATATGCTTCTTGAAGAGCTCCAAGAGATTGCGCCCAATCACCCCTTTCTCAAAGAGGTGGGCTGGATGCCAAAAGACTCTGTTGTAAAGCTCCCTGTCCCCATGCCCTCTCTTGACAAGCGAAAGCCAGATACGCTGCGTGCGGAAGATATTGGTGGAGGGTCTCACATTGTAGCCGATAAGCTTGATGGAATCTCGGCTCTATGGGTTAGTGGCTACTCGCGTAAACCCGCACTGTATCTACGCGGGAATGGACTTGAAGGTCAAGATGTGAGCCATTGTATTGGAGGCATTCAAGGACTTGTGCAGTGCAGCGGACCATTTGTTATGGTGCGCGGGGAACTTATCATGCCCAAAGGCGCTGTAGAAGGAACTCTTGCTCGTAACTGGGTTAATGGCGTTCTCCATCAAAAGACGCCGAGCAAGGAGGATCTGGCAAAGATTCGGTTCGTCGCATATCAAGTCTGTGAACCACGGACCCTGACCCGCTTTGAACAAATGGACTGGCTACTGAATCGTGGGTTTGAGGTGGTCTGGCACACACAAGAGGCGCAGTTATCTAGGGAAATTCTAGAGTACATGTTTGAAAAGAGGCGGAAAGAATCGCCATACGAATGCGATGGTCTCGTCGTAGGGCGCAACACGGTGCCTCTTCTAGAGGCTGGAAATCCCAAAGATGCGTACGCCTTCAAAATGCCAGTTGATGATCAAAGGGCTGAAAGCACGGTGCTTGATGTAGAATGGGCGTCTAGTCGCACGGGCAATTGGATCCCTCGTATTCGGTTTGAACCTGTCAAGATTGGCACGGCGACGATTGAATACTGTACCGGATTCCACGCAAGCTTTGTTCGCGATAATGCAGTCAGCCCTGGGGCTAAGATCCTTGTACGACGCAGTGGAGATGTGATTCCTACGCTGGAAAAGGTGCTTATTGTGGGACCCACAGGATGGAAGCAGCCTCCTGAAGGACGCTGGAAATGGGATACCAATGGCGTCCACGCAGTTGATACGAGCGAAGAAGCGAGCCCAGAGAAACTCGCACTGGAAATGGCACATCAACTTGTGGCTTTGGGAATTGAAGGTGTAAGCAAGACGACTTGTAAGAAGATTGTTGAAGGTGGAATCCGAACTCTTTATGATCTCATGGTGGCGTCTGTAAATCGCGTACAAGAACTCATCGGAAAAGTGAATGGTGAGAAACTGAAAACAGGACTGTGTCCCGCAATGAAAGATGCGGCGGCGGCTGCATGGATCAAAGCCTTTCTTGGTTGGCCGAAAGGATTTGGAGATAAGCGAATTGAAGCGTGCCTAGCCTTGGAATCAGATGTAAGCAAATGGGTAAACTGCGGTGGGAAGGTTCCCAAGGGCATGAGCGCAGAAGCCTTTGGAGAAGTAGTGAAACAGGTTCCTGCATATCTTGCATGGCGTGAACGGTTTCCACCTTCAAAAGTGGTTGCAGCAGGCATTGATATTACCCCTGTTCCGACGATTCAGCTCACAAACGGAAATGTACTTGTGCCCACAATTAAAGGATATTATGTTATGAGCGGATTTCGTGACGCAGATCTTCAGAAACGCCTTTTGGTGGCAGGATGGCGCATGGACGATAAAGTGAAAAAGACAACTCAATTCCTTCTTGTTCCGGATGATGCAAATGAAACTGTAAAGGTAAAGGCGGCTCGCGACGCAGGTGTGCGCATTGTGCTTCGTAGTGCAGTAGATAGTCTTCTCTAAGTTTCTCAGGAATGTATAGAGAAAGGCGATGAATTCTGCCTTGAATAGCATGCTTCCAAAAATGAACGGGATGGCGGCGATGGGATTTGGATTAGGGTTGGAGGAGGGGTGGATGTTTTTTATAAAATGGCTTGTTGTTCTTAGCGTTATTGGTATACTTGTATATTTGTGCATCCTCGCATTCAAAAACAGTCGCTATACCGCTACGCCCGATAATATCAAACGCATCCAAGCCCAGCAACAGGGGCTGTTAGAACCCCTTTGGACAGGTGTAACTGCTAGAAAAAAGGGGTTGGATCAAGTTGCACTGGATGAGAGGTTGCCACAAGATCAAAATCTTTTGATAAATAGCGCGGTCCTTGCAACTCGTTTGACTGGATATTTAGGTCCATATGATTCCGGTGTATTTGACGAAGACGCCGCGACACGGTTAGCTTTGAGTTCTGGGGCTCGTTGTTTGGTGCTGGAAATTGACCGCGAGGTTGGTTCCAATGAACCTAAACTTATTTACAGAGATGCATGGGGAATCAAACAATCCTTAAATACAGGATCCATTGAAAAGGTTGCAAAGAGCATAGCAGGACGCGCCTTTGTGGCGTCCAACGATTCCGTGCCAGCATCCGTAGCCAACGACCCTTTGATTCTTGTCTTGTATTTTGTGAGCGCTCCAGATGCTGCAACGGCGCCCCGCGACTATTTGCGATTCCTCGGAAAAGTGGCTGCACAATTACAGCCTTTGCGAAATCTTATTGCAGGGCAAACACCCCAGGGAGACTTTCGTCGTCAAGCACAAGAGTCACAGCTTTTTTTCCAGCAAACAAGTGTCTTTAAAGGGCGTGTCCTTATGCTGTGTAATGCAGATACAACAGGATTCCGCCGCTTGAGCGCTCTTGGACTTGCAGGGGAGCTGGGGTCTAGCCAAGATTTAGATCTATTTGTTCATGCACGCCTTTATGCACAAGAATCGCCGTCCAACCTCGGAATTTCAGCGGCTCCCACAAGCACATCCGGTGCTGCAGCCGTTATTACAAGTCCTGGATACTGGCTCTATATGCCTCCCGACCGCCTTGCTCAAGCCCAAGTGCTAACTAAAAAGGCGTGGACACTTGTAATGCCACCTATTGCTTCTGAAAAAGAGGTGTATACAAAGGAAAATCTAAAACAACTCTACGCGCAGTTTGGTGTTCATGCAGTGCCATTTACGCTGTTTGATTCTAAGAGCACTGTGGATTTATTTGTTGGAAAGGCGGGGCATTTTGACACTGCGGCGTGGCGTATAAAGCCCGAATTGATCCGCTTTATTCCACCCAAGCCCATTGTAGGGTTGAAGGCGAGTCCGCAAACAAATGCAGCTGGAGGGTTTGTATCCAGTCCCAAGTTATAAAGCTTATGATTAAGTAGGAGATGGAAGATCAACTTTCTGAAATTGAATCGCAAAGGTTTGATAAAAAACAATTTCAGCAAGTATTTAGTGTGTTGGAGAAATCAATAGATGAGGCTATAGATCTTCGCGACGAAGCGATGGTGCGTGACCCTGCTTTGCGTAAAGCACTTGGAATTGTAGAAACCTTCTTACGACGCACTGGTCGTGTTTGTTACGGGGGAATGGCAATCAATGCACATTTACCGTCTGCATACAAGTTCTATGATTTCAGCAAGGTTTTGCCCGATTATGACTTTTTTACGCCAAATCCTGATGATGATGTAAATGCGCTTGTTGCGGCGTTCAAGGATGCAGGATATGACAGTGTATCGGCTCGTGTTGGAATGCATGAAGGCACGACAAAGATCTTTGTAAATTACACCGCAGTTGCTGATATTAGTTTTATACCCATATGGCTCTATAAAATCTTGTACAGGAGATCTATTGTTGATGATGGTGTGCATTATGCAGATGCAGACTTTTTGCGCATGAATATGTATTTAGAACTATCAAGACCCAAGGGAGAAGTGGAACGTTGGGAGAAAGTATACAAGCGACTTGTTTTATTAAATTCTATAAAGAAGCCGTTGAAGCAAGGGTGCAAACATAGGAAAGCGGAGATGACAAAACTGAACCCAAATGTACACGAAGCAGTCATGCAATATATTGTCGCTGAAAATCTTATTTTTGCAGGGGCTGATTTGGAGCGCATTTATAAACATCCAAATGTTGGAGGGGCTGGATATGTGCTAAAATCTAGCAGACCTGTACTAGCGTACTCAAGTTCACCCGAGTCCCATTTACAGGCTATTCGGCAGATTCTTCATGAACAGGATCCGACTATGCCCCTGCAAAATATGCATTGGGATGCGCGTGGCGATTTGATTCCCGAATTGTTTGGAATTCAGAGCCGAGGGCGCGTTCTAGTTTTATTGATTCGTGAGCAATTCTGTCATGCATACAATACAGTAACCCTTCCTGGTGACAAAACGCTGCGCATAACTTCGCTGGATTCTGCAATTACGCTGTTTTATACGCTGAGTTATGTGCGCGGATTGGAGGGGCTTGTACCAAAGTCCATCCATTGCTTTGCCGATGCCCTCGTGCAAGTCAGCATGAATACCCGTGACAAGGGTGTTCCATCCAAGTTTCCTCTTTTTCCAGCGAGATGCCACGGACATCAACCGTCCAAGGCAAGTTTGTTGGAAGCCAAAGCACGCCGTGTGGCTGCTATCAAAAAGACGAGGAAACGGAGCCAGAGTATGAAGAGAGGTAAAACACAGCGGGCATAATACACTATTAGATAGGTGGACAATTCGGTGTTAATTCCCCCTTTTCTGCTTTTCGTTTGAGCTCTAAGAGTTCATCCGAATCTGCTTTGATGTGTGCAAGAGTGGTCGCAACTTTAGGATCATTCACGAGGGTTGAAACTGCATTGTAACGGGCTTTTAGTATTTCTTGTCGTGTTGGTTCATCAATTGCTTGTACAGGTTTGCATCCCGCTGGATTTAGGGATTTAGGGTCTGGAGGAGTTGTGGCTTGTCCTGGTGGAGGTGGACATGCATCCTGAAATGGTTCTGTTACTATATTTGGACATTGATTCAATGAGACTGTTACATCGGTTTTCATTTGTTTGAGTTTCTTTGAAAAAAAATCCAGCGTACGCTGGATTCTGGTCGCAATATCTGCTGGAATTTGGACTGGGTCATTGGGAGGAGGGCAGCTGAAAAGTGGACCCCCTGCTGTTTTTTGGAGTTCAAATTCAGCTGAAATTCGTTTTTCAGCATCAGATCCTTCTTTTCCAGTCATTGCATCCTCTACAATCACTTTATGCGTAGGACACAAAACTTCACTGAAGAAGGTCATAGCTTCATTCAGCTGCGTCTCCATAGGACTCTGTTGATCTTCAAACCCTTCTGTCGTTACAAGAAAGTATGCTGAAAAAAACAGAACTATGCTGAAAAAAAGAACCATGTAGAGAAATTTTCTTTTAGACATAAGGACATACACTCTAATAGAAAGAATAGAATGTCGGCTGCTGGAAATACCTTGGTTCGGGGGACCCCGACGTTTAGTAGCGGTTTAACTGCGCGACGTGCAGAAGAAGCTAGACGATGCGACCAGCAAGCGCTTCTACAGCGTATTCGTACAGGAACAACATGTTGCCCCACCACGCCGAGTTTAAAAACAGCTCTGTATGCGAGTGTCCTAGAACAAGATCACGCAACGCGTTGCCAGCCTAGCCCCGTAGTCCAAGCAGATGAGTTTCCTAGAGCAGGGACGACAGAAGGGGTGCGACTGCAAAATAAAGTGAGCGCCCTAGCAACCTGCAGTAGCGACCCTTATGATCCATCTGAACGTTATCCGTGGATTCGTCGGTTTGTTCCACAAGCGCCTTGCATCGGACCTACGGCTGAACAATTAAACAGTACAGCTCCTAAACCGACATTTGCACCAGGATGCCAGCCCTCCCGATTTTTCTAAGAATACTAGTTAGAAATGCCGACTGCAAACTACGATTCTAGTCTATTGACCCAGCGCAGACGCAACTATGCCATCTACACATGGAACCGCCTCAATAACGCCGCCGTGGCTGCTGGAACCTCTGTGCGCCGCGAGCAACCCGATATGCAACTCCAAACCGTTGTAACCTACCGCCACGAGGTGGCTGCAAACAAGGCTCCTGAAGCGGAATGCCCTTGCAAAGAGTCCGTAGATTACAACCCTGGTGGCAACAACTCTGCGAATGTTCAATAAGTAGGTTATTTATAATACTTTATTTTATCATACTATTCTATTGCATGATAAAGTATACATTATATGTATCTAGGGTCTTAACCCTCCAAGACGAACAGATTCAATATCGTGATACTTGATAACTAATTCGGGTAAATGTGATACCTCAATAAGTTCTTGCCGAACACGCCCCAAACGCGACCACGCCCTAAATCCCAAACGTAGTTTATAGTTCATGAACGCATGTTGAATCCGAAGTGCATAGACAGTATGTGTTACTTGATTCCAGTTATTGGCTTGAAAAATGTCTTCTACGCGCTCTTCATTTTTCAATACAATAAGGTTTTCTGTTAAACAATTGTCGCGTATGTGCAATTGAAAAAGGCGCTGCCCCGGTTTCCAGGAGGGTTTAAATTCGCGGATGCGATTCTTATTTGCAATCAGCATTCTAAGAGAAGCTGGCAAATGGGCTGGAAGCGTTTTTAACATATTCCCTACAACGGAAAGTGTTTCCAGCGTATTTGGAAGCGTTTCTGGAAGAATAGTGAGTTTATTATAATCAAGATTCATAAAGCGAAGCGTAGGCGGGAGTTTATACCGAAACATGGCGGGGCTTTGAAGCTGATTATATGCAAGATGAACATATTCCAGCGACTCTGGGAGTTTATCAATCTTGATGATTTTATTATAATAGGCTCGCAACTGTTTTAATTGTGATGGAAGGACTGTTAATGTTTTTAAGTCACAGTAGCTCATAGATAAAAGTGAGAGCGAGTCTGGAAGACGCTGTGGAATGTCCGATAATGGGTTGTCATCAATGGAAAGTGATTTGAGCGAAGCTGACCATTCGGCTATTGTATTTGTAGTTGCAAGTAGGTTCCTATCCAGAACTATTGTTTCAATTGTATCCAACCAGCGCAGCGGCAATCCCTCCGCTTTTAAAGAATTTCCATAAAAGTTAACCTCCTTTACATTTGGAGGAAGAAGGTCTGGATAGATAGCTTGAATTTCATTGTTGTTAAAATAACATGTTTGGATTTCTAGACGCCCGGACAAATTGGGCATACATTTTAAATCCAGCCAGTTTGCATTGTATATGTCTGGCTTTAAAGACGTATGTGGATGGTCCACGTTTGAATTGTCCATTTTTAGCCTGCCCTATAGACGCGCTATTTTTTTAGATGAGTTGAATAGAGACAAATGGCTAAAACTCGTCGTGGTAGTCGCAAGGCTTCTAGTCGCAAAGCTGCTCGCAAGGCTTCTAGTCGCAAAGCTGGTCGCAAGGCTTCCCGAAAGCAAAGCGGGGGCGCCAGTGAATGGAACAAGGCGGTTATGCGCGTATACGGTGAAATGAAACGCAAAGACAGCAACGTCAGATTCGGTGATGCCCTCAAGGAAGCCAGCAAACGCAAGAAGGCTGGCAACCTGTAAATGCAATCTGATGTATATTTAATTATTTAGACAAATGAACATTCTAAAATGCTCATTTGTATGTATTGCCCTGTAAAATGTTTGTGGTCTAAAAATCAATATATAAAATATATAGAATGAAGAAACTCGCATTTTGTTTTTTAATATATGACACTATAAATCATGAAGAATTATGGAATATATTTTTTAAACATGTAGATGTGAACAAATATTCCATCTACATTCACTATAAAACGAATAAACCCTTGAAATACTTTGAACAATATAAATTGACAAATTGCATTCAAACAAAGTATGAAGATCAATCTATCCCTCTGGCATATAATGTACTATTCAGAAAAGCATACGAAGATGAAGACAATTATAAATTTTTGATCCTTTCTGGTGCATGTGTACCCTTAAAATCATTTGACCATATTTATACTAAACTAACATCGGATCATTACGGATATTTTAATATTTGTCCACAATCACAATGTTTTCCCAATTGTAATTATTTATTGACTGTATTTGATAAAAAATATATTGCAAAATCACATAATTGGTTTATATTAAATAGAAAACTAGTAAATGCATTATGTTTTGATAAAGATGATATATTAAATAAACACTATAAAACAGTATATGCCCCTGCTGAATATTTCTACTACACATTTATCAAAATATTGGATCTTGAAACTGAAATTATTACAACATTGAATTCTGCCAATGAAGCTACTACATTTACAAACTGGGCTGGAATGGGCTACAAATATCCCGTTAATAGAAGTTTAAAAAATTATTCTCATATATCTCAAGAAGAGCTATTGTATTTGTTAAATAGTGCATGTCTATTTGGAAGAAAATTTAATAGAGAAGCCATTGTATCGTTCATTAATAAAACATATCTAGATTTTATTAGCACATCTTCACAAGAACGTAAAGATTTGGAGAAAAATTGATATAGTATACATGTGATGTATACTGCACCCTTACGTCTATACAAATGCTAGCCAGCACTGAACGAAATAATGCCTACTTGCTGGAAAATGTGGTGCGAAGTAAAGTCGCGCTCCCCCCTGTAATGGCGATCTGCAGACGCCATTATGATCTTGATGCACATGGTTCTTGTGCAGCCGCGCTGCTTCTTTCTGAACGTGTTCCTGAATATGAAGGTGTATGGAAGTTCCATATGCTTGAGCGACCACTAGACTATTTGACTGGCGCTAGAGTTGTACAGTCAAATAACGATACTTGGTTTGAAAACAATGCAGTGCGTATTCTTGTACGGCGTTCTAGCAGCCGCCCTGAAGTTCACAATAAACTCTTTGAAACATTCATTCAATATTATAAATATAAACTTGTATGTGATCATTCTACAATCCCTGTTATCCGTCTTCACAATGATGCGTCTGTATTGCCCAGCGCATTTGCATTTCTTGAACAGCCCGAAAATCAGAGATACATGTTTACACTCAGTTCTGATCCTGTCCTCGCAGAGGCGGCGGCGTACGTCCAAGGGACGCATCGGTCGCATATTCATCGTGAAGCTGAACGAGAACTTGATCGCTTGATTCGTTCCATGCAGCAGTTGCCCGTTGCTCCAGTCATCAGTTCTAGCATTGTAATTGCAGCACCTATTCTCCCCCAACGTATTGTAAATGCATGCATTGAAGGAATGATCGCACGAGGAGAAACATGCCCCATTGAAATGGGTGAGCTGACCAAGGAAACTGCATGCCTTACCCCTTGTGGACATACAATGACACTTTCTTCAGCGGAATGTTGGATACGAGATGCGCATTCCTGTCCGGTTTGTCGCGCGCCAGTGGAGCTTCCTCAACTTCGGCGGTGGCTTCCATAACCCATTCCAGGATCTGCTGCCGATTATAAATGTATAGCCACTTTTTGCAAAACCACTGCTCGCCATCTTCAAGCTCCATTAAAGGCTCTGGCATATACAGCGGGGCTCTTTGCACATTCAGCTGAATCCAGGATCCAGTTGCGTATTTTTGGTACGCACGCTCTGTATCCACCGACGTGATTGCTAGAAAGGGCGACTTTGATTCCAGAAACTTCTGAAAAAACAGCATACATTCGGGCTTTGGGTACAAACAACAAAAATCGCGCGCAAACCACAAGTCGGTGGTCTCTGGCGGATCTCTGAGTATGTTCATTTTTTGGAATTTTACAGTTGGTTTCGTATACTGTGCTTGAAGTGTGGCTACTAATGGTTCTACAATATCTACACCAAGATAGGATATCCCTGATATCCCTGACAGGTCTATAGTTAAAATCCAAGGCGGATTTCCTCCACCAGTACCACACCCACAATCCAATATAGACTTAATTTCCAGTTCCTGAAATGCAGCTGGAAGTTGCGTGCAAAGTTGGGATGAAGTCGTTGTAGTAGCCTTCCATGCCCATGTATTGTAAATTTCAGTCATAATCGCCTCCTCGGCGTCCATTTCCTACCTCGCTGCATTTGGAAAAATTGATACTTTAAGCGCGACTGCTATTTATGTACCCTTCATGTTCTATGAATATCTTCTTTCTCTCTGGAAATCCACGGCGATGCGCGCGGTGGCATTGCGACAAGCACGTTGTAAAAATGATTCTAGAATCTACCCAGATTCTATACACAGCCCTCCATGTCAATGGCGGCGGGGATTTGATTGAATCCTCTGCTCCTCGTTGCGCCTCAACGGGGAAGAGGGGATATAAGAAACATGCAGCCAAGCATCCTAGCGTCTTATGGGCGTCTGCTGCACTGCCCCACTACCTCTGGCTGTGTCGTATGGCACGTTGCTTGTGTGACGAATACATGTTTCGTTGGGGCTCTCTGAAGGATCATGCGTGCAAAGAACACATCTTGTGGCTCCAGAGAACGCCGCCTCCTGGTCTCTTGACGAAGCTGCAGTGGCTGAGCGATCCCACCCCTGCAATGCCAGACGAGTACAAGGATCCAGAATCTGTCGTAGCCAGTTACTGGGCGTACTATAGGGGGGCTAAACAAGAGCGAGGGCTCTTCAAATGGACGGGGCGTCAGGTCCCACACGTGTTTTCTCTAGAATCAAAATAGAATGAATTTTGGATCTACAAGTATTTTTAATCTGCCAGATGGAAATAGTAATCAAATACCCGCGTTTATAAATTACCCGGAACAAGAGCAACCAAAACAGGAGACGTACTATTTTAGATTGTCATCAAACGCTCAGCCCAAAGGAAAGCAAACTAGTTTTAAAGCGGTTCTAACACCCCAACCCTTTGGATATACAGTTAAAATTGGAGGTAGCTCATATCTAGACTGTATAAATATTAGTATTACACTTCAAAATGGCGTTGTTACAAAGGCGAAAATAGGGCATATACAGTCTGAGCCAGAATGCGGATTTGGAACTCTTTTAGAAAATGGTAAAACTGTGGATTTTATAAAGGGCGCACTGCAATTCTGTAAACTAAAATTTCCTTCGCTTCGTTATGTTGAACTTGATGACATGAGCAACATTGATTGTGGAATAAGCAAAGACAAGGAGCCCCCGCGACACCCTGAAAAGCCGTTTTCATTGCCGCATTTTTCAATTGCAAGGACGGGCAAAACATGGTACGAAAATAGATTTGGAGCTAAACTGAAAGACTCGCGGCTCTATACAAAGTATAGGTCTGCAATTCAAACCCTGCACGAACCCGCTAGACTATCATTTGAAGCCTTTTGCGCAGATGCACAATTCACAAATGAACAAGCCGTGATACTCAAAGCATATTATTCTCCTGAACGTACTTGGATGGATTTTTTCAATGCAATTCCCAAAGTAGAGCAATGTAAAGCTCTTTTTAACTGGCTTCCATCCTTCATTGCGGGACTTGTTCAAAACACATTTATCCCTTATGGGTGGGTTATAGATATTGAGAATATGGAATTGGTTGATTTTGAACTTATCAACGAGCCCATTCATTTAGGAGGTGGAAGTTCTAGAAAGACGCGGCGATCTAGAGGTGCTAGAGGGTTGAGATTTTCAAATCAGTGGTGGTGAAGCGCATAATGTTGTCGGCAATAATCGGTGACCTTGTACACATCGCGCCCACATCGTTTGCCGTATTTGTATACATAGTCGCATGTGTATTTATACGTATTTGAGTTTGTTTTTCTCTTGTTTTTCATCCATTCTTTGGAAGCTTCACCAAAGTCTATCATCTAGTATTTGCATATAGAATATACAAGTACTAGAATAACGTCTAGCGGGGCTCGAACCCGCAGTCTCTTGCTTAGAAGGCAAGCGTGATATCCAGTTTCACTATAGACGCACACAGTGTATGTGTAAGAGGACTTTAGATGGTTAAATCAAATCCAAGTCATTTGACTCTGTGAAATGGACTGGGTAGGTTGGAACGGGTGGTTCTGTCCGAATAAGACGAGGGATACGATCCCCCCATCGTTTTCCAGCAGCATACCCCGCCTTTGAAATTTGTATAGCATATTTTTCTTTAGTATTAAGCATAGAATTAAATACTTCAAGTGGATGTTGATGGGATACATTTGTTCTAGTCTCTGATCCACCTTTATGCATACGAACACTTGAAAAAAAATGACCGTAATCAAAAGTAAGAATACTGTGTTTATAAAATAAACTATCTATGGAAAGTTTTGGAAGATTTGATGGAAGCGTTGCTATATTAAGTTCTTGTATTTGGGATTTCAGTGGATTAAATAAAATGATTTCAGGACTCATTGAATTTGGTGTTTTTTCAACATGAAATGGTGAGAGCAGACGAGGAGATATAAACCCATCAATTGATGGCATATTGCTTGATTCAAATAACCCCTGTAAAAAATGCATTGTAAATCCGTCAATATTTGTTTCTGCAACGCGCACACCAGGTTGCTCAACAAGTTTATTTGAGTTGTATACTTGTTCCATTGCTAAAAATCCAGACATGTTCTGTGTTTCAGTTTGATAGATCTGTCGCATAAGTTCAAGCTGATGTCCTAGGGAACAGAGACCAAAGGATGTTTGAACACAAAGTAATGTATTTTTATCTTGAGATGTATATTTACTGCGCGAATAATCAAATATTTGTTTTAAAATAACCTGAAGAAATCGTATATCTATAAGATTTAGAGTCTGTTGAGAATAAAATGGGCTCAATTTGAATGGAGGAGCCGCATAGCCACTTGCAATTTCTTTCATGCTGAAATATGCAGGTCGTGTTGAAATAGCCGGATACTTTGGATCATATCCCCTCCACACAAGTGTTCGTGGTGGAATTTGGATTGTGTCTCCATACATGGGCGAAAAGGTATCCTCAATGTGGAGTTCTCTAATGGTGTTCATTCTGATATGGTCTAGTCTATTTTAGAGTTGAGCCGATGGGCTTAAAGTCTACAGTTGGTAAGGGGGATTTTAGAAACTTGGAGCCTTTGTTATCATCAATATTGTATTTATTCCATATATTGTATACAAATTGGTGAAACCTCATACACCGCATTCTTAATATCCTCGGTCAGACACTCTTTAGGAATAGTCTTATATGCAGGATACCAGCGTCGTACAGCCTCAAGAATAATTTCCCTTGTAATGTATTTAGCAGGAATATACTGAATATTCAAACCTGCCATATTTGCACTTGCACTTGAATCATAAGGTCCTGGGCTCGTTACTGCGAGATACCCTAAATCAGAAGACATATATTCCTCAGGAACATATTTACTATTTTCTCCATTTGCCCTTACAGCCTCTTCACAAAGCTCTTTCGTTAAGAACTCTTTGGGAATACAGTTCAAACAAGTGTATTTACTCTTCACAGCCGACAAACACATCGCTTCATCAATAAAGACCTTGGGGACATGTTCCAGTGTTTGCCCATTTCCTTTCACAGCCGACAAGCAATTCTCATACGTTTTAAACGTATTCACGCAAGAACGGATAGCCCAACAACTGGACCGTATTGCAGCATCACAGAGGTCTTGACTTTGAACCTCCTTGGGAATAAGGTCTATATTTCTGCCATTTTTTGTAACAGATAAGAGGCACAGCTCATAATACTCTTCTTCTGTCAGCAAATGCGGTTTAATACTACAAATGGATTCATCTACACTTTCAATTGCGGATTTACAGAGCTCGTATGTAATAAACTCTGAACGGACATATCCAATGGATGGACCCCATAGTTCTACAGATCGCCGTACACTCTCCTCTGTTTGGTCAAAGGTGTCCCTGTTTTCATTCGTAATGATTTCTTTGCCATGTTGCTTGAATAATGGATGAAGGGGATGAAGACGAATGGTTTTATATCCATAGATTTGAACGGGCGGAAATGGAAGATCCTCGATACAATCATCATCTTTCAATAAGGTATTGTCTGACATACTATAGGATATATTTAATGAAAACTTTAGATTAGATCTTTTAATTCTAAGAGTTAGTGTAGAATGGATAAGAACCTTAGCAATATTAACACACATACCCTGTTTTTCAAAATCATGACCCCGAAAAAACTTAATGAACTTCTTCTTCGTGCAAGTGGAAAGAATAGTATATTACAAAGAGATATTTATGCTAATCTAAAAGGGCTTAATATTGGACGTGCAGAAGTTAATCTCGCTAAAGAAATAGAAGAAGGCGCCGAAGTTTGCTCATTATATATAAATTTCATAAATCATAATGGGCAATTTGGACATATAACATTTCATTTTGATAAAAAACGAAATATAAAATATAAAAAAAAGAACGGTCTTGGTAGATTTCATACCAAAAATAATAGAAATACTACAGGTAGTTTTCTTAGGGTGACTAGAAATAGTGAAAACTCCTTTATCACAATGTCATTATCAAACTATCCAAGTATAATACGTTCTGATTTAAAACAATGTGTTGATAAAAGTCTTGAAGTTTTAAATCTATATTTTAATCCTGACTCTAATTTATATTTGGGATACCATAATCCAAACATACCCTTAAAAAAGCACGAATGTTTAACATGTATAACAAATGTATTAAAAGTAAACAACGGATCACTTAAGCATACACGAAAGGCGATTATAAAAAATCGCTATCTTTTATCAAAACAGGATTCAGGTGTATCACAATCAAGGCGCAGTAATCCTTGGGGTAAAATAAGTGAAGTAGAGGGTAAGTCTGTGGATAATTCTAGTAAATGATCTGGAAGACGTGGCAAACTACATAAAAAATGATTAGACGTGACGTCTAATTTTAGCAGAGTATCCGGAAGCGATGGCAATTCCTTTAACCTATTTGCGTATACCATTAATTCTTTGAGGTTTGGTGGTAGTGGTGGTAAATATTCCAACCTGGAATAATAACAAATCAAATCTTGTAATTGATGTGGTAACATAGGGAGTTTTATTAATTTCGTTTCTCTAATTCGTATGATTTCTAGATATTGTGGAAAATATGCAATAGATTCAAGTTTATACATATACCAGATGTCTAATAATTTTAGATTGTTTGGTAAATGAGATATATGTTGTATAGTATGACAGTACCGAATATAGATATAGTGTATGCTATCTGGAAGTCCGCTAATTGATGTCAGTTGTGATGCACTATATATATATATATACAATAACCCATTTGGCAAATTGTCAAAATGTGTAAATTGATCACCCCCACACCATAAATAATTTAGTTTGCTCGGAAGTTTTGTATTATTCAACAAATCGCAATTTAGGCTGCGAAGCCGTTTAGGAAGATTAGTTAGCGATGATATGGAATTGAAAGAACAGTTCAGTCGTCTAACCTTAGAGGGTATATGTGGAAGTTCTGTTAACTCAAGATCAGAAATATTTAGCCATTTTCGGGGATTTTTTAGCTTCTTCCAGCGGCGTATACGCCGCATAGCCTCTTGCATTTGTATTCTACCGTAGGGTCTTGTGATGGGGCTTAAAGTGGTGCGTGAAAAATTGAGACATATGAAAACATATACAGCATGTAAGAACGATGCAACATGAGGACTTTACAAGACTGGATTGCAATATGCCATTAGAGTACACATATAAGCTGGTGCGGGGGAAACTACCTGAAAAAGTACTCTTAGAAAAGGGGCGTTATTGGATTCCCGATTTAAGATTGCATCCCAACCTTCAATTTAGTATTGAGAAAGATGGTCGCGAAATGTGTTGTATTTGGGATAAAAAGTATGGGAGGTTTGTTACTGTATGTTGTCGAAAAAATAAAGAAACCGGTGTAATCATGTTTAAATCAATGCATATTACAACAATTAATAATAAACAAATAAATATAACGTATTATATTCCAATTTGTATAAAATTTCTAGGAGATCCTCCTGAAATTAATTCAATATCTATTGATCATATTGATCAAAATCATTTCAATGATTGTATACAAAATCTACGATGGGCTACACCAAGTGAGCAGAATTCAAATAGAACTTATATACAAAAAGATGAAGATTTCTATGATTATGATTATGAGCTAGATAATATTAAATTTGATTCATTACTAAAAGTATTCAAATATTGTAAAAAACATAATAAAATTAAAGAAAAAATTAAATATGAAAACTTTAAAAGAATTGTTTCACAATATACAGAACAAAATAAATTACCATATTCTTTATCTTTAAAAAGAAATATATTACAATTAAAAGATGAAGAATGGAAAGAAATAAATAAAAAATATGAACTAGTGCACTTTACACACATATCAAATTATGGGCGTCTTGGAAAATATAAAAATAATCAGATAATACCACGGACAGTTACTGTGGATAAATTTGGGTATCAACGAATTAAATTAAAGAAATTAAAGTCTGAAATTGGTATCCATACATTAGTATATGAACACTTTATTGGTAATATTCCAGATGGATATATTATTGATCATATTGATGAAAATAAAAGCAATAATCATGTAGCTAATTTACAAAGCATGACCCATGCAGAAAATATTAAAAAAACTATGAATACAAACGAAACACATAAAATGATTATAAATATGGAAGTTACTGATATATCTACAAATGAAGTAATTAACTTTATAAATAGAGAACAATTCTACAATCATTTTAATATTGGGTATGGTTACTATAAATATCATATGTACAATTCTAATAACAATATAATTATATTAAATAATAAAGAATATAAAATTCGAGAAATTAAAAACAGAGACTATGAGATTGGTTCTAAAAAAAGAAAAATAATTATGCTTGATAATAATAATGTACTGCTGAAAGTATTTAATTCAATTGTAGATGTATCAAAATATTATAAAGAAAATGGAATTACATTTCATCAATCTATATTTCGTCGGCATATAAACACAAATAAGGAATATAATATTCCTGGAGTTTTCTGGAGATCAGAAGAGACATCGTAAATATCTTTAGAAAAGATACATAGGATGTTTTTTGTAGTTATTTGCATGCGGTGTGATTCGAACACACGGTAGCTTTCGCTGATCGAGCTTGAGTCGATTCCCTTAGACCACTCGGGCACACATGCGATATATCATTATCATAAATTATCGCATATTTAATAATAAACTATTTTGACTCTACCGAGTGCCGCCCTCGGGTCTCAGGATTCAAAGTCCTGCGTCTTTTTCTGTTGGACCATAGAGTCACATGCAGCGCCCATGCGATTTGAACGCATATTCTCAGAGAGAAACAGATTTCAAGTCTGTCGCCTTAACCAGATTCGGCCAGAGCGCTTAATGTTACTTTTATAAGGAAGTAGCAAAACCTGAGTGCCCCGAGGCGGAATTGAACCACCGACCTTTCGCTTACAAAGCGAATGCTCTAACCAACTGAGCTATCGAGGCAAAAATGTTCCTTTTATACAGGAGAAACAAACCTTGGACAAACTACCGCACCACCCTCTTCATGACGGAGAAGAGGGAACCCGCTTGCGAGGTGGTCATCCTCGCCTATACATGTCTATTCACATGTCTTTATACCTCCACCAATTGGACCCTGCGGGTATCGCGCCCACGCCTTTCGAATGCAAATCGAATATGCTACTTTTAACACCAAAGGCCCACGCAAGGAAGCCCCCCAACACCTCCTAACCATATTTGTACCGCCATCTTTATATACTTTTATTTCATTTTTTTACCCTATAAAATTATTTAGGAGATCCAACACCTCCTAAATTTATATCGTAGATATTTTTATAGAAAATAAACGCATTAGTCGTACCTAAAGCCATTTCAATAAAATTGACTATACTATAGTATCATACTTTATTAAGAATGGGATATGTGTATCTTGTTAAAAATAAGATAAATGGAAAAATGTATGTTGGTCAGTCAAAATGTGATGACATAAATAAACGTTGGAAACAACACAAATTATGCTCCAAAAGATATATAGGGACTTATTTGCTTAATGCATATAAAAAACACGGTATTGAAAACTTTATATTTAAAATTATATGTATATGTTTTGATGAAGATTGTGATATTTACGAAAAAGAATACATTAAAAAATATAACACAATTGCACCAAACGGTTATAATCTAACTCCTGGGGGGCATTGCGGTATAACACATCCTGAATCTATTGAAAAAATGAGAGAAAGTGTTAAAAAAGTTGGACTGAAGAACGACGCAAAGAAATGAGTATTCGTGTTAGTGGAGAAAATGCACCAAATTATGGTAAAAAGGTAAGCGACGAACAAAAAGAAAAATTACGTAAAACATCAAAACAATATTGGGAAAATATGAGTACAGAAGAATACGAGCGCATTTGTAAAGAACGAAAAGAACGTTTTAAGAATGCATCAACATCGGATAAAATATTAAATTTTATAAACCTGGGTGGGGCTAAAAAATTAAGAAAACGTATTGGAAAATATGATAATAATGATACATTATTGGAATCATATAATAGTATATCAGATGCATCTAAACAAACAGGAATAAGTCTTAGCACAATTTCAAAAGTATGTTTAGGTAAAGAACATTATAAAACTGCAGGAGGTTTTGTCTGGAAATATATATGATCTTATCTTATTATTAATTTATTAATTTTTAGATGAATTAATAAATTATTTGGTCCTTCTGGGTTCTGCCCCCAGGACCTTCGCGTTACAACTAAGATTTCTCTTGTATCAGCACGACGCGCGTACTACTGCGCCAAAGGACCAGTTCCCAAAGCGGGACTCCAGGTTCTTTTCAAGGCTCAAGAACCAAACCTATATCTTGCGGGTCGGAATCGAACCAACGACTTCGGGAGATTTATAATTTAGAAGGTATCTTCTACAATCCCACATTTTTGGCATTCATAGTATAGTATGAATTCTACCAATTGAATTACCGCAAGTAACCCTAGGAAGTCCAGCGCCTCCTACAAGTGCATCGTAGTATGCCTTTAGGCGAAAAAAACGCAACACCTCACACAAACACATACCAGTTTCCACACTCCATCGTAATATCACGAATCGGCAGAATTCCTGCAAAGAGACTGATAAGTTCCTCCTTGTCAAAGACATGATAGTACCGTTGATAGACTGTACCATCGCCCTTGTGGTTCCACGGCACCAAATAATCCCCCCGCTGCCCAAGCGGCTGCCAAGACGGCTCCACAGAATCATGGGACCACACTGTAATCATTCCACCGCCCCTTCCATTGTACACGCGCGCAAACTCCCGCAAGAACTGTCTCCTCGCATCCTCAGTCGCGAGGTGATGAAAGACTGCAATGGAGAGCACAACATCCATTGAGGCTGTTGCATATGGAAGCGCAAGACCATTCGCGACGGTTAGATTAGCCGTTGGATGCTGTCGCTGAGCATATTGGAGAAGGGGTTCGCACGGGTCACATCCAAATACAACGCAATCCGAGCGCTCGCCGAGATTCTTACCATTTCCACACCCAATCTCTAGAATCGTAGAACCTTTGGGGACGCCAGCTAGGAATTTCCGCACGCCAGCCCACGGCTTGTATCGCGTCTCGTGGAAATGCCCCGCAATCGTATCATAGACGTCGTGTACATAGGTCTTCTCCATGTTGGCGTAGGAATACGTATATGTGGCTGTACATGTATACATATCCCTACACACTATCAATTTTTTTAAAAGAATAGGGTAGAATGCCTCCTCCTCTCGATTATACTATACGATATCAAATTCGTAGTGGGCGCGTAAATTTTGCAAACTATGTTCAGCGCAGACAGCTTGTTCAGGATGGTCGGCTGCTGGGATTAAAAGCATATGTTCCCGATGGCGATGCATCTATTGTGTCAAATCTTGAAGAAGGCGCGGCTAGTACAACGCCAGCCGAATACAATGCATATATAGCTGCCGTTGCGCCGCCTGTTCCAGAACCTGAACCGCCCGCACCATCTGGACCATTGATACAATCTAAAAATAATACAACAGACGGTGGATTTCCAGTTGGTGGCACGGTGACCAAGGACATGGATAATGAAAACTATGCCGAAGAATTTGACCCAAATTCATATCAATCCGAATTTTTTCCTGGTATGACAGACTTCATAGATGAAAATATTGTTCAAGGAGATAAGGCATCCGAAGACAGGCTTGTTGCATCCTACTGGAGCGATTTGGGCAATGATGTTTTTGATGATTGGGGATATTTTTATATATATGATATTGATACTGGAAAATATTATTTTCCCCTGATTAACCCACAGAATGGGGCTAATGGAACTTTGACCACTCAGACCTTTGTAGCGTTTGGTCGCACGTTCACCATCACACAAGGCTGGTGCGTACAAGGCATTTTTAAATTTGACGTATCTGTAAACGACACAAGACCGTTCAGATTTGGCGCATATGGTAATATGGGGTCAGATGGCGACGAAGTTATTGATAATCTAACTTACGGTTATACTCTTGGTAGCACAAGCTTAACACTGTATTACCAAAAACACGCTGAAAGCGGGGATTCGAATGAAATATTATATTCCTATTGGATTCCTAAAACGATAACTGAAAATGCTACCCAGTCATACGACTTCTATAATGATGAAGATAATAATAGTATGATGTCCAAAGAGGTAATAAATGGTATACTTGTTTATTTTGCTAAAAAGAACGATGTAAAAGAATGGGTTACAAACGATCTGGAAATTGCTTCATAAATAGTTTAGAAATGTGCGCATTCATATCTTTCAAGATAATGTTAGATACGAGTCACCAATCCAGTCTCCGAGCTACGAATCAAACGAAACGGGTCCATCATTACAAATCCATAATCCCATCCAGAATACGTCTTCAGATCTTTAATGACCGATTGCGTTCCAAAATAGGGGTGTGCAATTACATCATTGTCCTCAAATCCATGTCCCAGAGTACAGACTTCATACCCGTGCATTTCCACAATGTGACCAGATTCTAGCACAAGGTTATAATACCCATCCATAGGCTCTTTCTTCAGCCGCCCTGCGGGATGTTCTCCAGGAAACATCCAAGGAGCCCCCTCTTGACGCATAGGATGCCACTGAGTAATCTGAAGACCACTCTCAAAATGAACCATTTCAATCTTTGCATAATACGCAGGAGTAAAGAGAAGACATACAACCGCGTGCCCTCCATATACAACATCACCCTTTCGCAGGTTTCGCACTTTGCAATATGTATTGTCATGCATGCGCACAAAACAGTCACCTGCAAAACAGGGTCCCGCTTGATACATGTATTGGCTCATATTAACGGGCACGCCGCCGCCACTATATCCGTCGCATGCAGACGGTGTAGGGGGTTCAAGCATGCTAAAAAGATCAGCCCCTTTTTGTTGAAGCTCTTTGAAATCGTCGCTTGCAAAATGTTGAAGCACTTTGTCTTTGAAATTAATGCACTGTTGCAGACGCAGGGCGCGCGCATATGCAATGCAGTGATTGGCTCCCCATGTAGACCACCATTCTTGCTTGGAAATCGCCTTTTGAATCTGCCCCTCGCCATCATTTGCGCTCATAATATCTAGAAGCATATCTTGAATCAGAGGGTCTTGGGATTGCAGACTAGAAAGTTCCGAATATAGATGCGTGAGATTCCAAATAAGGTCATTTGTAGTATCTTGCGGATGGAGAGAATCATTGAGTTTTTCAACATGAGGAATATATAGGACGCGCGTGAGCGCCTTTACAGCTTCGTACAGCTTTGAAATATATTTTGCTTGTTGAGTTGAACCAAACTTCTCAACAGGGATGGGGTTATAAAGAAGACCGCTATCGTATTGAACCCCTGCAATCTTCATATCCTCTGACCATTTGGGAAAATACAGTGATTTTGCTTGACCCTTGAGACAATCGCCAATAAAAAATACATCATCTGCAACCTGTACGCGTACATTATGTGCAACAGTGAGCAGTGCTTTTGCGCACCAATTGATAAATACAGTGCCTACCATGCTACAATCAGGAATAAACCCAAAACTTCCACCACCTTCTACGCATACGCTCTCCATTAGACCCCTGTCAAGATTATAGCCAAACCCAAACCCACTAATAGTCACTTTGGATCCAAGTTGGGCTACTTTTCGTTTGAGCGTCGGCACAATCCCCATTGGTGGAATTGCGTCCGGTGAAGGCTCGCCATCCGTTAAAAGGAGAATCTGAACATTTACATTTGGATTCCTTGCGAGAAGTATATCGGCTTGATCAAGCGCAAGACGAAGACCATCCCAAATGTTAGTTGATCCACCCGCACTTAAATTTGTAATAGCCAGTTTTGCTTCCGCGTACCCGATTGCATCCATATGTTTTACGGGCATAAGAATTGTAGCCTTTGTATTGAACTGAATAATCCCAAGAGAGGATTTTGTAGTCGCGTACTGTGAATGCATGAGGGCTGATAGAGTCCGCATAGAATGCTTCACAAGATCAAGACGACTAAACGGGGCTTGTTCAGATGCGGCTGTGGCAGATCGTGATTGGGCTAGAGAATCCATAGATCCAGAGGTGTCCATCACAGCAATAAGCGCCGTTTCCATTGGAGCCATAGAGTTGCACTCGAGCTCAAGAGAGGCGTCTCCTTCTGATTCAGATTTTACAATACGGACAAAGAATGTTTTCTCAAGAGGAATTTGGCTTTGGGGTTGGGTTTCTTGCACAATGGGAGCTTGTGAATGGGGGGCGCCCAGTTTCCAGCGTTCAATTGCGCTCCGCAGGGCAAAATTCGGTTTCAGATCTGCGAGTGCCATGGATTGACGCGTCATAGGACTATCAGCATTGCTCTGAAGCCAGTGCTCAATATTGGATCGCTCATAGGTATGACCATCCGATCCAATGACAGGATCTGTCATTACATCCATTCCAATAGGGCATTTATATTCGTCAGGGATACTGTCCATTTAAACATATATATCGTGGGCGGTTTAGGTCTATATGTGCAGACCTTTCAAGCGGGTCTAAAGACAATTATGTGACTAGTATAGATACACCCTCTACTTTTATCAGCTCACATGAACACAACACACATTTACATCTTACGACTCAAAGGCGGGCGATATTATATTGGAAAAACCGAAAATGTATTGCGGCGTTATAAAGAACATTGTAACGGTGAAGGATCTGTGTGGACGCGCAAATACGAGCCCCTTGAACTTGTGACTGTTATTGAAAACGCCAGCCCCTTTGACGAAGATAAATACGTCAAAGAATACATGTTCAAATACGGCATTCAAAATGTGCGTGGCGGCACCTATAGCTCCGAAGTCCTAGATGATGTGCAACTATATACGCTGCAGCGAGAAATCTGGGGAGCCAAGGATAGGTGCATAACCTGCGGGCGCACTGGACATTTTGGAAAAGAGTGTTTTGCAAAAACGGATATCTACGGAAATGAATTGGGGGATCATAGCTGTAAATTATGCAATACAATCTTTCAAACCCTTATGGAATGCACGCAACATGAAAAAATATGCAAAGCGGCGCAAAAGAGGGCGGATTCTATCTGCTACAGATGTGGTCGCAAAGGACATTTCGCGACAGCATGCTATGCGCGGCGACATGTGGATGGGCGGGTTTTACAGACATAGATAGATTAGATTGTCATCTGTTTCGTACATACTATCCATTTGTACATTTGCAGATGCAGATGCCGATACAGCTGGCATCATAGTCATTGCCCTTACCGTTGTAAGTCTATAAGAACTGCAAGTACCGCAGTGATCTTCATTAGTTAGATTTACCTTGTGATCTAGTTTTTTACTACAATAGTCAATGCGCCATCTGCCGAGCGGCGGCTGAACGGGGCTGCGAAACCGTTTGAAGAGAGTAGACAGCGTGTACTTCATGATAGTATAAATGAGTGTACTCAACTATACTAACACGGTGTGCGTCAATTTTTTTGGGCGAGGGTGAGGGTGGGGGTTGTAGCGTCATTATGTCTTTATTTTAAATTCACCGACACTAATTACCTTCTTATATAGTGCATTGTATTCTGTTTTATCCTGGCTTTGCTTTAAAGATGTCAGTGTTTCTAGATCCTGAAGCACAGTGTTCTCATAATATATATTTTCTTTTAATAGGTTGTGTACTTCATTGTTCTTAACAATAGTGGTATATATAGCGTTTTCATCTTTGAACTTCCTATAGGTTGTATTAGAACGTGTTGGTTTTAATAGTGTTTGAACTAGCGGGTTGGGATAATTTTCAATTACAAGATTGAGCTTTTCTTCTGCTTCAGCACACAGCCTATGTATACAATACTCTTTAATTTCAACGGGCACATTCTCTGCAAAATTATTATGATACCAAATTACGCTATTGGCTAAATAAATGCTTGATAGACAATCTGCCATTGCTCCAGAAATCATTTGTTCAGATTTTATCTTACCCCCCAATAGTGCAATAAAGTTTGCAAGGTTTGCATATTTTTTTGTTATGTGTTCTAACCTTTTGTTTTTACTTGATGGTAAAAGACTAGAGAAATAAAGACTGAGAGTAAATCCTAGCATGCTGTTAAACTCTTTTCTAAACGTTTTGAGATCATTTGTCTGGATCGCATCAAAAATGCTGTAAATGTACGGATGAGACTTGTTCAACCCTTGTCCAAAAATAATCAAACTTCGCGTTAATGTATTTGACCCCTCCACGGTAATTCCCACTGGGCTGGCGTTATAAAATTTCGTAAAGAAATTATTTCTGCCTTCACAGATGGCACTGCCCGCATAAATATCCATACCATCTAACAGTACACGCCTAGAACGCTCCGTTGTCTGTTGCTTCATTATAGCGGTTAGAACAGATGGAACAGTTCCTTCATCCAGAATATGTGCTGTAAATTTGACAGAGGATTGAATTACCCACGTATTGTAAAACATATCTAGAAATTTTTCACGAACACCCTGCATATTTCCAATTGGCATTTTAAACTGTTCCCTGTTTTGTATGTAATTCAAAATGCCGAAAGTAATTGCTTTGGATGCTCCATTTGCATTCGCGGGCAAACTTACACCCCTGCCTACCGCCAAACATTCCATCAACATTTGCCAACCCTTGCCCGCCATTTTCTCCCCGCCGATAATCTGATCTAGACCTATATGTATTTTACCTTTTAGAGTTCCATTGGGGAATCCCGCATTATTTGGATTATGGTAGGTGTCTCGCAATAGTCCAGGATGATCTTTTTCTATTAATGCAAGCGATACACCCGCTGCACCGCCATCTTTTAATAAACCATTTGGATCTTTGAGATTAAATGCAATACCGATGAGATCGGCTACAGGGGCAAGTGTAATGTATCGCTTGTCCAGATCAATTTCAACAACCTTGGAACCATTGATTTCTTTAACTGTACCAATATCAATGCTACCAGTAGCATCACTTCCGTTATTTGGTCCTGTTAATCCAAAACACGGAACCAATTTACCCGTGGCTAGCCGCGGCAAATATTTCTCTTTTTGCGCATCCGTCCCATAATGTTGCAAAAGCTCCCCTGGACCGAGAGAATTTGGAACCATTGTAACAACCGCAAGGGAGGGATTATAAGATGACATCATTGTAAGCACATCACTCTGTGTGGAAATCGGAACACGGTTTCCATTGTATTTTTTATCAATAATCATCCCCAGGAATCCATTGGTTCCCAAATCGGTCAATATATCCTGCGTGACACTAGAAGGGTATACCTTCTGATCCCCATATTTCCGCAAAATGGTTCTGGTCTTCTCAAGCATGGGGTTTGTATTTGAAGCGGGTGCGGGAGCGGGAGCCATTTTTCCCAGTTTCTTGTAGTCTACTCTGCCGCTAAAAATGTCCCTGTCTATACTCACACCCCCTGATCGCAATGCAATCAACTCCGTTTGAGAGATTTTGGGAATGATTCGTTTTACACCTGAAAAGAGTACGGAATACATCCTATACTGTGAGCCAGATATATATCTTTAGACTGATTATACGGGCTCGGGCGGGTTTTGGGGGATTTAGATAAATACCCAAGCTAACCGCGCAGATATTGCGCATATTTCCACCCTAAAACCTCGGGCACATTTGGATATAAATATGCCCGTTCACTCATTTGGATTTTTCTACGCTTTCGCGTTTTGCGATTTCCACCGCTTTGTTTAACTTGATAAGATTCAAAATATACAGATGCGGTCTTATTCTTTTTCTTATTTTCTTCTAAATCAATATACCATTTTATACTTTCAAAATAGGCGTTGTTTTCAAAAATGATATAGAGGGCGCTATTGAGCCAAGGATAGAGAACAGTGCATTTTTTATCCTTGTAGGTGCGCGAAAGTTCGCTGAAAAATTCATCCCATGTGTTTGTTCGTTGGTAGATTGGTTCCAACTCAATTTGAAGCTCAGGATGTTTAAAATCAAACGCGGGCGGTTTGTTCGCTGGATTTTTAAAATTTGCCTTCAAAGCAACATATGCATCATAATCCTTGACCAGTTTGGCGTCAAAATAATACTCATACCATGTTGCTTGGTGAAACGCAAGATGGAATGGTTTCATAGGTACCTTTTGTTCTCTTCCATCGGGAAATATACATGTTATATTGCTCACGTCGTCAAATTGTATTGTTTTCAAGTTAGGGTTTATACTTCTTGCGATGGATATGCCCAATAAAACCATATGTTGTGTGCTTTTTGTATTAATAAATCGCTCAAAGCTGCATTCATCGTGCGCCTCTACCCAACTCAAAAATCCTTCAGTACCATTACTATGCAAACTCGGAACAACCATATTAAAGCATTTACGAGCCTTGCCCCCTAAATTTAAATTATAGGATACGATATGCCCTGTATTCCGATCTGTATTTTGGGTTATATGCAATCTATAAACAGCTCCTTCGGAGACAATCGTCTGTTGTTTAGGGTATATTATTGTCTCCATAGTCTTACTTTACATATACACTTTTAGTTTATTTGGGGACGGTGATGGGGGGTCTAAAGACGGGTAAGGAAAATTGAATGCATCTGAAAGCAGATGATGATGTAGAGATTGATCGTGTGAGGGGATGGGCTACATATACCTCATCACAAATATGATAAACAAGAAACAATATGTGGGGCAAACAAAACGCCCTGATATCAACGATAGATGGCGGCAGCATAAACATAAAAAGGCTGGGCGATACCTTGTTGGAGCATACGATAAATACGGCGTTGAAAACTTCAAATATCAAATCATATGCATTTGTTTTGACGAAGATTGTGATAGGTATGAAGAAGAATATATTAAAAAGTTTAATACGATGAGTCCTAACGGATACAATCTGAAAGGCGGCGGGCATTTTAGCAAGCTTCATCCAGATTCTGTTGAAAAGATGAAAGAAAGTCTGAAAAAGGTGTGGACTGATGAGAAGCGAAAAGAAATGAGCGAGCGTTTCAAAGGCGAGAATGGACCTAACTATGGAAATAAAACCAGTGATGAAACAAAAGAAAAGTTGAGTGAAAAAAGTAAAAAATACTGGGAAAATATGAGTAAAGAAGAATATGAGCGTATTTGTAAAGAACGGAAGGAGCGATTCACAGGGCAAACCCCGTCTCAAAAGGCAATAGATGCATTGGCAAAAGGAAGGGAAATGAACGAGTCGTGTAATAAAAAACCTGTTGGTAAATATGATACCAATAATATACTATTAGAAACATTTAATAGTATAACAGATGCATCTACAAAAACAGGAATATGTCACGGTACAATTTCAAAGGTCTGTTTAAAAAAAGGGTATTATAAAACCGCGGGTGGATTTGTATGGAAATATGTATAATCTTCGACGGGGGGTTCTTTTTTCAAATAGTAAAACTACAAGAAAAAAGATATATTGAAGTTTAGGACATACGGGTATCGATCCCGTTACCTCGCGCTCATAAGACGCGTGCACCACCGTTCGTGCTGATGTCCTGCAGAAGAAGACTGTTAATCTTCTAGATATATCTAGTTACATACTCTTTATACTCCCTCATTTCACTTTTTAGTAATCACCTTCTTCTTGATCACAGTGCTGGTCTTCTTAGGCACCGGTACGGGTTCTGCATCGTCGGCATCCTCCTCTTCAGCGGGTTCAGGAGCGGGGGGTGCTTTGGGCAGCACAGCAGCCACCACAGACGGCTTCTTAGAAGGAGGGGCGGAGAAGGCTTCGTCTTCGCCATCATCGGAGCCTTCAGCCTCTTCATCGTCCTGGACAACTACGGGCGCTTTCTTGCTGGGAGCAGGGGCGGCGTCAGTTACATCTAGCTCACTGTCTACGAACGCCAGGTTGCGAGAGCTCTGGGGTAGACTGGTTACGATGGCTTGGCTCAGCTTCCAGCTCAGACCGTACTTCATGCCCGCAAACCAGACACCAGTGCACTGAATTAGACAGGTCACCTGGGCGCCCTTCACCAGCAGCTCCTCCAGAGGAATGCCCTTGTACTGGGTGCGCTTCTCGTCAAAGCACACCACGTCAAAGTCCTGGGAGTCGCGCTTCTGGCGCAGGGACAGCTTGATGGTGGGGGGATAAGGTTTAGGGTTGCCTTCGCGATCCTTGGCTAGACGAACCACGGGGGAATAGAAGGCTTTGATGACATCGCGGCTCATTTCAGACTTGAACCACTGTTTGGAATTCTTCACGCCCTGGTCAATCATGAACTCATCCAGACGGCTCAGCGCATCGTGGAAGGGCTTCATCTTGTTTCCAGCTTCGTCGTAACCGCGCAGAGACAGTTCTACGCTGTACTTGACCGGACCAGCCTTGTCATATGCATTCATGCCATACGGCAGGTAGCAATTGGGAGTTTGAAATACAAAGGAACCATTATCATAGTTGGCATAGCATTGCTTGCCACCATTATCTAGAACTTTGAGTTGACTGAAGGTGAGTTTCTGGGTGTTAAAGTTAGAGGCTACAACGGTGTTAGAGGACATTTTGATTGCTTTCTTCTGTACCTTTCGGCTACTAGGATCGGGGAGAATCAATTTTTCGGTTTGAACGCGGTCGGGGTGTGAGACAATGTGTGAAGTGTAAAGATGTCGTTCTTTTTTTTTTGAAATCTAAACAGAAGTACGATGGACGCCTCAAAATTAATAGAAAAGCGCATGCTTGCTGCAAACACCTATCGCAGCAACTGGCAGCCCCGCGATGCGAGTGAAGTCACCATGCGTAAAGTGCAGATGAGCCAAAAGAGCGCATCCAGCACACATCATGGTCCCATCATTCCATGCTGTTCCGACGGTAAGCTCCCCGTCCCCCGCTCAGTCAGCCCAACAAATGGGTTTAGCACAACATACAGTCAAGAGCCCGTTTTTCAACGTAAAGCGGGTTGTGCAAACTGCAACGATCCTAATTTTGGAGCTGCAGGGGGTGTTGTTTTACAGACTTGCGCAGAAGTTGAAACTATTCTAGCCAACGAGGCAAATCCAGTCAAGGGTTCCAGCTGCTACTGCGCCGATCCTGGAATCAAGCGTCAGCCCTTTCCAAGGGATTGCAGCATCATTGAGCCGGCTTATACTGGATCTTTGAACCAAGTCCCCATCACAGCCTCTGAGCGCTATGGGCATTTGCCTAAGCAACAATATCCCTACCCGAGCGGCTAGGTGAAAGCAACTATAGTGTGTCATCCTGCATTTCTACGAGCCATGGATAATGTTCACGAACCCGCGGGCTCACAATTGCAAATGCAGTCATACCGTATAAGGCTCCAAGTATCTTGTGCTCTTTGAGTTGAGCAGACGATACGAATCTATCCATCACGTCAAGAATAGTTTTTTGCCACCATTTCTTATCATGCTTATAGCGAAGTTCATTAGGTTTCCATTTGAAGAGTGAATTTTCAGCTGAATTCCAGTTTGGAACGACAAGCAGTTTTACTTCTTGACTGAGTTGGAGGCGATGTGTCCAGAGATCCCATAATTCAGCGTAAAATAGCCACAAGTATGGTGCAGATAACTCTTCAAACCAATTCAAACACGTATGATAACCAAGCACATCATATTTCATTGTTACATCCAGAATACGCTGATGCCACATTTGTTCTGGTGTAAGGGCTGTATCGGCTAAATGCACAAGGCAATATTTGCGCTTCCGCAGCCACTCACACCTTCTAGTATAACTGGCTTCAGAGATTGCTGAAAATGCTTCACGAGTATACGGGTTCAAAATAGCTTCATGACTATCTTGCGCCCTCGTCATGGAAATGCTCCGTATATCAAAGAGCCATAGATGTTTCTTTGTATCTGCATAACTCCACCTATACATCATTGGAATACTTGCTGTAAAATCCAGTGTATACACGTCAGTTTGATTTTCAGCATCGGCTGGCGTATTTGTAGCCGGTCCTTGGCGACGGAAACGCAGGAATCCAGCCAAGAGTAGCCACCACCGCTGGATTTTTTCAGCCGCTGTATTTCTAGAATAGGTTGGTGTACTAACAGTTGTTTTCTCTTGAAATAGTGTAGGATTTTTATAATGTCGGGCACAGAATTCCCCATGTGATGCTGGATTTGGACATTGTGAGTCAGGATGTTTTTTAGAACGTATATTTGCACATCGGCGCACAAGAGCATCTTGTGATTTTGTGATGCCCTTTTTCTTGGGCATCCTATCTACACTATGTATGTATTTTGAGTTATCTATAAGCCCTTCTGAGCACTCGGATAGTGTAATTTTGATTTCAAAAAAAAAACTTAGGGTGGGGGTAAATCAGAGCGAAAGTTGAACGCATGTGCAAAAAATTGCACCGCCATTTTCCCGAGATGAGAGGTACAAGATTGCGGAAAAATGTCTAGCACTAATACCTCCAGCACCAGTACGATGAACGCTCCCAAGAAGTCTGTAAAGAAATCTACTCCTGCACCTGAAGTGGCTGCTGCCCCTGCTCCCGTAGCTAGCACCCCTGCACCTGCTGCTTCCAAGAAGGCTACTCCCAAGCCATCTCCTAGCGTCAGCACTCCTGCTGCGGCTGCTGTAGCGGCTCCCGTGGTTGTGGCGGCTCCCGTAGCGGCTGTTGAGACCTCTTCTGCTCCTGAAGCCTCTCTGTCTGATGAGCTGAAGACCCTGCAAGATCAGCTGACTAGCATTCGTGATTCCGCGAATGCGGCTCTGGCGTCTCTGAAGCGTGTGGCTAAGCGTGCCGCCTCCGAAATCAAGGCGGCTGGCAAGAAGCGCAAGAACCGCAGCACCGAGGGTGCCACTGAAGGCGGAGCCCCCAAGCACAACAACCTGACCGACCCCGTACCTATCAGCGATGAACTGTCTACCTTCCTGGGTCTGAGCAAGAACAGCAGCCTGGCTCGCCAGGATGTGACTCGTGCCATGAACAAGTATGCCAATGAGCACAATCTGACCGAGGGAAGGAAGATCACCCCCAACGCTGCTCTGAGGAAGCTGCTGCGCATTGACGACAGTGTTGAGCTGACCATCTTCAATCTGCAGACCTACCTGAAGCCCCACTTCCCCCCTTCCAAGGCGGATGCAGCTAAGGCTGCTAAGACCGCCTAAAGAGATGACAATAAGACTGGATGTGAGGAAGCCCAGTCGTTTGAATAAACACGCTTCCATCCCTGCGATGAAGCTTGCCAGTAATCAATGCCTATCATCGTAAGTTGATGTAAAAACTTGTTAAAAGTCTTATTAAAGGCTTCTAACAGGTTTGGCCGAGCGGTTAAGGCACTCGTTTTAAGCACGAGCGGAGAAATCCTCGCGAGTTCGAGTCTCGCAGCCTGTATTATCAAGTATAACTTTTTGCTTATGAGAGTCTCATAGACACTGATATGCAATCTATTTTTTAGATCTACGTAGTTTTTGTAAAACTGCATTGCGCTGTCTCCTCAGTTGATCATAACAATTTGGGCAAACCGTATTGCCTTGAAATGACTGAAATGGAAGTGGATTTCCTTGCCACATATGCCCTTGTCCACAGCGAGTACACCGCATAGTATTTAGGTCCATTTCTATTTCTGTACGCTCTTTATCCATAATTTCATTCGTCAATTTTTACGAGTATATAGTAAGAATGCAACCCCGCCGTTTCAAAAAAACATACAAGAAAAGACTTGTGATGAAAACTATATGTCCATGTTCACCCGATGTTGGCGATTGCCCACAATGCTGCAACTCTAAACCAAATCATAAGCGTAAGAATAGAAAAACTAGAAAAAGAGTCAAAGAATAGAATGGCGGATGTACCACTTACGGAGAAACGTTTTTTTGAATTATTAGATGATACTCTGGAACGAAAATTTAAAGAAAAACTAGATCCGATCCATAAAATGTTAAAAGAGTTAAAAGGGTTTCAAACTTACGAGTCAGACGCGATAGAATTTGAACTTCAAGAGGTATTGGAATCTTACCTTGTCGCTAAATACCCTCTAATGAAAGTAGATCGGTTTCGGATGAAAAAAATATCAGATCCAAAAACAGGAAAAGATATTACTGACTTTGATGCAGCCTTTTTAGTACAGAATATAAACTACCAACCAGATTATAGTCGTGTAAAAGAGGCGGCGTTACCTATACCAAAAACAAAAGCAGACTATACAGATTCTGTCTTTTTTGTTGTTGCAGAAGCAAAACACCACATTGACAAGGATAAAATAAAAGAAAAATTAGAACAGTTTGATAAAATACGCGCAATATTCAATCGTATGAAACAAATTTCACAAATTCCAGAGAATGAAAGAAAACCAGAGCTGCTTGGTGTTTCTTCTAAATTTTTAAATACAATTGTGCATCATAAATATCTAGCACGTATAGATCAAATATTCCTATTTTTTGGAGCAGCACATTGGTCCGAAGGTCTTTTAAAAGATATAAAAGGGGCTGCAAGTATCTATAGAGATCTTGTGCAGAGATTCAAGAACGCTCCACCAGAACAAAAACCAAACTTTTATAAACATTTATGTTTATTAGAAAACAAATGGTATGAACCTGGAAAAGCTCCGAATTCGCCGAATTTATCTCCAGAGGAGATAGCAAACCTAAATACTATTGATGGTGCTATGCTATATGTAAATTTCATAGAACCATCGGGCGACCGTTATAAAGTTGTTACAAAAAAGGAAAAAGAGCCGTTTGGAATTACGAGCATCCCTTTACAAGGCGGTGGTAGTAGTAGTAAAAAGAAGAAAACACGACGTCACCGTTATTCATAAGGCATCGGCTCGTAATTCATAAAGGCTTTATAAATATGCAGCTGATCTTCGCGAATCCACGGCTCAATGGTGTCTACAGATCTGTAAAAGATGTGAGAATCGTCTGGCCAAACAGCGAGCCATTGAGGATATTTCTGTTTAAGATTTGTCAGGTTCCGAAAGACCTTGAGCATATGATAGGCTTGTTGAATTGTAAAGCTGTTTTGCTCTTGGCTTGTCTCTGTAAAGCACATGGAACAGAGGCTTCTGAATTGCCAATCTCCAAATCCAAGTTCTTCCAGGATTTTTTCCCTGTCATACTCTTTGAATTGCATTCCATCCTCCAAAGGCGTCCAAAGGAGCTTAGCGCCCATAGCCAGCAAATCCATATCCCCGCTGATCACAAGATCAAGATCGCCCGTTGCACAGGCTGCAGCTAAAAGACCATCAGCTTCCCCTTTTGCCTTCACCATCGGAACTTTTTCTTCATAAAGGCGCTCTTTGATCGCATGACGAATTTCTCTGGTAAGACTCCACCCTTTTTTCTGGTGCTCTGCAGCCCGCCACTCTATCAGAAATCGTTCATCATCCGTAAGATCTGCAGTATTCAAGAGTTCTAAAAGTTTATTTGCATTTTGAAGTTCCTGATCACGCACATCGCGACGACGCTGTGCTTCCCATTGTTTACCGTCTTCTGCACGCCCATCAAAGACAAGAAGCACTTGATGACGATTCTTCTGCAGAGCCCGAATAAAGTCAAGAATCTTTTGCGCGTCTCCTTGCCACCGGTAGATATAGAAACTAATATCAATTCCAATTCGCCGCCGCGAAAATTTAGGATTCAGTAAATCATCAAATGTCTTGGGTATACTGTATTCGCGAAGAAAGCTTTGTAATCCACGAACGCCCATAAGAATTGTATTGCCTTGTAGCTTACAAGATCATACAAGCAATTTTTTAGATGGCTTTTACTAGCCTAATCATCTTTTGGTTCACAAATTGTAAATCGCAGTGACTTGACTTTTGCATACCCCTCTGGTGCAGACGGAACTTGAAGTCCAAGGCGACGCCATACTTCCAAACGACCAATCAAATATCTCCACGCATACTCTTTTGAGGAATACACTTTATACGCATCTTGCAGCGTGGCGGCTTGTCTAACTGCCCAGCTAATCTGTTCTCGCATGTGGCGCACAAATGGTTGCGGCTGCCCTTTTGCAGCCATTCCACACAGAAATAGCTCCGCCCATGCTTCAGTATCCGCTTCAATATATGGCGTATCCAAATGATAGGGGTCAGAGCAAGAAGCATGAAACAATTCATGAATTAAAACACGTGATACCTCCTCTTTTCTGTACAAGACAATTGTTTGTGGCTCGCAACGAAATGCGGCTCCGCCATTTACGTGTGCAGCTCCGATGCGCGTCGTTTTTGGCGGCAATTCACGTTTTTTCGGATGCGCAAAAATAAGAATACGCACCTTTTTTTGCGGACTCAAGAGACGAACACATCGCCACCACAGATTCCATGGGGGATGCAATGGGTCTTTTTTAAAAGATACAACAAGAATTTCGCCTAATGAGCATGTTGTTTTTAATACGACGGCTCGCCCTGCTCCAAGTGCAGATGCAGACTCTTTTTTCAGACCTGCTACATCAAAAGGATCATTCTCATTAGCAGTATTAAAAATATAGGTTAAATCGCCATGCGTGATAGGCTGAAATACATATGTGGGTGGCGACTTTCTATATTCATCATGTATTTGTCTCAAAAAAGGGTCAATCCATGGAAGATCCAACATGCTGCTCATACCGTGCTCCTATTTAGAGTGCAGAGTTTCTTAGACTAGAGTGGTTTTGCTAGAGCTGTGGCTAAATGAAGACCAAGATGCTCCCATGCAATCGGAATTCTGTAGCTAGCTAGAGTCTGCCCGCCACCCGTAGAAGATTCATTTGCAAGCACAGCTACAGCTTTTTTAAGTCTATCTTCGGGTATAGGCAAATGCAGAAGAGATTCTAGAATATAATGTACAACTTCTTGCCAGCGCAAGTTACGCTGTAGACAAAAATAAATCCAGTCGCGCACCTCTTGGACACGATCAAGCGTCATTGGTTTTTTGCTCCAAGCTAACAAAAGCTGATCAAAATATTGCCCCCAATCCAGTACACTGGTCCCGTACTTTTGACGCATATTTACAAGCGTCAGATCTTTACCGCCCACTGGAATCTCCACAAACCAGTCTACTAACTCATACGGTAATGGCAACTCACTTGTACACCAAATGACAAGACTTCCCTCGTGTTGTTCCAAAGCCATTTGAAGTTGCAAAACGCTATCGTGGCTCAATAAATGTGCATGATAAAAAACAAGAATACGCTTAACAGATTGCTTCTTCTTGCCTACCGCAACCTCTGTGCCATATCCCAGTCTTTCCAAAAGGCTCGCAATATAGTTTTTATCTTGCATTGACATGCGGGCAATATCAAATCCTAAATGAACGAGTGAAGTTTCATACGGAATCCCCTCTTTTTGCTGTGGTGTCTCGGTTTCATCTTGTTGCGCCTCTGTTTGCTCAGATTCTCGTTGCAGCTTTTTATTTGTATCTGTAGACCAAACAGACTTGCGAATTTGAAATCCTACTCCGCGCCCTTGTGCAATATGTTGTAGGGCTTTATGAATATGTGTCTGTTTTCCAGTCCCTTTATTTCCAATCCAGACAAGATTTAGCTCGTCCATTCTGTGCATGTATAGACTGTGCGTTTAGACCTGACCGTTGTGACCTTTGTGGTGACACTTGTGGGGTACTCAAAGATACGCAACATTCTATAGTATAGGAGTATGAATGGAAATTATGATACAGGATGGATAGAAATGGTTCTTCCTATTGAACAATTGAATCTCGGTTGTATACAATTAGAAGCCCCAAAACGGTTACGATCCGCTGAAACCGATGTTCGGTATGAACGTCTTATTCTCCCCCTAGCATATGAAACCCCCCTATATCGTCTTCCATGTTTAGCGGTTCTTACACCCTTTATGAAAGTCCATTCCTGGGATTCAAGTACGGGACGCCTTGAATTTGAGCTAGAACGCGATTCTCTCGTTTATAGATACATTACAGCCTTTGAACAAAAATTAATTCATCTTCTTGTTGAAAATTCAAAATGGCTTGGATATTCAACGCACGATATACAATCCCACGTACAACAAAATCTACAATACGCAATTCATGACTGCATATTTACAGTATATTTACATGGGCAAAATGTTTCAACAAAACCAATGGGTAGAGTATGGGGATGGAAACAAGGGTTATGGGCAAAAGGCGCGACACCTTCAAGCTTTAAAAAGGGGCAGCAACTACGAGTTGCACTCCGCTTTCAGGGTATTTGTTTCTTTCCCAACGCCCCTGCAAAATCCAAGTACCGTATTCAGCATCAGACTATTGCCGTATATTATAAGGATACGTAGGTTGTCTAGGAGTGTACAATTGACAGGGATGATGCACTTACGGCGAAAATACTCAAGAAGAGATTCACAAAGAGCATGATAAGTGTAAAGAATGGAATATATCCTGGGTTTTGAATAAAGTACATATAGGCTACAAATCCAAAAATACCAATAAGAACTGCACTTATACCCGCGACAATACCAAGATTCTTGCGAATTTCAGAGGCATTATCCTTGTTTTGCGTCAAGAAACCAAGCCATACCATGATGGCAACCACGCCCGTTAATCCGAGTCCTAAAAGGGTCCAAAGTATAGGATCTGTTTGCATCTATATCGCTTCCTATTCTATAGGGGGAACCTATGAAGTTCTACTCGCCAGTCGGCGCATAGATTCCAAATTACTAGAACATGTGAGCGCCCAATCGGGCATTGTATAGATGACAAAAAGGACAAACAGAAGGATGATAAGAATTAAGATTGGAAATATAATGTGCCAAAATGTAGATGTATTTAATCGCTTGGTTCGGGAACCTTCTTCCGCCATTCTACTCGCATAGCCCTTATTTTATATCCAATCGTTAGGAATATGCCACCGCGGCGTACGCGAAAAAAGGGGAGACGCCCACCAAATCCGGGACCAGATACATGCTCGCCATACGCAGCCCGACGAAATAAGGGATCCTGTCTAACGCCGAGCGTGCTCAAGACTATTGCTACACGAACTCTTAAACACCGTGAGCTGACAGGGCTGACAAGCGGTGGAAGTAGAAGTCTACAAGCCGAAATTGCAAAAGAACTGGGATGTAAGAGTAACGACGAGCGATGCATTTTAGAACGATCTGCATTGAGTGTAAAGGAGAAAAAGTCACTCTTAAATACATACTTTCGCCCCAAGATGCCCGAGGAATGGAAAACTGATCCGGATGCGTGGCTCAGCAGCGATGATATCATCCATGTTATGAAACAGTATGAAAAGGCGTATACTGATTTCAAGTTCTTGGGGGTTGTCCCTATTGACTTTTCAGCGCCAAGCCCATATACAGATGGCTCTGAGAAGAAATGCATGAATGACCAGTTTTGTCATGTGGATTTGAAAGAGGAGCGGCAGAGAGGAATGCGCATCATCGGTGCAGTGTTCAATTTAGATCCGCACTACAAGGATGGAAGCCATTGGGTTGCATTAGCCATTGATTTGAAGCGCAACTGTGTATATTATTTTGATAGTTATGGCGTTGAACCTCCTAGGCAGGTTGCACGATTTATGCGGTATTTAACACTTCAAGAGTCTGCGTTGCGTCTTGAGAGTAATGGACGGCGCTTTCAGTTTAGCAACTCTGAATGTGGCATGTACAGTATGTATTTCATTATACGTATGATTGAGGGGGAATCCTTCAAGAAATTCTGTAAAAATCGTATTGATGATAAATACATGTTAAAATTTAGAAGGGTTCTATTTGACCCAGAGGCTTAGATGGCAGATGAATTTGTGTGGTTTATATCTAAAGCACTTCCTATTGCATTCCAGTAGAGATACGTCCTGGGATGCAAAAAATGACCACTCAGACCCCTGCAACAGAACGCCAATATTTTGGAGAACAAAATGAACAGCAGCTTTTCGGCATTATTACACAAGATTTCCAGCAAAAACTTGGCAGCGGTCTTACGACTACACAGACAAATCGTCTGGGGCGCACATTGGAGCATTATATGCAAGAGGTGTGGGATGTAAATGGACCGATGCCTATTCAAGCCCTGAATCGTGAAGTCGTTGCAGCAGTCGCAAGAGACTTTACATCTTATCTCCGACGTGGCGAATTGGCTCCGACGATCGTCGCAAGTCAACGTATAGTCTCGGACCCTGCAAATCAACCTCAAACGGAAATGGCTGCGCAACGCCTCCTCCAACAGCAGGGGGCGGCGGTTCCCCCCCGCCCGACATTTGAATCCAACTTGCTCATGGATACTGGATCACGCTTTGAACAACTCCAACAAGAGCGCCTCCCTCCTGCCGCTCCAAGACCTGCACCACCCAACTTTTCCATCCCCGTTGTTGCGAGTGGAGACGAACAAAGTGCAATCTCACTCTATGAACAAGCCAAAAAGATGCGCCAAGTTGAAATTACAAAACAACAAGAAGATGCTCAACGACTTTCTGGTGTTCAAACTGCAACTGGAACTGCAGTGACCGACGTAAATCCACTTGTTCGTTTTATGAGCCCACCTTCCATTCAAAACGATGCACAATCCAACCCTACACTGGCTCAGCCTATTGCAGCCATCGCCCCCACCCCGCGCAGCACGCTTCCTCAAGACTTTTTAATTAAACAGGATGACATTATTAATTACAAAGAAACTGAACATAACTTAATTCTTTACAGCGCAGATCGCGACTGGCTGACAAACTCTAAAGAAAACCGCTACTCCTTCAGTGTCACATTTGATCCCGCCAATAATAAACATGGGTTTACAATGACCCCCTCTTCCACTAAAAAATTCAAAAATATCAGTCGCATTGAATTGGTCAAGGCTATTTTACCTTCCGAAGGTCTTCAAAATCTTGTGAGCCGCGTATCTGGTCCCGCCTACGATACTACATCTAAAATCAACGTCTTATCCTACCCCTATGTTCTCGTGCACATCCCGGAATTAGATACAAATAACTACGGAACAGACAATAATATTGATAACTCATTTGCAGTCCTACAGTACGACGCCAATTGGTATACGGACACGACAAATCTGTCCGATGGGTATCTAGGCATGATTCCTAAATTTATGAAATGCCAAAAGGTATATCAGCCAACACCGCTAGCCACTTTGACAAAACTGAGCATTGAACTCCAGAGACCCGACGGCAAATCCATCAGTGCTTCTCCTGATACGCTTACTATTCAAAATATCTATGCAAGCAGTACATTTCCTGGAAGCTTTGTCTACAATGGTCTCTATTCTGGCGTGACGCTTGCAAGCGGTTCTGTATATTATTTAATTCAAACAACTGAATATTTCAACCAATGGATGTTCCAAAAGGGCAACCGCATTCAACTCAAAGGGATTAACCCCGCTGAAATTGCAGGGACAATGGCGGCTGGCAACTTTGCTGACTATATGCAACGCGACGAAGGGTTGCTTATTGTTGGCGTCGGTAAAAATAGCGCCAGCGGTCCGGATCTGCCAAACAGCATTGGTTATGCAAATGTAATTGTTGTTGAAGCACCCTTTGCATTCCCCACGGCTGCAACCCCTGATGTTCAACCCTTTGGCGGGTCGGCTATTGCTAACTCTGATCTAGCAACCGCATTAAGCACTACAACCTTTACGGGTGCAAAACTAATTAACTTGACTCATCAAACAAATGTTGTTCTTCGGATTATAACGCGCGAGTTAGATCCGGCTGCTCGTGTACGCCCGGATAATCTGTAAATGATTTGAATATTTAGCATATTTAGATCATTTTTATTCATTTCTAATTAGATGGAAGGGCTTTTACCCCTATTAATAACTGCAGGAATAGGTGGTGGATTTCTGTACGCTGCCAAAAAAAAGGAGGGGTTTGCTGCTACAATGGATGCACCTGTTGAAACGGCTATGCGTGGCGACTTTGTTGAAATGGCACAATCTGGCGGATATAAATTCAATCCGATTATCAATTTAACTGATCCTAAAAACAACCCCTTCTTTTCCGAAAACGCATCTCGTGGAGAAATTAGTCAACAAGATACAAAAGTAAAACAAGCTTTGGGAAGTGCAATCGCATCCCCTTCTTCTGAAGGTGTGCAATTAAGGGCTTCTGATACATCTATATATGATATAACGCAGACAAAAGGGGGTCAAACTCTTGAACATATACGCATGTGTGAAAAGCTGCGCGCATCTTCCTGCGATGCATTCAACGACCCTAAATTTGCAGAATCTTGCGGTGTATGCCTTGAGGGAGGACGTGACAGTGGTGGAAATGCAACCCTTGGAGGTCTATTCATGGGCAGCGACGATAAAATAAATGCGCGCGAGTCAGCCGCCCGAATGGGGGCAAAGCGCGTAACCTATACGCCGACTGTTGGACAGTGTGCGCCCGGCGCATTTGCCGTCAATAAAGCACAATGCGAAGTCATTAAAAAACGCTTAGAATGCGAAAAGAAACAGAATTTTGAAGTTCCTGGCTGCAGCCAATGCTACCAAGACGAGCGGTTTTATTTCTTGGATGAACTCGCTGAGTTTGATCAACCCCATCTTGCTCTTGTGGGGCAAGGGAAACTAACGGTATCTTACATTGATACCACTGGAAAACTTACAACTCTTCAAAAGGATCTTTCAACCAATCCTACGACCTTAGTTGTACCTAAATTCAACGAAGGGGATATACTTGAACTACAAATCAGTCCAGCCGATGCTAAAGTGGCTGGATACTTGGTTGGAAATACGGCGACTGGAGAGTTTACAATGGATATTATTCGTTTGGTTCAGGTTGATTTGGAGTCAAATGCAAAACCTCGCATGAGCGGGTTTGATAGCATAAATGGTATTGATGTCACCGTAATTCGTCCCGCGGCTGGAAAAGCCTCTATGCGTCTACCAGTTCGTAACGTGTTTTCATTTATCGCACAAGATCAACCTGAAGCTGCTTCTTGTTCTGCAGCGCCTTTTATAAAGTCGTCTGCGAGCGCTGAATTCTTAAATAGCGGACCCTGCTATAAAAAGGGTCAGCAGCCTGGTCGTTATTCTCTGGAATGTCTGCAAGGGATTTTTACAAACGCGGGCTGTACTGTTGATGGGGAAGGATACCCGTCAAATGATGCAAAAGCAAAAGCGCTCATGCAAGGGGCGAGTGGAAGACAATTAACTGTCGCTCAAATCGCTGGAAAAGTATATGAAGCTAATCAAGCTGCATTTTCTGGACAACGAGGGGGGAAGAAAATGACGCTTCCTGAATGGGACGAAGTTTCACGATTCTGCACTGGAAAACAATTAAACAACCCATGTGACATGGACGACAAGGTCTCTGGACCATTGAGTGCAGACTGTTTGTCCTACTTGTGGCAAAACACGGGGGCAATAGATAAAAAGCCTGGTGCACTTGGTCCCACCTATTCCAATTCTTCAAAACCCACAAGTTTGAGAGGAAAAGATACAAGGTTCTGCACAGAAAATGGCACAATGGCGCCTATAGATGCAAAAGGACAATACAATCAAACTGCGATAGCTGCAGCGCACAAGGCGGGTGGTGTTGACGCTGTCAAAGCCCTCTACAATCAAATTCACGCGCTCGCAAACGACAATGGGCAGCCTGATGCAAAACGCGCAGCTGCCATTGAACAGTGTTATGGAATTGGGCTTGAACCCCTTCCTGATGCGACGATTCCTGGTTCTGCAAATATAACTAAAGATACTACGAGCGTATTGGATTCCAGACCCGGTCGTACGAAATCAGCCTTGCAGCGTTTTAATTATACGCCGATGGATTGGTCTAGATTTTCCAAACCTGTTGTAGTCCTAGGACCTTATGGCATGCGTCCATGGTCTCAATGGTCTGAGTGGGCAACTCCAAACTTTCCAAATGATGGTACTGTAAAATGGATTTGGAATTCTCCAAGAGCAGTATTTGACGAACCCAGCTGGAATTATTTTCGTTTTTTCTACAGATATACTAATCCAACTAGTTCGCCAATACAAGCAAGGCTATCAACTTTAATTGACAATACAGGGTTGCTATATGTAAATGATAATTTAATAGGGAATGCAACTTCTAGTTTAATGCACTGGCAAATTACATTACCTCCAGGAGAAAGTAAAATTGAAATTAATGCTGCAAATCGCGGCGGACCCGCTGGAATAGCTGCAATTTGCAAACACGGGTCAAATACCCTATTTGTATCAGATGGTACATGGACAATGGCTAATTAGATGGCGCTTATAATTCTATAGACAAAATAGTTTCTATTTCCACTATAGGATGTTTCGTGCACTTGCTACACTACAAAAAGAGGGTAGGGTGAATGAGGGGTTTGCTTCTATGGATCAAGCAGCCTATGTTGCAAGACAAACTGCAACATTTAATCAACAGTATCCCAATATGTTTTTAACCGGATTGCCGACTTCAGATACTACGTCTCCACAACGTAGACTAGCATCTGCTGGCGGCGCATTGCAAACATGGGATCCTGATACCCGACAATCAACACTTCGTGATATTGATATTGCACAATATGCGACCTCTGTTGATTTAAATTTGGATTTACAAGCGGAAAGTGAAAGGTGTAAAACCGCGACGCTGGATTCATTACTGAATACACAGGATCCCAATAAAAAACTCCGCTGTGGTTGGATTTATAAGAAGGGTACGCGTGGCGACCGCCCTGCAACCTCCGAAGGGGCTCTTGGAACACGTGAAAAACCCGCTGGATTTATGAAAGCTCCCGATGGCACTTGGTACTGGAATTTGGATGAGGCTAAAAAGCGTGTTCTAGGCGACAAGTGTGAAGCCATGACAAGCTGTAAAGACGTGGGATCCGCTGCATTTCAAGGATGTGCATTCAGTAAAACGCGCGGAATCGGCGTGCCCGTTGATTCCCAGGGAAATGTATTGTATCCTAGAGATCCCAGATATTCTGCACCCCAATCTAGTCTAGTTACAAATCCAGCAAGCTGTCCTGCTCCGCCGGCTGTAGGAAGCCCCCAATATCAGCTGCAGCGCAGCCGCGATGTTTGCACACCCATGCCCGATGGAAAACTATCAAGAGACTGCATGCTGCAACAAATTACAGCTGCTGGGTGCAAAATGGATGGAAGTCTTTACAATGCACTCGTATCCCAAGCGCTTCCTTCTAATTATGCAGCGGGTTTACAGTCACTTACAAGCTTTCAAAAATACCAACAGCTTGCTGCAAAACCTATTCTGGATTCCGTCATCCGCGACGGATCCACCACAGTTCAAACTGCACTGGGTACATTTCGCTCTCTTGCAGATGAATCTGCCAAGGTTGGGACAACTGCGGTGAATTTTGCGGCGCGCGATCTATGTTTAAAACGCGGGGTCATGGATGAATATGACTTCTGTGACGATTTAAATACAAATAGCGTTGCGCCGTTTGCTCTAGAATGTTTGCAGAAAGCCTTCTTACGAGCTGGAGGACAACAAAGTGGATCCATGTATCCAAGCGCTGCAAATCATGCAGATTGGAATGGTTTGGGAAGATGGCAAGCCGTTTTGGATAAAATACAAACTCTTAAAAGCCAAACCATGAATAAAAATGAGGGAATTCAGCGCGGAGCACTTCAATCCTTTATGGGTATTGCGCGCGAGCCCTATGCCACAAAACAAATTGGAAAAATTCAGGGTATTGAAGTCTTTTGGTTTAATCGTGGGTCTGGAACCTTTATTGGACGCAGAATACGGTCTGGCGCACAAGCAGACTTTCCTCGGTATTCAACCGGTGGCGAAGTTGAAGGAACCGGACTAAACGATTATGTAGAATATCTTGCTCTCACAAATTTAAGACCCCCTACAACCCAATCCATACGTATGCGTCTTGAAACGGATGATGGTGTCCTGTACACAATTAATAAAGAGGCTGACAGTCAATCTACACGCGGAAAGTATATGGACAGCGCAGACTCCTTTGGAGCCAACTGGGATCAAGGACCTACGCGTTACGATGCTAAAACATGCTGGTCTTTAAAGGCAAACGGTCCCAATTATATCAATGGATGGTGGCAAGAAACGGGCGGATATGCACATTCTCAAGTCTTTTACTCCCCATGCACATCAGTTACATGGCAACCTCTCCCAGCAGATTGGTTTAGCTTGACACAGGAGGTGGATGCACCAATGCTGAGTTGGCAAGCTACCGATTTCGGATTTATTGAACGTCGCATGCCAACCTACTTTGAATTAATACAAAGCGGGGCACAGGTAGTTAAAACCAACAGAAGCGATTTGCCATATTCATCCCTTTTACAGATTATACCCAAATCCGGATCTGCAGTTCTAAAAAAGACAATTGCATTGAATGCGTGGCGTACACTAACATTTTCTTTTATTCCTGGCTCCAATGCAACATCCAGCATTGTACTTTCTAATGGAAATACATTCACAGTGCGCATTCAAGGACAGGATGTCCAATTTGAATTCCGTTCTGCGACCCTGACTGCAACACATGTGGCTAGAAATGTACTTCTTCTAGATGGAAAAACTGCGCACTATGTGTATATAAATATGCGCAGCGACTTTGATGCGCAATTTCCCAATCGTCTAACCTTTGCGGTCGGATCTCACCAAGCATGGTTAAATGGGTCTATAAGTTTGGGCGTTCTTGGAAACAACGTGCAAAGTTTCACAACCGCTGGAAATCAACCCCTGTACAGTAAATCGGATTCTATGCAACTGATTTTGGGAGACAAGAATCGCATCATAACCGCGGCTATGCAAGTTGGATTTTTACGCCTATTTGATTACGAATTGGACAATCGCGATATTCTTCGCGATCTTAAAAACGATTGGCAGATGGCGTACTTTATGTAAGGTATGGTCATATATAGAATATATAGAATATAGAACAAACTATACTTTGTTTTATATTTTTGGATATCTATGGGGCAACTAGAATTAGTTTACATGAGACGAATTTCTGCTTTTCCAGTTGCTGGATTGACGATGATTTCGCCAAATGGTTCCTTTTCCAAATTCTGAGGAATAACGTCATCTACGTCTGGGTTTGATTTTCTATAAATTAGTCGTTGCCCTGTTTGAGGATTTTCTACAACCAAGTAACGAAGCTTGTTAATCAAAACCACCTTTACAACTTCCTTGGGAGCTTCTGGAGCAACAGTTGCAGCCGCGGCGGCTTCTTGAGGCTCTTCCCGTATACGAACCATTTGTTCAGTCCGTGTAACATCTTCGCTCAAACGAGGATCATACAAGAAATCATCCGCTCCGCCTTCCAGCACATAGCAGCGAATATCCTTCTCATTTTCAGCTTGATTGAGTTGGCAATCTACCGCCCCCGCCTTTACCCAGCGCAATACGTCGCTGCTTACTTTTTCCTTCATATTTGCAACTTTTTGAAGATACTGATCTGATGTCTCGCGCTCATCGTGATTTAAAATTGTTTGATCTACAATCGTATCTTGTCCAAATACAGATAAATAAGTATACACTTCTACATTACGTTCGTCTAGTGGGAGATCTTGGTGACTGCAAATACGTACCGCGCGACCCTTTACTTGATCTGTACGCACCTTATTCCAGTAGGGCTCCATGATATGAACTGTTCTTACATTTCGCAAAGAAAGACCCTCGGCGCCAGCACCGGTGATCATAAATACACGACACATTTCACCCTTGCGATTATCAGTGTCAATAAGCAGTTTACCATCGGCAAATTTGCTTTGACGTAAAATGTCTGTAATTTTAGGAGGCAGTTTTCCAAGACGGTTGTTGAAAATATTGATTAAAATTTGACGTGCACGAATACGCTGATCTCCACTATACGTTATATACCGCGGCTGTTCAGGGTGTTCTAAGAAGGATTTAATGGTGTCAGGATGTAAACCAGGATCCATCTCATTTTCATCTAGCTGAATTTTATGATACCCGTTGGCTTCCAAAACCATTCCAAAAATGCCAATACCCTCTAATGTCTTGAATGCACTATACACAAGGCTTGTGCCAGGGCTGGCTACTATTCGTTCTAGAATAGCTGCAAATTTAGGGGAATATGTTGTAAGCCGCTCATTTTCAGGGGCGGCTGGATCATTTTTAAAAATGAGCTCCTTTTTTGCATTTAAAGCTGCGATGGCTTCGCTTTTTCGCACTTCATACGATTTAATTTGTTGGACTGCAGCAAGTGCTTCAGCCTTGTTTGCGCGTTTAATAGTTGCTGGTTTAGGGACAGTAGCTTCTACAGCGGCTTCAATCGCAGCCGCATCACCATCCTCTGCATCTTCTATTTCTGCGACTTGTTCGGCTTGTTCGTCCTCTTCTACTTGCGCAACCGTTTGTTCAGTAATATCCTGTCCATCAGCTGCAAGCGTCGTCTCTACTTTCGCCATAGCCTTTTCCAGATCCTTCTTTGTTAATGGGAATGGACGCTCAATATCAATAGGGAACACAAAATTACACGACGCACGACTGCGGAAACGATAACTAGAGGCTGCTTTTTCATCCAGATTATATGCATCTTTCAGTGTTGTTTGCTTAGATTTCTTTAACTCGGTGCTGATTTCACCCATACGATTTTTGGTATATTCAGCTAATTGCAGTTTACTCATTTGGCACAAAACAATATCGTCTTTAATAACCTCTGGCATAAGTTCTTTTTTAGAACCTTTATAATACGATACAAGACCTGCAATTCTCTTCACAAATACATCCTTATTTTTTACAGCGAGGGATTTATCATCTATAAACATGTCCGAGAATTGTGGCTCTGTAGGAGGCAAAATGGGTAAGGCTTCATATACGGGTTCGCCAAGTGTATGGATTCCAATTGCTGCAAACTCGCGTTTTAATTGCTCAAAGAGTTCTTGAATAGTTTCTGGTTTTGTTGCATACGAGGTTTGCATAACACCTTTAAATGTACCTGTATCCTTTCCAAACACTTTTACGTATCCTTCTTCTAAAATTGTGCAAAAAAGGATACTCTTTCCACTTGAAAGTTTAGTATCATAAAAGTTGGCGCGAGGATTCTTTTCAAGAATTGCATTTACCTGTGCACGTTTATCGTCACTATTCACGTCCAGCGTAACTGTGAAACTGTTCATATATCCATGTAAAATATTGGCTAAAATACCAAACTCAACGGGCTTGTTTACAATTGGCGTACCTGATAGCGCTACAATTTTGGTATTTTTTGCGCCCACAAGAAGGCGGTAAAACATATACGCACGTTCATAGGTTTGATCGCCTTTGAGTTTTGGCTCCCAACGGTCAACGCCAACCGGTTCGTAACTTGCGGCTTTTCGTTTTCGTGATGCAGCAAGCAGCGCACCTGTTTTGCCTCGTGCTTTAGCCTCCTGATTTACAAGATATTTCTCCAATTTACCTGCCATCAAACGAGTTAAATTGTGTACTTCGTCAATAATGATAACTGCATTGTCAAATTCAGCTAACTTTTGTGGATTTGTAACGATACTTTTTAGATCTTCTGTTGTAAACCCAGTGTATCCAATAAATTTAATTCGTTCATGAATTTGGGAACGAATTTGTTCACGAATAGCCGTCTGAGCCCAAGGCGGCAGTTTGTCAAAATAGGATGGATTAGCTTTTAAAGCGTCCATATTTTCTTCTGCTTCCAAGTCGGGAACCCATAGCACACGCTGTTCTTCAGGTTTTGTGAGGACGCGCTTCATATAATCAAGACCAATACCCATGACAGACCGAGCATACGTATAGGTTACATCTACCATAGTTTTAACAGGGAAGGGAATCCAAATATTTTCCAGCCTATAATGTTTGAAACCACAAAACATAAGTTGATCAATAAAGTTTTCCTTTAGAGCTTTTGGTGTCATTACTATAATTTTCTTGTCGCTTTGACTATACAGGGCTTCTGCAGCTGCAATTGATGTGCATGTTTTCCCTGAACCAAGCCCGTGATACACAAGCACGCCCCTGTATGGACTTGCTTGACGCATGTAATCGCGAACAAACTGTTGGTATTTGTAGGTTTGAAGAGAAGAGGCTGATTTACATGCATTTGGATTAATTTCATCCCTAAGTTGGACCGGGAGTTGATAAGGAAGAAATTCAGTTGATATAAATTTATAAAATCCTTTGCGATCTTCCGGAACATATGGTTTTACGCCATCATCCTTATATGGATTTTCTTTTAATTTTGCAGTAAGATCGGCTTGATAAATTCTGAGTTCACCATCAACGGCTGCAAACTCTTTTGTTTTTTTAGGCTTATCTGTTACAGCGGCTATTGGGGTTTCTGGTACAATGACATCTTCTTTTATGGGCTGCGGCTGTGGTTTTGGTTCTAATCGGGGTTTTGGGACTGGTTTGGGTGCGGGTGCAGCGACAGGGGCTGGCGCGGGGGCTGGAGCGGGGGCTGGCGGTTTAGGTTTTTGTTCAAAAAATGTGGGTCCAGCCTCTTCTCCTTTGAATTCTTGCTGCACAACAGCAGTCATATCCTGTTGAAGTTCAGCTGGATTTGGATCTGGACCCTTTTTAAGATCCACTTTAATTTGGACTTTGCGAGGTTTGAATCCTGCTGGTTTCTTTCCCTCCATCTATATAAGCTAAAGATTGTTTCCTTCTTTATCTATCGCACATTGGTATCACGTTTTTCTAGTACTTCAAGTGCTAGTCTTGATGCTTCTTGTTCAGCCACCTTTTTATTTCTTGCAGTATAGGTTGCAACAATTCCTCCATCAATATCAAGTACACCCATTGTAAAGATCCTATCATGTGGAGGACCTTCCACATGCACCTCCTTATAACGAGGGGGCTGATGCCAACGGCTTTGATAGAATCGCAGAAGCTGATCTTTAAAGTTATTATCCTCGGTGATAAGTCCAGCAAAATCAATATATTTTTCCATAATCCGAATAAACCAGCGCTGGCATGCTTCAAATCCTCTTCCACCTTGACCTTCGTGGAAATAGAGGGCTCCAATCCATGCTTCAAGCATAGATCCCAGCATACGCAGATTGTTACGACCATTACAGACTTCTTCAACATGCCGACTAATAATCATCCATGGACTCAGACCCATTTTTCTTGCAAGTTCTCCAAGCGTTTTGTTATTTACAATGCGAGTTTTTAGTTTTGTCATAAATCCCTCTCCTTCACCAGGATACCGATCAAATACATAGAGGGCTACAATATTTCCTAGAATTGAATCGCCGACAAACTCAAATTCTTCATTATCCGCTTGTTTTAGATCCATACATCCCTCGGGTCTGGGGGCTATTTCCATAGATTCATTGGATTGTGCAGCTTGTTCTGCCCAAAGTTCTGGACGACTTACGTACGATTTGTGTACACAGGCTTGTTGAAAGATGGATGGATTGTGCAGCTTTCCACGCCATCCATACGCACGCAAGATGCGCTCAGTCACATCTTGCGTGATATCCTTATTTGTACTATTCCAGGGATTGAAGATTTTTGAAGCATCTACGGTGGACGGTTGCATCCTTGTACCTATTCCAGCGGGTCACACTTGGACCAATTTTTCTAGCCCCGAAGTCATGTTTCAGTATTTGTTAGCGTTTTATCTCTATATCTTTTACAAGTTTCATATAGAATGGCGGATCAAGTAGCAACGGCTGCTGATGGCACTATCACTCAACAAAACAATTTGAATACAGAGGCTTTAAGTGAGCCTGATGCTCAAACTCTAAATCTAAATCAAACTGCTCCAGCGGCTCCAGCGGCTCCAGCGGCTCCAGCGGCTCACAAGGGCAGACCAGCATATAGAGATGTTGGAAAACAGAGGGCTGCGGCTGCATTACAAGCACGGGTACAAGAACAAATGCCACCAGAATATAATGCAGTAAAAGCTGCAGAAGATCGTCGTCAAGAAGCAATCTCACCCTCAAGACCATTAGTAATAAATAGATTTGCAAATACGCGGCGTAATCTAAATAGTATCAGGTTACCTCCACCCCCTCCACCCGCATCTGTTGCAAATAACGCTAGAAGTGTGAATACAACAGAACGTATGGCAGAAGGTGCAAATCAACTTGAAAATGCTGAAAACTCATCAGCAACTGAGGAAAATATTACAAATCAAAATAATGCACTTTCACACGAGGATGAAGAGAAATCCATTGAAGAGCCTGGACCCGTCCTTGTAACAGGTCAAGGAGATCCTTCGCTTCCCCATATTTTAAAGATTGGTCAAGGATCTTTTTCCGAATATATTACTCTTAAACAAATCCCCATTGGAACTGCAGGTGATTTTAACGCTCTTCAAACTGGAAGCAAACACGCTGAATTACGACAAAAATATGGTGTTCAAACTGACGATCAAATAGGCGCAATGCAGCGCGCATTCGGTGTCAAACATCAGCATCAAACACCACCCATTATTGCATATATAGAAAAGGGCTGTGTTCCTAAAGGGTTTGATACTGTGCGCACTGCTTTGGAAACAAGACTTGATACATTAGATACAAATATTGACCTTATAAGAAATAGCATGGCATCCAGCCCTATGTTGCAACGTCAGAGATGGATACGAGACATTTTAGAAAAAACTAAAGACCTCACTGAAACATGCGATGATGTAAATTCTACAAAGTCTTCTGAACCAAAACCTATAGCCTCAAGCGGATGCCCTTGCTTGGATGAATTGAGCCTCTTACGTAATTTAACATATATCATTAGTTTTCTAACGGGTACAACAAACCCAGAAGTGAAGCAGCAATTAGAGCAAATTACACTTCAGCGCATGCTCAAGGCTGTTCAAAATGGAAATACGACTCAAGCATCCAAAATTCTTCAAGATATCATAAATGTCCTAGAGAGTTACATCAAAAATCCTGTACAAAAAAATATACCAGTTGAGGATACTCGTATACAAGCAATCCTGAAACCCGTATATACTACATTAAGAAAAATACGCGAAAAACCAAATGCTATTCAGTCCGCCCCTGAAGTTATTACTGTAGACACTGTTATGCAAGAATTAAACAAAGTGGTAGGTATATTAGAAGAAACACGGAAAAAAGGATCTGAATGTGAAAATCTTGAAAAACGTATTCATGAACTTGAGGAAGAGTTGGAAACCGAACGAAAAAAAAGTGTGACGGCTGCTGAAACCGCTGATGGATCTCAGGAACAGATACTTGCATTGCAAGAAGGGTTGGAAACATTTGCCAAAACACTAGAAACAACAAAAACACAACTTGCCCAGACACAGGGAGAATTAGATTCTGCTCGTGAAGAACTTAAGACTAAAGTGGGTGAAATGGCTGCAGAAGTATCTAGATTGACGGAAATTATAAGGGGGCATGAACAAACAATTCAAGAAAAAGAGAATAGTATTCATGAACTTGAGGCTGATGCAGAAGACACAAAGGGGCAAACCGAGTCTTTAAAAGAAATTATTACAAATCTCACAAGGCAAAAAGAGGAACTTGTATCTATACATGCGGCAGATGTTGCGTCTGTTCAAAAGCAGATAGATGAAAAGGAAGCGGAAATAGGTGGCTTGCGCGAACAATTGGCGGCGGTTGCGGCTGATGCGGCTGAAAAAACCGGGCAATCAGAAGTTGTCGCGGGACATTTACAAACACTAACAGAGTCATTAAAAAGATCTGAAGAAGAAGCAAATGGATTACGAGAAGAAAAAAAGGCTTTGGAGGATGCTGTTACGATGTTAAAATCCATGATTAAGGACTTGAATCTTCGTTTACAGGGGCGGATTGCGGCGGGTGAAGCTGCATTACGCGCATCTCAAATGCGCGAGGAACATGGCGAAGAACGGATTGCAGAGCTTGAAAAAACAATATCTGAATTACGAGGCGACTTACAGACTAAAGAGGATGAAAAGGCGGCGGCTGATACTCAACTTGTAGAACTTCGTATGCGTATAGAGGAAAACGGGTCTGAACTTGCTGGGTTGAAGGATCAAATTGCACAGCTTACCGCTGAAAAGGTACAAATTGCTGAAAATCTAGATGCTGAAAAACAAAAAAGCGCTGAATTTGAAACTGCAAAAGCTAAATGCGAAGAAGAAAAGGCTGAGCTACAAAAAGAACTTGGCGAGCAACAAACGATTGCTGGAAATTTACGTGCAGAATTAGCAACAGCAACTGCTGATGGTCAGAGTAGTAAATCAGATAAGGAGGTTTTGGAGAAGGAGTTAGCAACAGCTATGGCAAAAATTGCGTCTTTAGAAGCGTCTCTAGAGCAAGTTACATCTCATTCTGCGGCTGCTCAAATTCAAGTAGATGAAGCTCACAAGGCGCAACTTGCGGCGCTTGAAACAGAATTGAACACTGCAAAAGCTGAAGTAGAACGCATTAAACATATTGCTGAAGAGGAGCGACAAGCCTTAATTCGCGCACAAGAAGAAGAAATTGCTGGAAAAAAGGCGGAAATAGAATCTCTTGAAACAAGGCTTCAATCTGCAATTGAAACTGCCGCTGAAAAGGGCACATTGGAAGCGCAACTTACAACTAAAACGGCTGAATTAGAAGCCGCAAATGCTGCGCTGGCTGAATTGCGAGACGAGTTGTCGAGCAGACCCACGCAAGCAAATATAGATTCCAGAAATGCAAGACTTGCTGAAAAAGATGCTTTGCTACAAGAAAAGGAAACTAAAATAAAAGATTTGGAGGGTAAACTTGCAGAGATAAATGAAAAACATACAACGTTAAGCGGCGAATTTGATGCCATGAGTGGCGAAAAGGATACATTACTATCTGGATTGGCAGCCGCAGAAGAGGAGGCTGCTGCGAAAGATGCTAGGCTCGCAGAACTTCAAGGGGAATTAGATCATGCGAAATCAGTTATTGATGCTCAAGCAGATGCACTAGCAGCAGCACAAGGATCCAGTGGTGTGACAAAAGAGCGTCTGAATACCTTGATGGGCTATCTTTTAATTAATCCTGAATTACAACAAAAAGCGCAGGAATTTTTGAATGGGGATGATTCTGCAATTGGTCCTATACAACGAGATCTATGTGAACTCTATGAATATTTAGGAAGCGTTCTCAATCTTCAAATCAGAAAAATAGACAGTTCTGGACTTCCAAAAGAAGCCAAACAGGATATATTTAGTATCTTCAAATCTATACCTGCATATGATGAATATAAACTGTTGTCCGAATTAAACACGGTTTTCCAAGAACTTTTTGTGCAAATTGCACAAACAAGCACAATACCAAATGATTTAATGTTGAAAAAAGAATACCCCGAGCTCACCAAAACTCTCGGAGGATATGCACTTGAAGGTGGAAAACCCCTGAAAATAGAGGGTCGTGACTTAGATAAACTTATTATTGAATTAAATACATTTGGGTATTTGAGCAGTGTATCCATAGAACCTCGCCCTGGATCCTTTTTCATCCTTAAGAAAAAAGGGTTTACAATTTCTCAAGAATTTGCAACAAACAATCAGACCCATATGACGCCGCTCGTAATCCTAGGAATTAAAATGATACAGTTGATGGCAAAACTATTACGAGTCAAATATCAAGATTTGGCTACCCGCTGTGGCGCCGCTATTGGTGTAGACGTAGAATCTAGAGAGAGTTCCCCCGCGCCCTCTCTTGATATAAATGATCCGGTTGCAGCTGCAAAGCGGGAATTTGACATGTCAGTAAAGCAATTAACATCAAATCTCTTAATACAACATATTAATAAATATTCAAACCTATTAATTGACCCTAACAGCCTGAAGGTGGATCAATTGAAACATTTTCCTAAGCGTCTTGCATATGCAGTTCTCTTGAGTAATTACGCACACCATTTAGTACAAACTAAACCTACATTATCTCTTGCAAGAATGATTGAAAGCCGCGCAGATGTCTTGGACGGTGCAATCAAGTCGCATGAAAGTAAACCCGAATATACTGAAATAGTTAGCAGAGCACGCGGAGATGCAGCAGCCTAATTTTGATTTTTGGCGCCGTGTCAAATACAGTTTTTACGCAACCCTGATTTTCATTTTGATAACAAACCCGATACTCTATCAATTTACGGAATTAGTGTTTCAAATAAAAAATCCTGCTCTACAATACTTCTTTCATGTCTTTCTCTTTTTTATTGTAAGTTTAGCAGTTATGATGTTTCCGAGGGATTAATTGGCGGCGGTTAATTTTGTATCTACACAATATCCTATATTTTGTAGATACAGAGGATGTATATTCCAAAAATTATTCATCAACTGTGGATTGGCAATAAGCCCGCTCCAATTAATCTAATGAATACATGGAAAGATAAACATCCAGAGTTTGAATATATACACTGGAATGAAGCTGAAATTCTAAAAAGGGGTATTGTATTTGAATGTCAGGATAAAATTAATGAAATTGAGGAAATTAATGGCAAGGCGGATATCATGCGATGGGAACTTTTATATAGATATGGTGGTATTTTTATTGACGCCGATTCTATTTGTATTGAGCCACTTGACACCTTATTAGATTTAAATAAATCATTTGCTGGATATGAAAATGAACGTGTGAGGGCGGCTGGTTGGTCCCAACTTGCTGAAGTTTTAGGACCTACAAGACCATTGATTGCAACTGGAACAATGGCATTTCCACCGAATCATGGAATTCCTAAACTCGCCATTGAATGGATAAAACAAAATCATGTATCCAAAGAAAAATCAGGATGGCGTGCATGGGTCACCGTTGGTCCTGGAATGTTGACAAGGTTGTTTTTTTCAAAACCATGGAGCGACATGACTATATTACCAAGTTACACATTTCTTCCAATTCATCACACAGGGTTGAGATATGAAGGACATGGAAAAGTCTATGCATTTCAAGAATGGGGGTCAACTAATAACTCTTATGATTCCATGAACTCTTCTGCTTTACCGCCATCGGTATTACCGCCAACAGAGGCAGTGTCTATTCTGATTTCAAGCTACAATACAAATTGTCAATATATTGTACAGTGTTTAAATTCAATTAAAAATCAAATAGGTCATTACCATATGGAGATTGTATGGATAAACGATGGTTCGGATGCATTAAATACAACCTTATTAAAACGCGCATTGGATTATTTTACCAGTACAACACGATTTGTAACGGTTATATACCATGAAAATGAGACAAATATGGGAATAGGGGCGACCTTGGCAAAAGGAATACATTTGTGTACGCACGATATTATTCTAAAAATGGATAGTGATGATATTATGAAAGAGGATAGAGTCAAAACACAGCTGGAATTTATGAAAGCTAATCCACATGTACATATTTGTGGAGGACAAATTGGAATGTTTAGAGACTCTCCAAATGCAATTGTAAATACAACAAGTCATAAATCATTAAGATGGGATGAATATAAAAAACAACCATCGCACTGGTTTATTAATCATCCAACTGTATGTTACAGAAAACAGTCTGTACTTGATGCTGGAAATTACAATAAGGATTTTCGCGAAATGGCGGAGGATTTTGATTTGGAGTTAAGAATGCTTAAAACACATAAATATATTCATAATTTAGACCAAATTTTGGTGTATTACAGACTACATCAAAATCAAGTTACTGCAAAAGGAAATAAGGATCCTCAATACTGGAATACAAAACGTACAGATATTATCAATAGACTAATCAATGAATAATCAAATTACATATTCGCCTCAAATACGGCATGCATTGTTTCCATTATATTCTCTGAAGATTCGGCTTGATACCCGAGGTTTGGAACATGTATAAACCATTTTGATAATACGCTTTCCTCAGTTACACGTGTATCGCTATTGTAGGATTCTTCCGTTTGTGTTTTAAAGTATTCAAGTAAGGTTGGTGCAAATTCCTTTGTAATCATATATCCAGCTGCAACTTGAGCATGTTCGGGTTTTACCAGAAACTTATGTTCTGTTTCTGTTGAAGTAAGAGCATCGTGTGTAAACTGAACCAAGTCAAAATCCACTTTAACAAAAAATACTCTTGCAATATAAATCCAAAACTTTACTCTATCCACTGGACTAAAGTCGTCTTCAAAAATACAGCATACCGGATGACCAGATTCTATAAATGCTTCCAATACTTTAATGTGACTTTGTATTTTAAGATATGCATTGTCTTCACTGCAAACAGCCTCTATACGCTCAATCTTATTCTCCGGGACACATTCTTTTAACCAGCCCTTCATATGTTCCTTACGATCAGCTCGTTGTTCAGAATTAATGAAATAAATTTTATCAATGCGAACCATGATTTTGCAATCTACTCATACTGTCCAATTCCTATTTTGTAGAAAATCGCACATATAGTTACACCATATAGTTTACAACAGATTTTTCAATATCACTATATGATTCTAGTTGATATCCGAGTCTTGGATAATATACATACCATTTATAATATGGCATTAAGTTATCCCAATATGCATCTAAGCAATAGTCTCCATTCCTCAACCCATATTTGTTATAATGATCAATTAATTTTAACATACCTTCTTTAAAATTTTCAATAAGTTTAGGAGCAAATTCACGAGTAATTAAATATCCAGATGAAGTTTGTGCATGAGATGGCTTTACTAAAAAGTCATGGCTAGAATCTGTGGATCTTAGTTTATTATAAGAAAGCTGAATTATATTAAAATCAACATTATTTTCAAAAATTTTTAAAATTGATGACCAATATGTATTTTTATCTATGGGATTATAATCATCTTCAAAAATACAACAAACTAAATGTTCGGAATTTAAGAATCGTTCTAATGTTTTAATATGACTTTGGATACATCCAATTTCACCCCTTTCTTTATTATATACTGCAATAATGCGCTCAATTTTATCCTTAGGAACACCTGATTCATGTAACCACGATTCCATGTGTTCTTTGCGATCTGTCCGATGTTCTAAATTGATATAATATATTATATCTATACAGTTCATATAATTAATTTACTAATATTTTTTCTTTAAATAGACTACACGATACTGATTCTCAAATGCAGCTTTTTCAGCCTCCTGATGACATACAGTCTCCGGCTTTCCAGTTGCTTTTAAGGTTGCATACACTGCAGCCCCTAACCACATAGCTGCTTCTCCCAAGCTGGGGTCTAAACCCGGAAGGGGCTTCCAAGTATACCATTCGCCCCCGCTTTGTGCAATCCATTCTTGATTCATTCAGTTTTCTCTATTTGTATTTGACGACAAGCTTTACATCTTTTCTTCAAGTAGACTAGATATGAAGCCCTCTCTCATTGCACTTCTTGGACTGACTGCTTTTATTATTGGTCTTCTGGCAATTACATACCTTGGCTTAGCATACGAAGGATTTGCCGATAAGCCAATTGGTACGACAAATTCCCGCGGAACGTTTACCATGTATTACGCCGATTGGTGCCCCCATTGCAAAACTGCTAAACCCATGTTTGTGGACTTTATGGGATCTGGTGTCATCCAAGTAAACGGTCAGGATATAAAGGTGAAGATGGTTGAGGAAAAACAGGTACAAAAGGGCGTTGATCCTGAAGTAAAAGGGTACCCTTCTTTCCTGTATTCTGACGCCGCTGGAAAAGTGGTTGAATATAACGGTCCTCGCTCTCCCGATGGATTTATGAAATTCCTTGAAACACAAATTCTTTCTTAGATTGTATTAGGATATGGAAGATTTTTCTCAACAATTGGATGAAATAGAGTCTATTCCATCCAAAAGAATAAAAAAGCCATCTGGTCATGTGGCTGCTGGGAAAAAGTGGGATACATCTGAAAAGGGGCGTATATGGAAAGAACAGACTATTCGGGCAAAACATGAATTACGCGATATTATTAAACAACGAACAGGATTGGATACGTTTGCAAATCAGCGCATGACTTTAAAATACGCTGGATTTATTCGTGATGGAAAGAAGGCGGATGCTAAACGTATTATAGAACAGGTTATAGAGAGCGCAAAATTATACAATAAAAAGGGTACACGAAAAATACAGCGAGGAACGCTCCAGCGGAATCAACAGCGGCGAAATAAAACAGAGAGGCGGAATATAACACAATCTTCAAACAACAGGATGCGAGCACTAAATTCAGAGGAGGGGTTTAAAGAAAATCCAGCTGAATTTCCAGCGAATGCAAATTTCCAGCGAGTCCAACCTCCTAGAACATCTCCACCTTCCCCTCCTACTTTTCAACCAATCCAATATCAATCACAAAATTCAGCTGATTTTTTAAATGATGAAATTCAGCTCCCAGACTTTCTAGACTAAGATACACTATGTCGCCGCTTTACAAACGGGGACTGCTGTGCAGTTCTAAAAAATGCTTTTGTAGCCTTATACCCTATGTCTACAAGAGTCTCACGTTCCTGTACAGATGCTTCAAAATGTAACGATGAAAATTCAGCACATGGTAAAATAATTGTACGACACCTATGATGATCAAGTAACATTTGATAGGATGGTCTATAATATCCAGAAGTAACAGCCCCAATAAATTCAGGTAATTCATGTATTTGTAGGGGGATTTTACTATGTTCAAACACAATCCCCAGCGTTTCGCGCGCGTCTTGTTCTGTTAAATAGTGTATTGGATAATTGTCAAATACGCCGCCATCTACCAGATATGTATTTGTATCTGGATGTTTCAAAGGAATAAAATAGATGGGAATACACATAGAAGCGCGCAAAGCAAATACAATAGGAATTGTAGGTGTAGTATTTGCTGAAAATTCAACAGGTTTCAGAAACTGAATATCAGATGCCCAAAGACGAAGACCTTTTGTACGCCCTGACGCATTTAAATCTTGAAAGGTTGCATTTGGTTGAAACCCCTTATGATGCAATATTTTATGAATAAGCCGTTCCAAGTTTTCACCAGAATCAATGCCAAATGTTTCTAGAATTTGAAATGGATTCTCCGATTCTACAGAACGAACATTTCCAAAATTATATTCAAAGCAAAACCGTTCCAAAACGGACATTTTGTACCCCAAAGCTAGCATAAGCGCTACAAGACCTCCTGCAGAAACTCCACAAAATTCATGCACGTGCTCTAAAAACTGCATTTCATTCAATGCGCGCAATACGCCAACATAACTTACAACACGAATCCCGCCACCTGAAAATAAAAGGCGGCGCGGTGGAATATAAGGGGGAATGCGCATATCTGTCGTGATACCGAAAGATCAGATTAAGTAGGAGTTTTATGGCAGGTATTGGACCAAGATCAGATATCCCCGTTTTGCCGCCAAACACGCTGTTTGATAAACGAAGAGAGCGCGATGGAGCTCGTCTCAAAGCATACAACAAAATCTTAGAACAAATTTATTCGCGGATTAAAACATCAAGTCGTGAAGGAGGCGATCCATGGATACTTTATAACTGTCCTCCATTTGTTCTTGGATTACCAAAAATAGATTTAGAAGACTGTATAGTATATTTAGTATATATGTTACGAACTCAAGGATACGAGGTTCGGTATACCTATCCGAATCTCTTATACATTAGTTGGAAACATCACGAAAAAGACTATATCCTTAAAGGGTCTCCTATCATGCAAAGCATGTTGGCTTCTCAAAATACAAAGCCAAAGAATGAATTAAGAGGACAAAGTGCTACAAGAGTGCGTTTTGCAGACCAGATTATGAGTTCATACTCACCGCAACAGGGGACTCAATTTGGTTCTGTACCACAACGTCCGACTACAATGGGACGTGCTCCTCCCAAACGGGTTGAGACATACGAGCCCCCTACTAGCTTCTTGGACGCTGTTGAAAAAGGTGCGGTTGCAGAACCCCGAAAAGAGGCTTTGAATGACTTTTTGAATTTTTAATATTAAATTAAGGAATGCAATAACGCCCATAAACGCTTTGCAACTGCTGGACCAAGGCGTCGCTCTCCAACCTTTATTTCTGCTAGAGCTTTTTCTTCCATACCTAAAAGTTTCTGCCAAGACCCAGTTGCTTCCCAAATTGCGGTTGCAGATTTAGCACTTACTCCAGGACATCCTTGGAGAGATCCACATGCAAACGCCTTAGGATCATCCTTATTCGCCTTTTTTGTTGTATGCATAACATCAGTATAACTAAGCTGCTCGCCTTCAAAGACTTTAGGATCTTCTGCAATCTGAGACGCGAGAAGTCTAAGAGCTTCAGCCGTATCCTCAAGCGACTTTGTATAAAGTACAGCTACACCATATCGTAAGACAAGTCTGTTTACCAGTTTTTGAAGTGCAGGGCGCTCTAGGGAGCGGCGGCGCCCATCCAATCCGCCCTCTAAAACATAAAGGGCTTTTGCCTTGTGTTCTGCGCAATACGCAAGAAGGCGTGTACGTTGTTCTCTGTAACGACCGTCTAAGAAAGAGGCTTCAAAGTCAGCTGTTGTTTTTCTTTCAATTACAAGAACTGGTGTTTCTTCTGATTGAGTTCGTTGTTTAATCCAACAATCGCCAACTGGGAGTTGTTGCGTGGGCGTTTCTGGAAAAAGCCCAATAAGTCCGTGTTCGCGTGTATCCAACACAATAGACATACTGTGTTGATTATACCTGGTTTGGTTTAGGTTCTTATTCAATGACGGCGACTCTTGTGACCCTGTTTGCGACTCGCCTTGCGACTTCCCTTGCGATGACGACGGCGACCTCCTGCCATGTTTTCGCCTTGTAATTTGGTACTTGCATTTTCCTGCGGAGGCTCTTCTACAACAACATTTTTTAGGCGATTTACATTAATGGCTGCATTATTGCGACGAGATTTATTGCGATTGTTACCATTGTTACCATTGTTACGTCCAGGGGTCCCGGGGTCACTTCCATTTGTATTCACACGTTGTGTTGTGCCCATTTCAACATTATTGTTCGCTCTGTTTGTGCGTGGAGCCATTGCACTCACGTTCATTCTATTTCCAGCCTCGCCCGCTTCAACATTTTTGTTTACTCCATTCATGCGTGGAGCCGCAGCCGTCCCAACCGTTGCATTTGCTTTGCTTCCAGACGCACCCATTTCTTCTACTTGTACTGACGAATTACTCTCAGGAGAACTAAAAAATCCTCCCATCGGGACACTCTATTTAGATATATGAATTATCCCCATTGTTGCCATTGCATCTTGGGACCAAAAATTCCTTCTAAATTAGGATTATAGTTGCTATAGGACTGGCGTTTTGCACCTTGGCTCTCACCAGCCCCATAAGGAGCCAGCCCCACATTAATTTCAGAAGCGGCTCCTGGAACAACAAGCATTTGGCTTGGTTCTACCATAGGATTTAATGCATTGTTTTCATTACCCCCGCGTTGCACTTCATCTTCATATACAATTTTAGGATTCTTCTCCATTGTCTCATACACTTCATAGACATTATTCGCCTTTTTAGCTACACTCGCAACAAGACCCTTTTCTCCGTAAATTCTTTCAATTAGTTTCTTAACAGATCCTTCGTCTACCGCTTTTAGATCTGCAGTTGCAACTGGTTGATATGCTTTCAAAGCATCCTCCTCCGCTTGGTCGGCGGCGTTATCCGGAGGCAAGACTTTCATAGACTCAATATCTTCAAATGTCTCTTTTGCAAATGGCGCAGCTAATCCAGTCTTGTCTTTTACAAAGAGGCTCTGTTGGGCTTGGAAAAGACTGCTGCTGGGGGGCAGCTGAGACCAATCAAATGGAAACCGACGGCGCGCCATGTTGATAGCCTCCTTTGTTGGATCGTATCCACCCTCATTTTGAAACACAAAATCTTGTTCAAAATCACCATATTTATCTTCATTTGTTACGTAGGGTTTTGTTTGGTTGCTCGTGTCCAATACAGTGCGACAGTTTCTATCTTGAAACCCGTCACGATTATAATAGCGACCGCCCAGATAAAAAAAGATATATCCTAAGAATACAATCACCGCAAGCATTACAGCGAAATCCATGTCTTGCGACTCTCTGTTTGGGAAATGGAATTTCACAGATGATAATAGGATGCGCGGAGGTGCAACAAAAACGAGAAAAGCAGCTAAAGCAGCCAAGAAAAATAGCCCTCCCCGAAGCACGATGGGAAGACTCTTGCCGCCGATAGATATCAAGGAAGACTCTCAATTACGTGAGTTGGAGAAAAGAATCAAAGAGGGACCCTTGACTCTTGTGCTCGTCTATGCAGACTGGTGCGGTCATTGCCAGAAATTCAAGCCCACCATGGAACAACTAGAAAATATCCCTGAACGAAGCATTCAAACAGCTCGTATCCGGGACGATATGTTTCCTAAATCCCCCATTTCTTCTGCAAAGATTGAAGGATACCCAACATTAATGCTTGTAGATAAATCCGGAAACGTAGAAAGTTTCAAAACAGAAGACGGACAAGTTACAAATGCAATTCCAGACCATACAAATGTTCAAAAAATGACAGCGCTCGTTCGTACAGCAGGACGCAAAGAAGGGCTAAATGCATTAGAAGAGAGCAAAGAACCCGCTACAATTTCGGTTCAGCCACCCTCTATTAGCAATTTATCCAATGCAACTGTGAATCCCAGCATTGCAACACCCGAAATTCCTAAAAATATACTCGCCGACCGTTTATCAGAGTCTAGTGTTCAAAAGCTAAATGCAAACCTTGTAAGGTCTTCCAATAGTTTGTTGAAGGAGGCAACTGCCCCTATGAAAGGGGGGGCGCAAACTGGTGGAAGCCTCTGGTCTCAACTCATGGTTGCATCCGGTCGTTTAGCACCCGCCGCCGCCCTTTTTATGGGGGCTGAAGCCTACAGACAAAAGCGTAAGAGTCGTCGCAGCCGCCGACGCAGTAGCAAGTCTAAACGTCGTGCGATGACACGTAGACGTTAAATTTAAAGGATGTTTAACCTGGTGATCAAAAAATTGAGACCTATTTTTTAATCTGTTGATCAAAAAATTGATTGCGGTGCTTAGAGCTCTTGAATGTACTCCTACTAGCATATAGCGTAAATGCCTGTCCACTTTCATATCTTGGACGTTTTCGCTCGTGATGAGAAAATCGTAAGCGAAAACGAAGAGGAAGTCCTGGTTCAGTATTCCTCCAATTCTGAAAACTCTGATGATGAAGAGTTTCAGAGGGGGCGCAAGGGATATAGTGGTGCTGGAACTCCTGCCCAAACCTTCAAAGGCGATCACACTGGAAAATCCATTGTAGTACATCTCTTTGGAAAGACCGCTGAAGGATACAATATTCGTGCAGATGTTAAAGGGTTCAAACCCTTCTTCTACATTCGGGCTCCAGAAGGAGGTCCTACAACTCAAACTCGGGCGGTAAATGCTGTACGCGAATATCTGCGCAGACATATTAATCCTACTGCTGTCTTTAAGAGCATTGAAATTGAGAAATGCAATCGCAAAGAACTATTTGGATTTACACAAAATCGTGCCGTCCCTATGATTAAACTGACAATGCCTTCAATCGCAGTCTTTCGCGATGTCAAGAACTGTTTCTGCAATGGTGCCTGGGAACCTGAACTCAAGAAACTCATGGGCAGAGACGATCTTCTCGGCGAGCCCTTTCCCAAAGGCGCGCCTATGGTCTATGAAGCCAATCTGGATCCCATGCTTCGGTTTCTGCATCTTCGGAATTTGAGCCCCTGCAATTGGGCAACTCTGACCGAGGTAGAGCCAGATGAACTTGACACGGATGGCGTTTCAATCGTTGAATGCGAGTGGACCGAGATTGACCCCTGCAAGACACCCCCTGCTGCAACTGCACCCTTTACGATCGCGTCTTGGGATATTGAGTGTATGAGCACTTCTGGAGCCTTTCCTATGGCTACTAAAGGTGATCCCATCATTCAGATCGGCGTAATCTTGTCAAGCCTAGGATCCACCGCGCCTCCAGAGAAACACATCTTCACTCTTGGAACTTGCGATCAAATTCCTGAAGGGCGCGTCTATGCATTCCCTGACGAAAAGAAACTCCTGACTGCATGGTTTCGTTGGCTGAATGAAAAAGACATTGATATCTTCATTGGATACAACATCTTTGGTTTTGATGAAAAATATGTTTGGGAGCGGTGCGAGCAACTTGGTCTTGCGACCCGCGATGACAGAGGAAACGGTATGGCGATTCTTGATGAACTGCGCCAATTGAACCGTCTGAGCGAAGTGGGCGGAGAAATGTCTCTGGAGACCAAACGTCTCAGCAGTTCTGCAATGGGAGATAACTTCCTCTATCTCTGGACAACTGCTGGGCGTCTCCGCGTAGATCTCTATCATTACATCAAACGCGGGTATCCCCTGCCCTCCTACAAACTAGATGATACCTCGCGCAACTTTCTCGGCGAGTCCGTCAAGAAGATTAATGAAAAAGTGGATGCATGGGAGCTCACCATTGGCTCTACAACCAAACAGGACGTGGCTAAAGGGCGCAGTGTAGTGCTTCTGAACGCCGGTGGCGACACACTGTGCGAAAAGCTTGATGTTCTAGAGTATGAACCTGGGCGACTTATTGTAAGCCTTCCAGTGGATGTCCTAGCAGATGAGGTCGCAAAATGGGCGGTTGTAAAGGATGATTTGAGTCCGAAAGAAATGTTCAAAATGCAAGGTCAGGGACCATCTGAACGAGCCATCATTGCACGCTATTGCGTTCAGGATTGTCAACTCGTCCTTGACCTCTTCAAGAAGCTAGACGTATTTAACAATGCAATGTCCATGGCAAACGTTTGCTCCGTGCCCGTAGGCTACATCTTTCTACGGGGACAGGGTGTCAAAATTGAATCGTTGATGTTCAAATATTGCCATGAATCCGAACAGTGTATCATGGTCCTACCCGCTGCGAGGGGCGATGCAGAAACCTACGAAGGTGCGATTGTGTTGGATCCTAAACCTGGGTTCTACACGACCCCCGTAGGTGTAGCAGACTTTGCATCTCTGTATCCGAGTACCATCATCTCCGAAAATATCAGTCACGATACGCTCGTGTGGGTAAAGGATTATAATGACGCAGGAGAGCTCATCGCATTTCAATGGGGTAGTGACGCTTATGACAATGTTCCTGGCGTGCGCTACACAGACATTGAGTACGATAATATGATTGATGATCCTGAAGACATGCGAAAGATGAAGCGGAAAATCAAAGCGGGCACTCGTGTCTGCCGATATGCACAGGACGTAATTGGAACTATTCCTAAGATTGTGGCTGGACTACTCGCGGCTCGTAAGGCGAAACGTAAGGAGGGAGAGAAAGAGACCGACCCGTTCCGCAAAGCCCTACTGGATTCGGAACAGCTGGCGTATAAACTCACGGCTAACTCTCTTTATGGTCAGTTGGGCTCTGGTACATTCAAAGTTCGCCTCAAGCCTCTAGCTGCATCCGTGACTGCATATGGTCGTAAACAGATTATGTTTGCCAAGGCGGCAATTGAGGATCGCTATGGTGCAAACGCGGGTCATCCTCACTGCTGTGCCACTGCTGAAACTGTTTATGGTGATAGTGTGAAAGGTGATACTCCAATCTTTATTAGAAAAAATAAAGGAAATCCTGAAATTGTAAGAATGGATGAACTTGTTAAAAATAATTCATGGAATATTTGGCATGAAACAAAAGAGGCTGTTGAACTTTCAAATATTGAAATTTGGACTGAAAAGGGGTGGACGCACGTAGATCGTATTATTCGTCATCGTCTAGCGCCTTCAAAGAAAATGTTTCGTATTCTAACACATACTGGTGTAGTGGATTGCACAGAAGATCATAGTCTAGTAGATAAACATGGAAATGAGCTAAAACCTGGAGATGTAGGTGTAGGACATGAACTACTCCATAACGATATGTTCCATAAAGAATTCAAAACTGAAGAATGTAATATTTCATCAGAGGAAGCATGGGCTATGGGGCTCTTTCTTGCAGATGGTTCATCTGATGGTTATCAAGTGACTGGTGGTATTAAATATACATGGGCTATTAATAAAGCAAATAAAGAACTACTTGAAAAAGCATCCAAATATCTTCCATTTGAGACGAAAATTCTAGATACCCTAGAAAGTTCTGGAGTATATAAACTTATTCCAGTGGGAAATCTAAAAGATCCTGCGCTAAAGTATCGTTCTATGTTCTACAATGATGCGCGTGAAAAACGAGTTCCATCTTCTATTCTAAATGCACCCACCCCTATTGTAGAATCATTTATGAAAGGATTCTATGCAGGTGATGGCGATAAAGTGGGGCAGCTGAGTGGAAACTATCGTTGGGATCAAAAGGGAAAAGAGGTGTGCGCGGGTCTTGCAATTCTAGCACAGAGACTAGGATATTCAATTAGTGTGAATGATCGTGCAACTAAACCAGATGTATTCCGCATCACATGCACCAAATCATATCAACGTAAAAATACGATTGTAATCAAAAAAATGTACGAAATTGATACACATGACATTGAATATGTATACGATCTTCAAACAGAAAATCATCACTTTGCAGTCGGACCTGGTAATCTAGTCGTTCATAACACAGACTCTCTCTTCATCAACTTCAATCCTCGTAATCCTGATACGGGTAAACCACTAGAAGGGACTGAAGCAGTGAAAAAGACTATTGAATTAACCGAAGAAGCTGGTAAATTTGTCAGTAAAATGCTAAAAGCCCCTCATGACTTTGAGTTTGACAAGGTGTATTGGCCATTCATCATCTTTAGCAAAAAGCGTTACGTGGGCTATAAATATGAAGATGCAGATAGCCACGTGCTCTGGTTTATGGGCGTGGCGCTCAAACGACGAGATTACGCTGCAATTGTAAAACGTATTTATTCCGGTGCACTCAATATTCTTCTGAATGAACGCGATGTGCCCAAAGCGGCTAAATATGTACAAGATGCGGCTGTAGAATTGGTAGATGGCAAATATGGACTGCAGCCTCTGACCATCAGTAAAAGCCTCCGTGCGGAATATGCAGATCCTTCACGCATTGCTCATAAAGCGCTTGCAGACCGTATTGCAAAGCGCGATCCTGGAAATGCCCCCGCATCTGGCGACCGCATTCCATTCGTCTACGTCCAAGCTCCAACTGGTCAAGCGGCTCCGGAACTTCAAGGAGACCGTATTGAGACGCCCTCTTATATCAAAGAGAAAGGTCTCAAACCTGATTACATGTTCTACATTGATCACCAAATCGCCAACCCTGTATGCCAACTCTTTGGAATCGTAGTGGATCAAATCCCTGGATTTGATTCCTACAAGCCGCGAGGAGGGTGGAAGACAGACAATCCTGAAACGCTGATTACACAGCGCGAGACAGCAGCTTACGAGCTCCTGTTTCGTCCAGCTATTGATCGGAATAATATGGGTGCAAAACGCGCCTTTGCACAAATGTTTGGAGGATCGGTGGAAAGTCAACCTGGTGAACCTCCCGCAAAACGCGCCATGCGTTCGGCGGCGGCTGCTCCAGTGAGACGAGTTGTAAAGGAGTCTACACAAAGCACTCTAGACAGCATGTTCATGGCAACTATGCAACTTGGTGCGCTAAAATCAGCGGCTAAACAAAAAAAGGAAGCCGAAAAGTCTGATAAAGCGGCAAAAAAGAGTGATAAAAAGTAAGCTTAACGGCGATTGCTGCGACGACTGCGACGACTGCGGCGTGTTTTGTGGCGACGCGTTTTGAGAAGATGGCGTGAACCTGGTATTCTTGCCATTCCTGGACGAACGTGTAGCGGCATTGGTGATACAGATTGTACATTTTTATTAGTTACAGATCTTGCAACGCCTTGTATTGGTTGAAATGTTGCACTTTGAGGGCGTACATTCCGAGTATTTTTTTCAATAGATGCAATCGCTGCACGCGGCATATTTAACGCAGCAGCTTCAAGTCCAATATATTGAGACGCATTTGTTGAACTTGATGCGTGTACCGGACTAGGAGAGCGCGATGCGCGCTTTACTGGTGTTATAGGTCTTCTCTGTGGTCCGTTCATCCTCTCTATCTATAGGGTGCATAAACCATTGCTAAAAGTAGAAAGAAGAGACGATGGGAAACTCGCTATCGGGATTTCAAGATTCGCCGCTTCAACCAAATAAACCACCAATTTGCTGTAGTTCTGGGGCGGCGGCTCTTTTCAGAGCAGAGCATATTGACAATTACAGAATGATAGTTGAACAATCGCCGATTAATGCTCGTGCACGCGCGGGACATGACTATCTTCCATCTCTTGTTTCAGTTTCCAAAGAGATCCCTAGAATAGACCCTAATGAACCATGGCCTGGCGGACAAGTTGTTTGGATGGATCCGACGGCTGACGCTGGATTACCACACACGCGGGCTCCAGATTTAATTTGTATTTCAAGGGATTTTCCTTCTGCAGATTTGCAATCAACGATACTACATGAGCGGGTACATGTGAGCCAGCGATTACATCCAACTGCATGGAAAGACATATTTGAGCCTTGGAGCTTTAAAATCTGGAATGGATCATTACCTTCTGAAATTGAATCCAAACGCAGAATTAACCCTGATTTACTTGGCGTACCCCTATATATATGGAAAGATACATGGGTTCCATTAGCTCTATTCAAATCTTCAAATCAACCTAGATTAACAGAGATTGATCTTGTTTGGTGGGATGCTAAATCACGAACCCTGCTGCGGCAACCACCACCTAGCTGGACTGCATTCTTTGGGTCTATACCTGCAGGAGAACACCCCTATGAAATCATAGCATACCTGGTAGCAGCAAACCCAAAAGAAAATAGCGCGTATAATACGATTAAATCCCGACTGATGCAGCTTCCAAAAAACTCGGTTTGACGATATAATACTAGGAGGTTGTAATAGATTAGGGGGCTTTAAAACGATGGACCTTATTCCCAAAATATGGGGAGATTTAAAAAAATTGGGGTTTGAAGGTTCTATATCTAGTTTTGATGAATTATGTAAATGGATAAAAAAGATGAACTTAATCTATTCTCCGCCCAAATTAAGTATCATTAATAATAGATATGCTGTAAATGGATACGAATATAAAAATATAAAACATTTTATGCCAGGTAGCTTTGGGGATATTTATAGTGCATTACAAGTAAAGAATGGTATTGAAACCACTGTATTCTTAAAACGGACACCACAATTTCCACGTACACTTATTTTAGAAGCGTTTCTTCAGCAAATATCACGGTCTGTTTTAGAACAGTATGGATTTGTACAAGCTGTTCCAGAAATTCTTGATTTGGTTATGCACCCAAGAGATGGCGTCATGTGTGCAATAGAATGTATTCCTAATTCATATTTATTATCAGAATATCTTGAAGTTTATGCAGATGATGAATATTCAAAAGTAGAATCCGAACATATAATTATTGAGATTATTGCACAGGTTGCAACCTATATTGCAATTCTAGAATCTACTTTGCGGCTTAATCATCGCGACTTGAAGGGAAATAATATTCTTATGATTGCACCAACGCAAGAATGGAAACAGACTGTAAATATAAAGAAAAAAAAATGGGAAATTAATAGTAAACGCAAAGTTATTATTATTGACTTTGGGCAATCCTGTATTGGTGATTCTAATAAGGATGTAATCGTAAGTGCGGATCCATCTATAATGATGAAAAATACAGACTTTTGCCCCAAAGAAGGTCGTGATATGTTTTTATTATTGGCGCATTTGTGGAATAATCCATCCATAAGAAAACTGCTTAGCCCTAAAGCGGATGCACTATTTGATAAATGGCTCCGCGACAAGACAAAAAAGGCGTGGGCAAAAGATATCGCATCTATCCCTTTAAAGTCACTAGTAGAAAATTTTGAAAGAATATGCGAGTTTGTAAATAAAAAAGCATTTCATTCAGACCCCTGTAACCCTATTTCTGTTTTGGAAGACATAAGTAAAGCATACCCTGACATAGTATCTTTTTCTGGACACAGTGTAGAAAGCAATGCTAAAAGATGACGACGTGCAACTTAGCGACTTACTTCTTGTTGGAGGAGCATTTTGATGCAGTTTGGACCATTTTTACAGCGGTGTTTCCAGCTAAGTATGGTGAAGAATTTTTTGATGCATGGACTGGACGAAATCCAAATCTAAGTTACGGCGTTTTTGATACGTCAAATACTCTTAGAGGATTTATCATAACGAACCAGAAAGATACAAGAACGCAACATATTGAGTTCTTGGGTGTTGATCCTACTTGTCAAAAGGGTGGTATTGGAACCATCCTTTTAACACGTGTGCTGGATATATGTCTACGGCGCCATCAGCGCATTACCTTGATTCCAATTGATGACCTGCGCGTTATAAATTGGTATAAGAAACAGGGGTTTATTGCTGTTGGACATCCTGTCTTATCTCCATATACTGGAGATTTAGAACAACTTATGGAATATAAATCTACGCATACTCCTCAATCAGGTCAGACTCTGCAAAACGAAATCGCGGGATTCCCGAATCTTGCTCAGCCTTTTGCCCGACCGCTAGATATACAACAGGTTGTAGAGTTTCAGGAAGCTCAAGAATCTTTGAAACTTCTGATGGCATAAATCCCTCCATAGGGCATGATGCAATTTTGAGTTCTGCAGCCGCAGCTAAGCCAAACCCAAGCGCAATATACGCCTGACGAGTAGCCCATGCAGCCTTGTCTGGAATTCCTTGAAGAAATCCCATAAGAAGTCCTCGCATAGATTCAGCACCCGTAATTTTTAGAAATTCTTCGGCGCGGGCATCAACATCTTTCCGTGCGCAAAAAATAAAAAGTGTATCACATTCCGTCACTTGCGCTTGATTGAAACTGACAGACTTGAGCTTTTCCTTGAGAGACTGACTACGAACCGCTAGAACCTTGTACGGCTGCAGACCAAAAGAACTCGGTGCATTCACAATTGCCTTGCGAATTCCATCAATGTTTAGATCGCCAGTTGTCGGCGCAAAGTGTTTCTCAGCCCGCCGCCATTCAAGATTTTCTAGAAAGGATTCTTTATTTCCCATTTTAATTTAAAATAGGGAATAACCTTTAGGTAGATGAATACCCCTTATAGAGTTTTTATATAATTCCCCCAGACTTTCATAGCTTCTCGCATACCCTCGTTTTGATACTTGTGATATTTGGCTCTATAATACATTGTAGTCGCAACTTGATGCCTATATGGTTTTGGTTTTCCTTTCAAACGTTGTATGCTTTCTCTAGCCTTTTTAGCTGTTCCATACCCAATCCCCTTTGTTCTCGGACGACCTCTTGGATTGTCATTAAAAAGTTGATGACCCTTTTTTTGGTATCGTTTGCGCGTTTGCATGTAGTGTTCCTACTTAGGATCTACTCTTCCATTGAGTATTGCACCCAGGAATATTACAAAGGTATAGAAATTTCATATTTGCAGCATCGTATTTCATATAAATGATATCGGACTTTACACCTGGCTGTGTGCGGCTCGGGCAGGTCTCATTGGGACATTTTAGAATAGTTGTATGCGGAAGACGCGGATCTGATTTCGTAAATTCATTCACAAATGTACGATGGGATTCGGTTGCATCATCTTGAATCACCATTTCCATCACAAGCCCGTCCTTCTCAGGAGTTTTATTTCCACAATTTTTACAGGCTCGCTCAAAATTTCCCGCAGTATACTTTGAACCATCGCCACTTGGGTCAGCCTCTGGGATAGGCACAAGCGGCATATAATAATTACATACACTGCACATATGATCAAATAGGGACATTGTAGTTTCTCTACTCTAGTTTACAGGTTTTCCCTCCTTCAATTTTACGACCCTATCCATGCAACGAGTATAGGAAATTGTGTCTGAAAGACTATAAGGTAAACCGACACAAGATACGGTGCCCTCCTCTAGTAAACGTTTTAATCGTAGTTCTAATCGGTCTATCGTGCCAGGAATTCGTTCTATCATTTCTTCTTTAAAAGGTTCCAGTTCATCTATAAATGTACTCTTTGCATAATATTGTTCAATAATTGAAAGAATATAACATATGCACTTAAATTCTACATATTTTGCATATGATGTGTGTGTTAATGTATTTGTGCTCGCAAATCCTGGTTCATGCTTAAGTGGATTTGTATCCATAAGACTTTGAAGTGTTACTAGAACAGTTGAAAGGCGCATTACACTTGACCATTTTTCACCAGTCCAGGTTCCCAAAATGCTCAAACAAACTTTTCCCTCTTTATACATATTTGGGTGAAAACGTGTACATCCATCACTTGTTATAAAGGTCACTTTTGGAGGATCAAACGGAAATGTGGATCCGATTTCAAAGTTATAAAGCATGGGACAATCTTCATAGGGAGTATCCTTCGGACCAAAAATGCAGGCTCTTCCTAAAAGTACATTGGAATCGTCAATTGCGTAAAATATACCCGAGTCTCTATATACACTTGTTTGCAATTCCTTTGCATCCGCCACCGCTCGCTTCACAGACATATGTTAGATTCTATACTCAGATTCTACTGCGCATTTAGACCCTTTTAGGATTTGTGAGGAGGATTAGACAAGGGATGGACGTGACCCGGTCATTAAAATTGACGGAACCGCCGAACCCGAATCAAAGTACCTCTATAAATATGGCGCAGGATCATTTCTTTGGTTCTGCTCTCCAGCAGTTTCTGGAAGAACGCCGTGTACAAAGCGGGCGTGGACAAGCCGCAAGCATGACGGGCATGGGTCAATACAAGGGGTCATGGAATATCGGCGATGCAGATTATCCTAAATTCCAAGAACTCATGCACGACTATCTCTTTGTACGAAAGTTGCGTCCGAATAACTTTGTAGAGCAGCGAAAATCAGATGGGGTGACCCCGCTGCTAGTAGATCTAGATTTCCGCTATTCAGGTGAAAAAAATCTTGAACGTGTCTTTGGAAATGATCATATTCTCATCTTTGTTAAAGATATCATTTCAGTTCTAAAAGAGTACTTTGAAGTCGGCGACAGACCCTTTCTTCGTTTCTTTGTGACTATGCGCCCCCAGCCCTATCAAGATCGTAAGGCGGCTCCTGGTGCAAAAAAAGAAATCAAAGATGGTGTGCATATTCTCTGTCCAGACTTTACAGTGAACGCTGAACATCATGGCTTTATTCGTCACATGCTTCTGGAACGTCAGGCTGTACGCAAAGCATTTGAAGACACAAATTATATCAATAAAGATGATGATGTATATGATAAAAGCCTTGTAAGTAAAAATGGTTGGTTCTTCTATGGCGAATCCAAGCCAGATATTCCCTCATACTCTCTGACAAATGTTATCCGGTACAACCCCAAATCTGGAAAAACGTCCTCAGAGTCGGTTGATACATATGATGATCTGGCGCTTCTAAAACTTATGAGCATTCGCTTCAATCTATCATCGCAGCTCATCCCGCAGGAGCGTCAAAAGGAGGCTATCGCGGAAACTGTCACAAAGATGAATGCGCCGCCCCTTATTGTGGCTCAACATCATCCATCTCCAATGCACGGTCCTATTGCAACTCCCGATGAAGCCGCTGCAATGCTACCTCTCATTATGGACAGTTTCAATATGATTGTAAGCACAGAAGATGAAATTGCACTTGCAAAAAGGCTTGCGATTGATTGCTTGAGTCAGGAAAGAGCGGATGGATACGATACGTGGATGAAAGTTGGATGGTGCCTTCGCAATATTGATTCTAGCGATGAAATGTTTGATATTTGGGTGAAATTTAGCCAAAAATCTCCAAAATACGATCCAACTGCACACGAGACTCTGCGCCGCGATTGGATTCGTGGGACTATGAAACGCGTCAATGGGTCTCCCAGTCTAAAAATGGGAAGTCTGAAAATGTGGGCGCGTGAAGACAATCCAATTAAATACAGCGAAATTATGGATGGGGATATTATCTCCTTCATCACAAAGGCTGGTCTAACCTTTAATGGGGGCACACATCATCACGTTGCAAAAATGGTCCACAAACTCTATTACGATGTATATAAATGTACTGTTGAAGGAAGAAGCACGGAATGGTATCACTTTAAAGATCATACCTGGAATCCTATGCCCCAGGGTCTGGTTGTGAAAACAACAATTACCGAAGAGGTTGCACGGAAAGTAGACTCTGCACGGTACAGTCTGAAAGTTCCTGAATCTAATGATCCTGAATACGAATCCAAAATGCAAAAATTCCAAGAAAGTATGAAAAAACTCTTGAAACTTCAGGAAAATCTATATAATGCAAACTTCAAAGACTCTGTAATGAAAGAGGCTGTGCAAATGTTCTATGATCCTGAATTCTATAAACGTATTAATCAAAACCCGTATTTGATTGGATGTGCAAATGGAATTCTGAATCTACGTGAACCCGTATTTGATGATAATGGTCAACCCCTGCGGTATAAAGCAACCCTTCATCCAGGTTCTGCATCAGATTATGTAACCCTAAAAGCTGGTATCACGCCCGATGGAAAAGAGCCGATTGACTATGCACCTTATGACCCAAGTGATCCTGTACAGAAAGAAATTATGGATTTCTTCAAGCAACTCTTTCCTGCAGATGACCTGCGCGAGTATGTATTGACTCTTGCAGCAGGATGTCTAGAAGGGTCCAACTTGGAACAGTGTTTCTATATCATGACGGGCAGTGGTGGTAACGGTAAATCTGCATTTGTTGAGCTTATGACAAATGTTCTGGGTCAATATGCAGGGTCTCTAGCTTCTACTGCATTGACGCGTAAACGCCCTGAATCTGGTGCTGCAAATCCAGATATTATGAGCATCAAAGGTTGCCGATTCGTAGAAATGAAAGAGCCCGATGAAGGAGAACCTCTGAACTCTGCACGGATGAAGCAGTTTAGCGGCGAAGATCTAGTGGAGGCGCGTGGGCTCTTTCGTGATCAAGAGCGGTTCAAGATTTCGGGTAAAATCTTTCTAGCATGCAATCGCATGCCTCCCATCCACAGTATGGATGGTGGCACTTGGCGACGTATCCGTGTGATTCCATTTGACAGTAAATTCCTGCCACATGGCGATCCCATGATTGATATTAGTCGTCACATGTACCCTCGCGATGATATGCTCAAAGAGCGCATGAAAGGATGGCGAGTCCCCTTCTTCTCTCTGCTTGTGCATTACTATGAAACCAAGTACTGTCCCAATGGAATCAAGAAGGTCCCTGCGGTAGTAATGCAAGCGTGTGAAAATTACAAGGGGAGCTTTGATACCTTTGGAAAATTCATCAAGGCTCGCGTGCGCCGTTGTGTTGGGTACGACGATCCCCCCCTCTTCAAACAGCTGTGGAATGCCTACAAACTCTGGCATCAAGACAATTCGGGCAAACGTCTTACTGAAAATGAGTTTCGTATTCGTCTGAATGAGACATATCAGGCTCCTGCAGACGGTAAAACGTATCTCCATCTTCAACTCTTTCAGAGTGACGAGGATGCTGAAGAATACGATAAAGAAATGGCGGAAGCGACGGAGAATTAAACGGGGGGTTGTGGGGGAGAATGTTCAAGGGCTGCTATTTCGTTTGGCGTTAAACTAGGGACACGTTTATTATTTTTATATTGTATATGATTGTTTTGTAATGGCGTAGGCAACATAACCTGGACATGCATGGGGGTGGGAGCAGGGGTAGAGGGTGGAGGTGGCGCTGGGGCAGTAGTTTGCTGCGGCTCCACAGGTTCTTCATTTTTATTCCAATCCATGCATATAAAAATAGGTAAAGATAATGGAAGCGTTGCAATACATAAAACAATCCCAAAACAATAAAGACACCCTCTTTTTTGATTTACCATATTCTTAATTAAAGAATGTAGTAAATATTTAGGCTATCTAGGCTATTTGAACAATTAGAGCATATACGCACATAGTTACAAGAAGCATTAATCCCATTGTAAATGTTCCAGCCTTCCAGCCTCCTCCAGGAGAAAACCAGCGAACAGATACAATTGTTACAATCATAAATAACCAACCAAACCAAAAAACCAAAAGTGTTAAATCTTGCAAATTAGGGATAAACGGTTTTTTATCCGGAACATTCATAACAGAATCCAGAAATCCCCTATCTGCAGCCTCCACGCGAGCTCTCAGTGCTTTAATTTCCGATACAAGGAAATCCTTTTTTTTGGAAAGCTCATTAATTTGTTCATTTGCAGAAGAGGAGGATGTACCTGCTAAGCTCGCCATAACAGACGTATTATTTCCAGCAAGAAGAAGACTATCGTATTGTGCTCGCAATCCTGCAAATGTATCTTTGAATTCACTCACCGATGGAGTAAATAAATTGTTTGCACGCACTGTATCGGTATTTGTTCTACACTGTGTTATATATGTGTTAAAATTCTGTGTTTCAGCTGTATTTAATAAACATTTTGCATTTCCAGCGTTTACGCCCACCATGCGGACCTCTCTCTTCAGATACAATAGAATCCTTACAAGCCAAAATTAGCTCCCAGTCCAGAAGCAACATTTGTAGCCCTGTTTGAAAATTGTATGGCTTGTGTTTTAGCGGATTCATATGCTGCAGCAGTTGATGCAGTTGCACTAGAAGCAAGCTCTTGAACAGATTCGCAAGTCGGAGGAGTTGGTGGTCCGCCCATGGATGCAAAACGACGACGATTGAAGAATCGTAAATCGCGGGATTTATCGTGATACTGATAACGTACAACAAAAGTTAAAAGGATGGCTACAAAAATAAGAAAACTAATCATAGAGAAAACAGACATGGGGACCATACCAATGCGCACCGCATAGAGCAATGGAGCAATTAATGTCAGCCCTATAAACATCATTTGCATAATAAACAGGGTATCCATCTTGTTTCCACTTGTCCATTCATTGATTTCAAATTGACGTTTTGCAATTTGACTATCATATGTTGCTGCATCTGCTTCAGCCTGAGCCTTTCCAAAAATAGCCTCTTGTGTGGCATCCAAATCCTTGTTACGAACATGATAGTATGTTATATTTTTAACAGTATTTCCAGCATTTTGTAAATCATTAAACACTTTTTGAAAATTGTCGGAGTGTTCCTTCGTCACCGTATTATAAAGCGAATTTCTCTGTTGCTGTATAAATGATGTCAATTTACTAGGATTATCTTTTAGGTTTGTCATTGCATTTGCAAGCTGAACATCTTGTAGGGATAAAACATCGCGGATATTTTGATCCATCGTACCTTCTCTATTTCTAGAATTCAAATTCGTCTGAACTCTAGAACCATTGACATTGAATACTATCCTTATGTGCGTGCAATATAAAATATCATTGCAATAGCTGTAATATTTAAAATACCATATAATGTCAATAGGTTTTGATTTGCACGGTTTTTTTCCGTAGTATATTCAACCATCCGTTTATGTAAATCAGCAGCCGCAGATTCGCGAGACAAAATATCTCGCTGTTCCAAAAGCTCATTGCGACGCTTTTCTAGATTTCCATTAATAGAATTGATTTCACTCTGCATCTTTTGCGTACTTGAATATCGTTGCTTTGCAATTCCATTCGTAATTTGTGTTAAAAGTGTCAACTTTTGATTTAACGCGCGAGCTAGATTTAGATTCTGGTCAACAGATGCAGAGGCTTGACCACGAATGCTTGTATTTGACACCGCTGTTAAAAAGCTATTTAATGCTGCAAAGTAGCGCTTTTCATAAAAACAATATTCTTTTTTTAGTATTTCTTGAACAGAGTTTTCTTTTGCAACATAGCTTTTGAGAGGGTCTTGTGATTCGGGAGAATCAAAGGGGGTGCTCTGGAAATTTTTTGCAGAGGGCAAATTTGGTAAACGACCTTGTGATACAAGTCTGGAAATATAATCCATTACCCATTTCTCTTCTGCAAGCCCATTTGGCATAGGCGGCATTCCATCGGGCAGAAATCCACTCGGAAATCGCGCATTTAATTCAGCTGGCGTCATTGCGGGAACAGATCCAGTGCCTCCACAAAATTGACTCATACTGTTAACTCCTAAATTACACCATTAAATTTATCTACCCATATCATTTGAGTGTTTGACCTAAAAATCCAGAATATGCTAATATACCAACAACTGCAAATACAAAAGTTGCCCCAGATGCTACGCTATAAAATCTTGAATCCGTAAAAAGAGAGAACACGCCGCCAGTATCATATACAGAACTTCCGTATGCATTTCCAATTGTCGGTGTAAAAAAATCACGAAGCATAAGACTACTTAGAAATAACAATAAAAGACCAAACCCAATAAGAACAGGTATACTATATGTATGAAGAGGCTTTGTAAACCCAACTTTGGCACTAAAGCCTTGATAGAAGGATGTGTCGTCCACTGGTTTGACTGCATTTTGCTGTCGGGCTTTTGCAGTTTCCAAATCAAGCCGAGTGTCTGCAAGTTCCTTTTCAAGCCTGGGTATATCTTGACGAAGTTCGCCAACCTGCTTTAATTTATTTTGTATGTCTGCATTTCCAGATAAATTTCCGAGCTGTTGCGCCATTCGTTTGTTCAAAGTAGAATATTGATTTACACCGGAAGTCAATCCTTGAAAAATAGTCTGGGCGGTCGCATAATCCGGGTCTGAAGCAGAATCTGCAACCGTTGATATTCCTGCACGACTTACATATCGCGACAATGCAGTGTTCATTTGAGACACCTTTGAGGTTATATCCGTATCAGTAAATTTTGCATCAAGCGCATCTTTTTCTTGCTGAGCTGTAGTCTTAAATTGTTCCCATGACGTCATGTCGCGTCTATCCTATTTGAGATAGAGGCATTCTTACGGAACACACACACGATATTCAATATATTCTCCTGAAGTAATTGAACCCCGTGTAATCTTTACAACATCAAGCGGAACAAGCCCAAGACAACGAGCCGCCATATCATTGTGAAAGCGAATCTTTGGCAGATCATCCAGCCCTTTCATATGCCATTGCTTTTTAAGTTCAGCGATCTCCTCTTTTGGAACAATTTCAAATTTGGGTTGAAGAATATGATCTAGAGGATTGGATACAAGGCGCTGAATAGAGAAGAATTGAATCCGTTTCTTTTCATTCAGCCATGCACTCAGCGCGGCTCTATCATACGGCGAATCCTTATCATCTACCGCTGTTTTTACTTCAGCAGGATTCATCATGTAAAGTACGACATATTCAACCTCATCAGATTTTTTAGCAGTGCCATACTTTTCTTCCAATGTAGCCATATAAGATCCATTGCCAGCAGATTGTTTAATATTGAATGCACTATATTCTACATATGCAACACGATTAGACCCATCTTTTGCTTTTAGAACCATGTTTAACGAAGATGGAATTACATTTGTTACAGTATTCATACTTTTATCATCATCGGGTCCAACTTTTGTAGTGGTAAATGCTTTTACAAAGAGCTTTCCTGCCTCAGGACCAATAAATTTACGAAAAGGGGCAGTTTCATAACCACGACGCTCAAGCAGATCCAAAATCGTAATACGAGATTGAATCAGAACGTATTCAAGGGATGTGCTTTCCATTCTAGTACCTATTTCTAGGTAGGAAACCTTAGGTCAATTTTTTGACCGTTGGAAGAAAAAGTGATCCCAATTTTTTGACCGGTTGGACCAATTGGATGAGGGCGACTAGCCTAACTTTACAACCTTTACAGGAGCAGTTGAGGACGCCATTTGTGGCTGTGGCTGTTCTTCACCGCCATCGTGTTGATACATTTGTTCATGCATTGGCATTTGCATTTGCGGAGATGCAGACCTTCTCTGGCGACGAAATCCGCCTCCTAGACTGGGTGGTCGTATAGACTGTGTTGCATCACCTGGCTGTGTCAATCCAATCTCCCTCAGTGCATCATCGTCGGTGCGCACTTGAATGATCGGGTTACCCTCTGCAGTTTCGGCTACAACCGCACCCTCAACATTTGCAACGGGCAATACTGTTGGTGCTCCATTTGTGGGAGCAATTTGTGCGACATTGAATGCTCTTGGAATTGGCGCAATAGATTCGGGAGCCAATTCAACTTGTTGCTGAAGTGTAGTAACCTGTCCTGGGATTGTTAAATTCGGGATAGGAGGCTGTGTGGGCTGCGTGGGCTGCGTGGGCTGCATAGATTGTCGCATAGATGTTGCAGCTTGAAATGTATTTATACTTTGTTCTTGCTCGGCTTGAAGAGTCGCCAGCTGTTTTGCAATTTCAGCCGATGTTGGTGCACGAACGATGTTTTTTGGTAATTCGGGAACACTGACTTCAGGAATTTGTATCATGGGAAGGGGTTTTGTAAATTCAGCTGGATTTATAATTGTATTCTTTTGTAATGTTTCAATACCCTTCAAGTGATGAGTATCACGACTTGTTAATATGCGTGGTGCCATATTCATAAAGCATTCCATTTCTTGAAAGAATAATTTTGTTGCATAAGGAATTTCAATCTTGCTGAATGATGTTGCGCTGCGGACCGATGGAGGAATTGGTTCAAATGTATCAGCTGTATCACCAGAATATTGTACAGGACCATCGCACAAAGGACATAGGTAAAAATTCTGAGACTCATTGTACAGGGGTATTGTGCCACAACCATTGCATACAATAAATTCTGATTTATCACTGCGCTCCATAAAACTTTCCTTTGCAAAATCTGCAATACCATGTGCAAAAATTGCATCACGGTCCATCTCGCCAATACGAAGTCCTCCTTCATTTCCGCGCCCACCAGTTGGTTGGCGTGTACGCTGCTCTTTGCGCCCTTTTCCGCGCGCATTCCATTTATCTTCCGTCATATGTTTCAGACGCATACTATACACGACCCCCATGTAAATGTCAGCTGTGATTTGTTCTCCAGTCATTCCATTGTACAACACCTGGTTGCATAACTTGTGCATTCCAAACCTCTCCTCCAAAATCTTTCCAAGTATCTCATGCGGCGAGCCATCATTCATAAAGGCGGTACAATCACCAATAGCGCCTAAATTAGCCGCCACATTTCCCATCATCATTTCTAAGATCTGACCAATTGTCATGCGCGATGGTATAGCTGTTGGATTCATAATCATATCTGGCACGATGCCATCGGCTGTGCGAGGCATGTCATGACCACGATACATTACATTAATTGTGCCCTTTTGACCATGTCGATTTGAAAATTTATCGCCCAGTTCAGGTACACGATCTTGTCCCACGCGCACCTTGACAATGCGTAGACCCAAATTATTTACAGTTACAACGACCTTTTCCACACGCCCCCGTGTCCAAACCTGTGGCGTCTTACTTGCACATTTTATTGCACCATGTTGATCCATCATATACGCGCCTACAATAACCGTATTTTGGTCCACATATTCCCCTACCCTGATCAAACCTGCTGCATCCAATTTACTATAATCATAATTGGGATTTACATTCATCCATGCAGGAATTTCTTTAGGATTTCCTATGCGTATTTGAGTCTGTGTATGCTCATCATTTTGTTCAAATATTTCATAAGAACGATAGTTAATACTTCTAAATTGTCCGCGCGCCAGAGCATCTGCATTTACAATAATACCGTCTTCTTGATTATATCCACCATACATGCCCATAGCTAAAATAATATTCTGCCCATATCCCATCTTGCCTTCACCAATATAATTCTGATAGAAGGTTCTACTCAAGGGCTCTTGCGCATAGCATAAAATATTTGCAGTATTATCAAACCGATTCTGAAAATTTGTCGCATATAAACTGAGTCCCTGTTTACTTTGACTTGCAGATAAATGGTTACGAGGACTCTGATTGTGATTGGGAAATGGAATCATATTTCCTAAAAGTCCCAGAATAGTGCTTGGATGTACCTCCATATGAGTTGTTTGTTTAATAACATGCTCTGGCACATTTGCAATCAATATTTCATTTTGTTCAAAGGGGTCTAGATATTCAATGAGAGCGAGCTTATCTTGATTTTGTTTAAAAAATTGAATATAATCTTCTAAACTTACATTCGCGCGATCCTTCAGTGGATCTAGAAATTCTCGTGAACTTATTGACGTAGATTCGCGCAGTGTTCCCACAACATAATCTCTCCATGTTTTACGATTAAACTGACCAGGAGATGGAAGTTTTCCTTGTTCATAACATATAATCAAAGGGCGAAGAGGTCGCCCATCATCCATATAAATAAACAGTTTATTTTCTGGAATATTTAGACCACTACTGCTCAATGGCGGCATGTATCCTGACCGTTTAAAATAGCGCAAAACCTCCGCTAGATCGCGCGCAGGTTCTGATTTCCCATCGGCGGACTGTTTAAGAACATAGCCAATAATTCCAGAATTGAGATATACAGGTACAGACCGTTTAATAGAATCTAAACTGATATCTGCGCAGCGTCCTACTCTTCCACGCGTATATAACCATTGCAGAAAATCTTTAATTGGAGATGTTGTGCTTATTGCAGTCATAATGGAGAGATTCTTAGTAATACCAATATGAGATCCACTTGGTGTCTCGCACGCGCAAAAATACCCATATTGACTTGGTCTGAGTTGACGAGGACCCTGTAATTTCATACCTGTATCAAAATTAAGAACAACACGACGGCAATGGCTCATAAAGTCTAAATAGCTTAGGCGACTCATTTCTTGCAATACACCGGATTCTTCGCGACTCGGACCAGTCTCCCACTTTCCTTTAAAGGCTCGCATAACAGCTTTTGTAATATGCCCCGTTAAAAACACGTGATTTTGTTGAGTCGGATCAAAAATAGTTTTAAATTTATCGTCTTTATACACAGTTTCATTGTACACAAACATTTCTGCGACAGTTTGTTTTACAAGTTTCACATAATCCTTGTAAATATATTGAAACATCATCTGGCATAAGAAACCGCTGGATAGAAGGCGTTGATTGCGTGTATCGTCGCGACTAGGAGGTTCATCTAACTTGGCAACTACGCGCAAGAGTTTACGCACACAATCGCCTAAAAATTTTACACGCGCTCCTGGGAGATCTTCCACATGAGAAAATAAATGCGTGTGTATTATATCAAGAACGTGGAATTCGCTAAACCCTTTTGTTAACGTTTTAATATATTGAATGGCTGAATACGAATCCAAGAATGGGCGAGCTGCATTAAGAGAGGGCAGTAACATATCTCCTAAAAGCTGGGCATCAGGACTTTTAAAATCTGGAAAGATTTGATGTAAAATATCACTATCACTTTGAATTCCCATCGCACGGAAAAGAACAAAGATTGGAATTGGTTTCATAACAAAGGGTATACTTACTTCCAATACGCTCGGCTTATAGATGGATTCTCGTCCAGATTGTTTTTCTTCTTTAGTTACAGGTCGTTTTATTTGTTCTCTTGTCCAGTAAAATGCAACGCGCTTAACCTCTCTTGACTTTGGATTCAAACAACTTATATCTGCATAATATTCTACTGCTGGGTCGGCTTTTTGTTCTTTGATCCATAAGGTATTAAATGCACCTTCCTGACGAGTTACAAGAACCTTTTCAGATCCGTCTACAATAAAATATCCTCCTTGATCTTGCGGGCATTCGCCCATTTGTTGAAGGAGTGCAGACGACTTCCCTTTCAGCATACAGTATGAACTATGCAACATAAGAGGGAATTTACATAGGAGCATATTCGGTACATCAACTGTTTCCGTGATTTCGTCACCTTGTGGGTTTTCAGCAGAAGGCGGTATCTTACGGATAATCACAACATGTATATTTGCATGAATTTCAACTGAATATGTTAAATTGCGAAGGCGTGCTTCATTTGGATATAAAAGGCGCACATCTTGTCCCTGATTTAGATTGACGGTGGGGGTTCCTACAAAGATTTCACTTCCATCCTTACCTCCAACATATATTTCACACGTATACTTGTACCCCTTTACTTTTCTTTGCATGTCTGCTTTTTCGTTTTTCATAACAATCAATGGATTTTGAGCCGCAATTATATTAGGTAAGTCCATATACAAGAACTGGTCATAGCTTTCAGTTTGATGTTTTGTAAGAGGATTATAGATTGTTGTAAAATAGGTGTGAATAAGTTTTCGTGCAAGTGTGCGGGCTTGGTCGCCATTCATAGGTTGTTCATATGCATCTGGTTGAATTGTAACAGGTTGAAC